ATCACTTTGCAGGCAAACTGTGTGACAAGTGATATCACTTTGCAGGCAAACTGTGTGACAAGTGATATCACTTTGCAGGCAAACTGTGTGACAAGTGATATCACTTTGCAGGCAAACTGTGTGACAACCGATATCGCTTTGCACATCACACTTATGCCCGAATGCGGCTCACGCGTTTCACGAGGATGAGCCGATAACTTTTGTGCTTGACAACTGATATCAGTTTGTGTTACGCTCTGATTGTGAAGATTAGCATGACATCCCGAGAGTTCCAAGACCTTCGGCAGCCGTGCGTTTACGTGCTGTGGCGTGATGACATCCTAGGTGATGAAGTCCTTTATGTTGGCGCGACCGCACACGGGTACAGCCGATTGTTCGTTAAGAACACAGGCGCAGATGGTCCTAACAGAGGTCTTGCGTTTGACCATTGCACCAGAGTTACGGTGGAGTTTTTCTCATCGCGCAACGAGGCATTAGAGGAAGAAAAACAATTGATACACACACATCATCCAAAATACAATTGTCGATGCGTGTTGTGCGACGGTCAATGGAACAAGTCGACCGTGACAGGCAAACCAATGTGGTACTACAAGCCATGAAGCGATTCATCACCCAATTAGACGAGGTCACGCTGTCGCGCCTGCAAGCATGCGCATCAGCCACCAGCACGAGCGTCGCGCAGGTCATCCGCTTGTGCATTGAGCGTCGACTGCCTATAATCGAGGCAGCAATCAAGGAACAACAGGAGAGACCATGCGAAAGTGCAAAATTTGCCAAGTAGAATTAACTAAAGAAAACTCATGCCCCAGTTACGTTCGCTATAAGAATGGCGGAACATGCCACACCTGTGATCGGAAAATCGCTAAATCACGGCGTGTTCAAGACCCTTTAACTTTTATTATGTATAGGGCACGAGGCAACGCAAAGATCAGAGACATCGAGTTCGATATCACTGAGGCCGACCTTCCCACGATTCCAGAGTTTTGCCCGGTGTTCCCGTGGATTAAAATAGTATATCAAGTCGGCGAGGGTAAGTGTGATGGCAGCCTATCACTAGATCGCATCGACTCATCAAAGGGCTATATAAAAGGGAATCTCCGATTTGTTTCTAGCAAGGCTAACAGTCTGAAAAGCGACATGAGCGACGCGCAGTTAATCGCGCTGGGAACTGATGCAGAGAAAAGGATTCGAGCGGGACTGCCGCACATCGGGGATAAATCATGTCAATCGTAATCGGTCTCGCCTTGTTCTACATAATCGTGATGGGCTGCATATTCGTGCCCCGACGACGCAAGGACTAGTACCAACGTACCATTGACTCTACCGTGCGGACATGAGAGGATGGATACATGGAAACCACACTATCACCGACACTGCAAGCACTGCTCGACGCAGAGCATGCACTCAAGAGCCAGTTTCCCCGCGCGGACTCATGGGCCAAGCGACCAGAGAGCAACTCACGCAAGTTCGCGAATCATCCAATCTGGCAGCTAATCAACAACCGTGATGGCGCGCGTCGCCTTGCGCTGCATCGCATTTATCGTGGCGATGCACCCGCACCGAGGTTCTAAAACCAAAGTACTATTGACCTGAAAACGATGTGATGGTATCATCTTAACAGTGAGGAAAACAAAATGCGAGTCAGAGTAAACAGCATCTACCGCTTCAACCCGGGTTTCATGGACCGTAACAGCGGCATCGAGGTGGGTACTCTGGTTCGCGTTATTAATCTTCACGGCTGCCCACCAGCGAACATGATGGGACAGTGCTACGTTGTCGACGTGGACAATGCGAAGGGCGATACCAGCAACTTCGAGATGGTCGACACGCGCAGTTTGGAGGCGCGGTCATGAACTTCTTCAAAGTTCTTTTCACAGTTATTTTCTTCTCAATTATGTGGGCCACCTTTGGCTTCAGCATGGCTTGTACCGTCACCGTGATACAATTCATAGCAGGCTTTATCTCTGGATTCATTTGGGGCTTCTTAAACCGCATCGCGGAGACAGCATGAGCACTATCGATATAATCTGCCTGTTCTTCATAATATTCAGTATCCGACGTATAATCGACGCATATAAATCCTAGGAGGATACAATGGCACACGAAGTTCAAGGGGCAATCATGAACTGCGAAACCTGCAAGGCCAAAATCCCTACGCTACACACGCGGCTGATGCGCGTGAATTCAGAATTATGGCAAGTCGGGTTGGAGTATTACACCACACTCGCGTATCCACTAGGCGCTGTCGAGCGCATCCTTTCTAAACACGGGTTCGCTATCTCAGATGCGCCGGACGTAACGGTATGCGCTGGCGTCGACGGCAAACGTCACACCGAAGTCGGCGACGGCAAGTGGTTGAGTCTCACGTGGCACCGTATGGAGTCCGGACGTTTCGAAATTGTAGTATATGTGAACTAAAATGAGACAGAATATGTTCACAGACGCGGAAGAAAAAGTTATAACAGAATTTTATTCTGAGGGCCTATCATCTCATGACGTCGCGAAAATATGTAAATGCACATTGCAGACAGTTCTTCATATCGTCCGCAGGCAAGGCGGGGCTGTCCGTGGTAAATGGGATAATCACAAGATATATTTTCGCAACAAAGACCGCGAATGCAGTTTGCGCCAGCTTTACGATTTATCGGCAGAAGATATGGATTGGATGCACAAACATCAGAGTGGTGAGTGTTTGTGGTGCACTGCCAAACTACCAACAGACTCATTGAAGTGTGTAGTAGATCATATTGGCGGGGTAGAGACGCGCGGCGACCGTACTAAAGTTCGCGGACTTGTGTGTTCAGTCAAATGTAACTATATCGCGGGCATCGTCGAGAATGACTATATCCAGAACAAAGATTTTGGATTACTAGCGTCGTTCGTAGCACGTGTGCGCCATGTGATGAAATTTAATAAAGGGAGCCTTTCATATGTCAACTAACGCCACACTCGTTTGCGCACGCTGCGCGCGACCAGCGCAGGAGCAACACAAGATCGGTGCTTACACGTATTGCACCGACTGTGCAGAGAAGGTTCGCGAGGTGAAACCGTGATAGTATTCATTGTGTGGTTTATGGCATTAGTCGGGCTAATCAAGTTTACCAAAGGCTGGACGCGCGGGCTTTTAATTGCTGCGTTCGTTTTTGGTTCGATACTGGTGATTTTATGAGAACCGTGCTGTTTCTCTGTGGTTCACTCGCTGTGTTCTCATTGGCAATCTTCGTTGGCGCAAACCAATCGCAAGTGACGTTGTACTACGGCTCAGCGTGCGTGGCTGTAGTTTCCATTTTAATCGTGATGTGGGCGGTATATCCTATTTGGTGTAAGGGACCACTGGCATGAGTATAGGCTATGAAAAATGTGTGTGTCATTTCTGCGGCAAGAAGAACGCCGGACACGCGCGTGCAGAGGATTCGAAACCCGGTGGCCCGTACTTCGATGCGTGTGAGGCGTGCGCGAAGAAACCGTACCCTAGTACCGAAGTACCATTGACTACACAACCGTAGTATGAGATAGTGTTAATAGAGGAAAAGAAAATGTTGAGCCTGATTAGAGAGTGGGACTGGGTAAAAGAGTGTGAGCGTTGGTTCCGACCCATCCCAGTGATAGCAGTGGTTCGCCACGCTGGTGAAGAGATTGCGAAGTGCACAGATTGCCACAAGCTGTTGAAGGTTCACTACTTCAATCGCCTGATTGTGCACCTCCGAGTGGACCACGACCTGTCCGAGAATGCGGCGATTGAGACCACCACTTGGATTATGGACCGTGTGTACCGCACCCGCATGGCAGCGACTAGGCTGGCAGGCGCGCGGGGTAAGCTGTGAACCACATGAGCTATGTGGCCTACCTGCTGATTCTGGCTGTATCAGGCGCAGGGCTGCTGGCTGTCGACATCTACATCGTAATTACGAACTGGTTTTCGAGGGAGTTAAAGTGAAAGAAGCAAATCCAATGCAAGATATTCACGACTTAGCGGATTTGTTCATCGACCGCTACATTGCGGGTAACCCGGTTGCGCCCACGATGCACGTGTTCATCAATGAGGACTCAAAATATCTTCACGGCAAACTGTCATCAGGTAAAACGGTATTCCGCGACCAGATTGACGGCGCGCAAGTATTCTTAACCGAGGATGACATCGGTTTGCAAGGCACCTACTTGCCCGCGCCACACTTCTTGATTAAAGGGAGCCACTAATGTTTAAAGACATTTACACTTTTCCGATAAAGGAATTAAAACTCAGCCGCTGCGAAATGATTACCACGCTGAACTACCACCGTCGGTTGGAGCGCATCGCTAACCCCGAGGTCGACAGTTCATGCGGTCCCGTTCGTTCGATGCTGCTGGTGACCTGCGCGGAGCCTTCAAAGGCACGCTACATCGGTTACACGGTAGCAGGTAAGCAGATAATCGAGGAGGTAGCACTGTGAGCGACAACTACAGCGACATCACACCGAAGGAATTCGTGACCAACGCGGCGGACACATCCGCATCGCCACGACAGGTTCCGCAACGCGAGAACGCGCGCGAGTACGAGGCCGCGTTGCAGCATCTGGACAACGAGATATTCAGACTGCTCATTAAACGCGAGCGAGAACTGGACGCACTGCGCGCAATCAGCGAGGGACTCGCGAAACAGAACTTCGAATTGCTCAAAGAGACCGTACCGGAGTACTAGGCCGAAAGTACCACGAGGTACTATTGCATTCTCCTCTGGGTGTGATATACTTTAAACATGGAAAACATCATAGCAATTTGTAAAGACTGCGGCAATGGCACACTGAACGGAAAGACGAACCCTCAGTTCCATATGTATGAGGGCAGGTATAACGACGTGGTCGTCTGCAACCGCTGCGATAGCAGCCATGTGGACGTAGTCTCCACCGGGGACGCGGACGATGTTGAATTCGAGAACCGCTACGGGGTAAAGGAATAATGGACATCCGGCGCGCAGTGATGATGGCGAAGGACTGCATGAAGGCTGCCACGGGTTCGAACTGCTGATGCTGGAAGCTGGACCGCGCGAAGGCGAAGGACGCATCGCGGCCAGCGTCAAACTACTGAAAGGGACAAAATGACCGAGACACAGAACGCGTACATAGCGATACGGGCCGCGATTCAAGACAGCCTGTACGAGGCAAAGGCGACCACCGACGCGTGGGACGAGTTTCCGCTTCTGCTCACGCTGGACATGATCGAGACCTACGCCTTGAAAATGATGTGGACGTCATGAGCACAGGCGAACGGTATCAGGTACGCGTACGAATCAGCATGCTGTACCGCGAGGCAAACCTGTTTGAGGACCGCGCGAGCGAAGCTGGCCGGATGAAGGCGGCTGAATTGCGCCGGGAAGCTAACGAACTGAACGAAGGACTCAGGATGCAGCACACGATTGGTTGAATGAATTATTGTCTTGACAAAGCCGATTAATAAGGGTACACTGATTAAGATGAAAGTCAGACGACAGTTTGACAAAGCTACCGAGGCCCGCCGCGCGGCACGATTGCACGCGGCGAAGCCCGGGGCTACACGCAAGATCGAAGATAAGCGACGCAAGGCACCGAAGCACGCCAAGCCGTTGCAGGAGGAATAAAATGTTCTGGCAATTTTCGAGCACGAAGTTGGGCATTCTACTGGGTGTCGTGTTATTCATCGGGTGGGTTCTGGGCGCGTACTCAGCGGTGTTGGTGATGTTGTGGTAGACCTTTTGCTGTTGGGTGTGATGGTGGCCGGGGCTATCGTGCTGGTACTTTGTATCAAGTCGGCGAACCGCGAATGAGGACCCGCCTGCGCGTGTACACAATCGCGACGCTGCTCACCTCTGGGCTGTTCTTGGCGGTCGCCTACATCATTGTACATGCGCTTAATGTACTCTTCGGGCATCCTACGCCGAGTCATTACAACGTGACAAAACTTTTGTAAATTGAAAAATGAAAGAGGAAAATAATATGGCAACACAATTTAAAATCGGAGACAGGGTTCGCATTCCTGAATCATTAAACGATTGCTGGGCAGGCGAGGGCGAGGTGTACAGCCTTTATAACGAGGGGAGTACTAGCGTCGGTGTCCTCATGACCAGCGGTAACAGGGCTGGGAAGAAAGGCGGCTTTGATAAGAATAAGGTTCAGCCGCTGCCCCTGTTCAATGTGTCCGTCGAAACGACTGGAATGCAGATCACTAAGATCAAACGTAGCAGCCAGAAGACCGGGCTGAAGGTGTACGGCGTAGTCCGCAGCACCTCCGGCAAGGATTACAACTTCGCGTATATCCGCCGTTCTAATTTTCGCGGCTGGATTTGTTCTTGCGAGAACTTTTTCTTCACGATGTTCAAAAAGAACCGGAACTGCAAGCACATCAAGTTCGTGCGTCAGGAAGTCGGACGTTACGCGAGCAAGGCCTAGTACCAACGTACCATTGACGAGAACTTGAATCGAGTGTAGTCTGGTAAAGCTAGGATGTTTCTAGCAGAGTGGGACGACCAATGCGGCTTCCGTTCACGCGCCACCTTAAGCGGTGGAGCAGCGAGAGGCGGGGAGAGTCGCTAGGCGGTAGCACCCTAGGGCGAAACCGAAGGTCTAAGCCCATTCTGCTAGGCGCATCGAGGAGAAAAACATGAGCAAATCATGGAAGCAACCGAAGTGGAACACTGGGACACCGCAGGCGGCTATCGACCGTCTGCGCATGCAGGACGCCAAGTCAGAAATACGCGAGGCCTTAAGACCTCCGCAGGAGGCACCACGTGGACAGTAGACAGCGACAGGACTTGGACAACTATATCACCGGGCGCTACGGCGAGGACCAGTTCCGCAGCGATTTCTGGCCCGACTTATCCGCGCACCAAGAATATTGGGAGCACCGCAATCTCTCGGACGTCTATGAATACGACCCGACCGATGACGGTCCGGAAGTCGAGATCATCACCAGCATCCGTCTTAATTGCGATTCGACTGATTTCTTTTTAGACGTAGAGTGAAAGAGCAAGCCAAAGAACGCGCGCGCGCCAAACGGCTGATGGATAGCTACAAGCTGACCATCGCGCAGTACGATATCATCTGGAATTTTCAAGGCGGCGTGTGTTACGCCTGCCGCCAGCCTGAGCCAGTCAAGGGTCGCCGTCTGTCTGTCGACCACTGTCACACGACCGGGTTGATACGCGGGCTGTTGTGCAGCCGCTGCAACCCAATCGTCGGCAAATTGGAAAACGCGTTCAAGCGTTACGGTCTGGGCAAGGTTACCGGGCTGGATGTTCAGATATTAGCCAGTCGTATCGCCACCTACTTGTGGGAACCGCCAGCCACTAAAGCGTTGGGCTACAATCACTTCGGATACTCGGGAAAAACTGGCACCAAGGCGCATCGCAAACGCCTGCGCAAAGAACGGAAAATGAATGACACCCGAGAGACACCTTTGGGTAGACTAATATGAGCAATCTTTGTGCTGGCGGACACAACATACGCTACGCTAAGTGCGGGAAGTGTAGAGGGAGCGAAATTATCGCCACCACGCTCTATGACCACGCTAAACATCGCGCGAAACGAAGAGGGATGCCGTTCTCTATCACGAAGAAAGAGGTGTACGAACTAGTATTTAAAACTCACGCTGTTTGTCCTATCCTCGGTATACCTTTAGCGATACACAAGGGGCGTCAAGTTGATGGCTCTCCGTCGATAGACAGAATGGTAGACAAGCTGGGCTACGTCACCGGAAACATTCGAGTAATTTCTTGGTTAGCGAATAAGATAAAGGGTGTAGCAACCGCAGATCATCTTTTAAAGGTAGCAAATTACGTGAAGGAAATTGAGGACGCGTCAGGAGCCAGTAAATGACCACACCAACAGAAATACAGAATATCGAAACCAAGGCTGGCGTTTGGATAACTGCGCACCACGCCGTGCTCTACATTCTTTTAGCTGTCGCACTCCTCGCTGGCGTTTATATCTTTGAATCCAAGTACGCGGACATCGCGACCGCGAAGGCAAACGCGGCAGAGCAGGCCTTGGCCGTCGAAAAGGACCACAGCACTCAACTGGCGAATCTTTATGCGGCCAATCAGGCGCAGCGCGACAAGGACAACGCGGCCTTCTTGCTATCTATTTCTCAAACACAGGCACAAACAAGGGTCCAGATCATTCACGACAAGGCGTTGCCCGCTCCGGATTTAGGGCACCGCATCGAGACGATAACAGGATTCAAGCAGGGTACTATAACGCTCGATGCCTCTCAAGATTTAATCGTGCCGTTGCCGCTGGCCGTCGACATAGTCACCAGATTAGATCAGGGTATGGCGGACGCGCAAACAGTTGTGCAGCAAGCGGGCATAATTAAAAACCAAGCCGGGACAATCGCCGACCAGATCGCGATAATCGCAGAGGATAAGAAAGTTTTGACGGCGCAAATCGACACCGACGACAGGGTATTGAAAGCAGAGAAGGCGAATGCACGCAAGGGCAAGTTGAAGTGGTTTGGTATCGGATTCGTTGCTGGATTTATTAGCCGGGAGGTTATCAAGCCATGAACGTATCAAAGGCAGAGCGCGTATCACCTGAACTCGTAGAAGCTGAGTACGAAGCGAACGGCGGCAACATCCGCGCGACGGCGGCAGCGTTAGGCATCGAGCGTTCGACAGTCCGCGCCAAGCTGGCCCTTCTAGGCAAGAAGGATAAACCGTTGGCCGCTGGCTCCGAAGAGGGAACGAAGACCGTCAAATTAAAGTTGCCAGCGAAAGGTAAGGTCTCGCGCTACATCCTGACGTCCGCGCAGAACAACACGTACGTTCACGAATCAGCGTGGGAGAATCTTCTATCACTCGCAGAACACTACGACGCCGATATCATTGTCGGCACCTTCACGTATAATCAGAACGCATACGGCAAGTTGAGTGTGAAGCGCGGCAAGGATAAGAGCGCGCAACAGACATTGTGGTATGACCCGAAGTTGACCGAATACATTCGCGACGAACGCGTCGAACTGGCGAACGGTTTGGTGTGGTGCGGCGAGATGAACATCCTGCCGACCGCCGTGAACCCGCTGGCCGGACTCGATAGTTACACGCAGCGTAAGAGCGCAATCTTCCCCCACGCGAAGTTGGCGGTGCGCAGCATCGCAACGATGCAAGGCGAGGGCGTCAAACTGAATTACACCACGGGCACCGTTACCCAGCGCAACTACATTCAGAAACGCGAGGGCGTGATCGCCGAGTTTCATCATATCTACGGCGGCCTACTCGTCGAGGTTAACAGTGATGGTAATTGGTGGGTCCGTCAACTGAACCAAGACGGCGAGCAAGGCGCGATTCAGGACCTAGGCGTCGTAGTGAAGGACGGCAAGGTTACCACTGGCAACCGCGTCGAGGCCATCACCTTCGGTGACCTGCACGGCACGTTCGCTGACCCGGTTGTCGTCAAGGCGTCGCTCGATATGCTCGACACGTTGCAGCCGAGGTATCAATTCCTTCATGATGTGATGGAAGGTGTCAGCATCAATCCCCACGTTCGCAAGCACAACGATAACCACGCTAAGTTCTCCACATACCTGCGCGGGTACGGCACACTAAGCGCGGAACTGCGCGACACCGTTGCGCTGCTCGATTCATTCACGCGTAAGTTTTCCAGCACGGTCATCATCGACTCAAACCACGACGACGCGTGGATTCAAAAGTGGCTGCGTGAGTATGACTACCGGAAGGACCCGGCCAACGCAGAACTATTCTTGGATTTACAAGCTTTCATGTACATCGAACTCCGCAAAGGTAAGATGCCTCGCGACATCAGCGTAATCGAAGAGGCTATGAGTAAAATAGGTTATAAGAAGGCTAAGTTCCTCCGCGCTGATGAATCGTTCCTTATCTGTGGTCGCAAGATCGAATGCGGGATGCACGGGCACCTCGGGCCGGGTGGTCGCCGTGGTTCGCCTGAAAATCTCAGCAAAATGGGGAGACGAGCAAATACTTGCCACACGCACTCAACAGGAATTTTTAACGGTTTATATGTGGGTGGCACAAGCAGCAAGTTGCGCTGGGATTACGCGACCGGACCCAGTGCATGGACTAACACACACATCGTCACCTACCCGAACGGCAAGCGCACGCTGGTGACAATCTACAACGGGAAGTGGAGCGCATAATGATAAAAGGTAAACGCACAGTTGCACAAACTAAAAAGGCTTTCCAAAAAGCTATGGACCTTTTTTGGATTTATCATCCCAACGCAGACGACGAGAGATTTCAAACTTTCAGAAACAGATGGAATAAAAAATTTTTCCAAGCGAGTGATTTCACGAGCATCGGGGACTTGCTAAAAGTTGAAAATAACGCTTGACAACTCGGCAACGGCGTGGTAGTCTATCTTACAGAGAGCGAGGAACCATGAAAACGAAAACGCTACAACTGAAAGAGATCAAACCGAACCCGTTCCGCGACTTCGAACAGAACCCGCTGGACGAGAAACAAATCGAAGGCCTAGTGGAGTCTATAGGGACCGTCGGGAAGAGGGGGATTTTGGAAGTTCGTCTTAACGATGATGATAAACCGGAGCTAGTGTCCGGCCATCATTTGTTGGAGGCTCTTAAGCGTGTTTACTCTGGCACCAAAGAACTAGATTTCGCTATCGTAGATTTTACAGACGGCAAAATGATTCAGTGGATGGCTCGCGAGAACCTGACACAGCGCGGCCCGTCCCCCGCCGAACTTTTTGAGGCGATCAAGGCAGCCGTTGCAGCGCACGGCTCCGGCAAGATCGGCAAGGACGAGATGCCCTTTCCCCCGGGTACCGACCCTAAGTTAGTTAGATTTGCTCCGAAATATACAGCCGGGACTGCCGCAGTCCCGGTTGGAGATTCGCCAGAGGCCCGCGCAGCCCGTGCAGCATTTTCTAAAGAAATCGCCGAAAAGAACGAGCGTCACGCATTCACTGTAGAAGCGTTGGCGAAATTTTTGGGTCTCGTAAAACAGGAGTCGCAACGTCCGAAGGACAGCTTCGTCGCCGCATTCGGCGCGCTCGAACTCGTCTCGGAAGGGTACCTGACAGAAGCACGCACTAAGGGATTGGATGTTCGCAAACTTGGCGAGGTCGTAGCTGTTGTTAAAAAGCAGCGCGAAGCGGTTATTGCTGAATCGAAACGACTCGCAGCGGAGATCGAAGCGCGGAGACTGGAGGTTGTTCGTAAGGCCGAGGAATTGAAGAAACAGCAAGCCGAGGCAGAGGCTAAACGAGTGGCCGCTGTCGAAGCAGAGCGTCTCGCAGCGATCAAACGGGCAGAAGAGAAGGCCAAGCACGACGCGGAGGAGGCTGTCCGTCGCGCCGCAGAAGAGAAGCGCAAGAAAGCAGAGGCGGAACAACGCGCTATCGCCGAAGCCAAGCGTAAGGACGAAGAGGAGAAGTTACGCAAGGCCCGTGAAGCGCAGCGCGTCGAGGCAGAACGTCAGCGCATTGAGGCCGACCGGGTGCGGCAAATCGCGCTCGCTAAGGCTAAGAAGGAAGAGGACGAGGCCAAGGCAGAGAAGATGCGCAAGGACGCGGAGGCCGCGAAGGTACGGGCTGAAGCAGAGGCCAAGCGAAAGGAAGAGGCCGCCCGACAGGCTGAGATCGCCGCCAAGAAACGGGAAGCAGACGAAAAGGAACGCCAAGCACAGGCCGCTAAGAAACGGGCCGAAGACGAGGCGCGTCAAGCCGCACAGCGCAAGGCGCAACAAGAGGCCGCTGCCCGTGAAGAGATAAAGCGAGTCGAGGAAGCGAGACGCAAGGCAGAGGTCGCCAAGCTGGCGGCAGCGGAGGCCGACCGTAAGAAGCAAGCGGAGATCGCCGCAGCCCAAGCCGAAGCCAAACGAAAAGATGCTGCTGCTAAGAAGGAAGAGGCCGAAAGAAAGGCCGACGCCAAAGAGGTGGCGGATAAGTTAGCGGAAGAGGCTAAACTAAAGACCACGAACCGAGATGATATCCGAGACATAGGCCGCCGCCGCGCGGAAGAAAAGGCGGCAGAGACGGGTCGTCGAGCACCGATACCCAATCCTGCGCCCCCGTCCGGAGTGGATGCGGATGAGTTTCGGAAATTTTTGGAGGATTTGAAGAAAGCGCACGCCGCTGGCACAACGGCCCGAGTTCTTCGCAATGTTCCAGAAGAGGTAGTTCAGATGGCGAAGCAGTGGGTAGAGTTCAGTTATCGAGAATTTGCAAAGAAGAAACATCCCGATCACGGGGGTACGCAGAGAGAAATGCAACTCATCAATGCGACCGCGTCGTGGTTGAGAGGCATAATAGAGGAGAAAAACAGATGAGCAAAAATATTCTTACGGTTCATAGTCCAGAAATCCGGCAATTCGCTCAAATTCTTTGTCCGGGCAAAACCTTGACAGCGTTCGACGTGAATCTCGCGCTGATGATTTATAAACTCAAAAGGGAGGTCGGTTCGGACCCGGGAGAGGGCACATTTACGTTTGTACAGATTGCCAAGCTACTCAACTCCAATTACCACGACGAGGGACCCAACACTAAGAAGGGACTCAAGAAGGACGTTAAGAAATACGCCGCCCGTCTAACTGATATGTCTGCAAACAGCAGGGGGCCATCAGCTATCGGGATAGTGATGTTTACTGATGAAACATACAGCCTCTGGCGTCGGGGCGACGCGACCGTCGCGGAGGTGGTTAAAACTTACCGACCGGGATTGCCTTACACCCGGGTCGGGGTATTTGGAAACGTGAATGGTGAGTACATTCTGGGCTGGGTCGCCGTTCAACGACGCAAGGGACGGGGATTAGATAACCGGGGCATCGAGAGAGAACAAGGATTTGATGCTGCTGGTTTGCTCACCAGTGACACAAAGGAAGCTGTGGGTCGGCTTTTGGGGATTTCTGCCGCGCCGAAGTTACCCGAACTGTCCCCAGTGGATTAATATGGCCGAAACCCACAATCTGAAACCTGACCCAGAAATGGTTAAGGCTCTCCCTATGATGCTCCAACTTCTCAATAACCCTTCGTTCGTCAAGCACGCGCGCGGCCAAGGGTATGAGTTCGACATACAATCCATCTGGAGGGCATACGTGAGCACACTAACGTATACGCCTACGCTACCCATTAAAACCACCGGGATACAGTCTGTCAAACGAACTAAGCCGCGCTTGACAGCATCCGACTTCGTGATGCTTCGAGAAATGGGGATAAGATTATGACCGAAACCCGCAAGCCGAAACGCGACATGAAACCGAAGCACGTCATCTACATCAACACCTCGTTGGCGTGCAGCCGCTGCCCGGTTGAGTGGTTCGTGGTCGACCTGAACCCCGAACTCAAGGCCGTGAAGTGCCCGCGATGCGGGGAGTATAACGACATCCGCGAAGCAATCAAGAGGGCAGCATGACACAACTAATCATAGGACTCGGCAACAAGGCGCGCCACGGTAAAGACTCGTTCGCGCTCGCCATCGACATCTACTACGCCAAGATCAACGCGACCGCGCTGAAGCACAGCATGCACATGAATCCCGTAGTCGCGCAGCGTCACGCGTTCGCCGACGCGCTGTATAAGGAAGTCAACGACCAGATTAAAGATGGCGGGTCCATCTGGACCACGCGAACAGTGTACACCGCTTTTGGCACTTGCGCATTCGAGGCCACACCGTTACCAGAATGGGTTCAACCGGACCCGAATCCGGAGGTCAGCGAGCGTTCGCCATACGGCAAGCACCCGAAGCTGTTGCAATGGTGGGGCACCGAGTTCCGCCGCGCGCAGAACCCGAACTACTGGGTGGACAAGTTCGTGGCCGGGATAAATTCGAAGGCCGACATCGTGTTGGTCACTGATATGCGCTTCTTAAACGAGGCCGAAAGGATTAAGCAACTTGGCGGGTACACCGTGCAAGTGAATCGGTTAAACGCGGACGGTACGCCGTTCGTCGACACCGCGCGGCCAGCGAATCACGTGAGCGAGATTCAGTTGGACGGCTACAACTACGATTACAAGATCACCGTGAAGACCGGGGACCTGCCGCTGCTGGAAGAGTGGGCGATCACCCTCGTCAGTTTTCTACGCGGCTGGAAAGGGAAACGATGAGCCAAGCGACGATTGTTACCTCGACTGGATTGTGTTTCGATATCCTCGAACCCACCTTGGACATGGTGTGCATCGAGGACATCGCGCACTCGCTCAGTCAGGTCAATCGTTTCACCGGGCACGGCAAGTTCCCGTACCCAGTGAGTCAGCACTCACGTCTCGGTAGTTACTTGGTGCCGATGAAGTACGCGCTGCGATTTCTTTTGCACGACGGCAGCGAGGCCTACATAGGCGACATGAACCGACCGCTGAAGCACTTCACCACGGCGGGAGAAGAGTACCGCAAGGTCGAGGCACCGATTCAGTATTTGATTTACCGAAAGTTTGGGTTATCACCAGAGGACCCAGAGATAATCCACGAGATCGACAACCAGATGTTGTACGCGGAGAAGGCTCAGATCATGCCCGCAACTGAGTGGCGAAACAAGTGGAGTACGGACCAGAAAGCCGCCGACGTGAAGATCGTCGAGACATCCTTTCGATTGAACAAAGCACTGTTCCTCGATAGGTTTTATTTCGTTCGGAATTTCGGCGGACCACAAATTTAAAGGAGAAAGAAAATGCCAATTATCGACACAGCAATTCGCAGTATCTCGTGTGACGGGCCGGAGTGTAACAAGGCCGTGTTATTCGACCGTAAGGACGAGAAGACGACGTTTGAACTTCCCGAGAACGTGTGGTTGAGAGCGACACGGGTAACGCAAACCGCCGACGGGCGCAACAAGGTGTACTGCTCTGACGTCTGCGAAGTGAAAGGCGTAGGCACGGGCACACACAACATTCCGGAGGCACCGAAGGTAATCCCAGCCGGAAACGCCGCGACCATCATGGCCGCTGCGCATGCCGCAGCCGCCGCGAAGAACGCCGACGCAGCCATCCGCGCAGGCGAGCCAACTAAAGTCCAGTTGACCGACTAATGTGCGGGCCGCAAAAAGATTTTGAGAAGTTCATGCCCGACGACGTAGAGGACTTCGAGAAGTGCACGCACGGTGTCAGTCTAAATAAGGACTGCCTCACGTGCGACGAGGAGTATGGCGACGACCTTATCTGCGATCACGACACCGAACCAACTGGTGAGCGCGACGAAGAGGGCCGCAAGATCACGAAGTGCAAACACTGTTCGAAAGAGTTCGTGAAGCTGTACTCCGGAAGAAAACGCGATGCAGCAGATAATTAAATTCATCGGCAAAATCTCGTTCGAAGGGAAAATGAACGGTCTACCCCCAGAGATTTTCGGCTTCGTCACGCTCCAAGACGCGGACAACAAAACCATCAGCGACGCGATTGCAGGCCAATTCGGACGCTACCGCGAGATGGGTGGAATGGTTTCTGAGAAGGACCAAGGCTCGCCCGTCAATCGGCAAATCACGTGGCTCGGTCACATGTACGTGCCGTTCCATTGGATTGTTAACGTTCAAGTCGCCCTCATCAACTTGAGTCAAGAAATATCTGTACCGGACGAAAAGGGTGTCGAACGTCTTGTCGACGGCACCGAACTGGTTAAGAACTAATGACACCCCTCAAACCGCTGTTGAAAGGAACACTATGATCGTCGTAGGATTGGACATCGAAGCAACGGGTCTCGACAAGGTCAAGGACCGCCCAATAGAAATTGGCGTGACCTTGTGGACCACGAAATATAACCGTGGTCTAGATACCCGCGCGCTTCTTGTCCAGTCTGACGGCGTTCCTGTCACCGAAGAAATCACTGGCATCACTGGCATCACTCAGGGCATGATCGACAGTTTTGGTTACACACCGGAGGAGGCCTACGACGAGGCGATGTACTTTGTGGAGCGCGCCGATGCTATCGTGGCTTTCAATGGTATCCGCTACGACATCCCGATGATGCACCAGTGGGCGAAGCGAATTCAGAAACAGTTTCCCGATAAATTAATCATCGACCCGTCTACAGATTTACCGATGCGCAGTCAAGAACTGATTACGATGTGCGCCAAGATGGGCATTTACTATGACCCGCACGAGGCGGGCGCGGACGTCGGCGCGATGCTCCGGCTAATGGGCAAGTTCGACTTCAATGGCGTACTCGCGAGATCGAAAAGTCCTACAGTCGTGGTGCGGTCGATGCAAGGCCGCAACGAGAACGACAAGGTTAAGAGGCACAAGTTTCGTTGGAACCCAGATCATAAGATTTGGTGGAAGGCCGTGAAAGAGATCGATTTGATCGACTTGCAGCAGGCGGTCAACAACGAATTCGAGATGCAGGTCCTTGACTTGCAGCCCGAAGATTTAGAAGATCAGTAGACTCAAACTAACTACGTGGTAACCCCACTAAAGGAAAACCAAATCATGGAAATCAGAACACAAAAGCCGTTTGAAAAACCGGAAGGTGGTTCATACATTGGTACCATCATCGACGTCACGCCGAAGGAAGTAGCCGATACCGACTACCTCACCCGTTTGCAGAAGGTCGACGGCAACGGTAAGGGCTTGACGAAGGTTCAAGTCACCTTCACGTGGACGATGGGATTTGCCGACGGCAAGCCTGCCGTTGATTCAGAAGGTCGCGCGTTTCAGGTGTTTGAAACGTACGACGCATACCAGAATCCAGCGAAGCCATCGAAGTTGGACAAAGCAATTACGCAGATTTTGAATACTGCCGCTCCACTTCTCTCGAACACCGATCAGTTGGAACCACTGTTGCTCGGAAGGTCCAACGAGTTGTTCATCACCAAGACCCCGAAGGTCAATAACCCGAACGAAATGACTGTTAAGGTTATTGGTCACTCACCGCTGAAACCCGGACAAATTGCCCCGGTTGTACCAGTGGGCTTCGTCCGCTTCAAGGACCGAGTCAAGACCGTAGCTGGACCGCAAGGTCGTCCCGTGCAGACGTACGAGGCTCCCCTGCAGACCCAACAGCCAGCGCAGAATGTGTCGCTCAACGCGGGCGCACCAGCGGGCACCCCAGAAGCATTCTAATCTTCCTCAAACGGGAAAGCCACCGCACATAAGGCTTGACACCACGGAGAGCACGTGGTATAATATTTGAGGAGTAAAGAATGCCACATCAGAAACAGTTAGGAAGTCATCTATCTAAAGAGTTTCGCCGCGCTTTACGAAAACAGCGCGAGAGCGATGGCTTTTGTAGCCAATGTGGTGAAGTAGTAGAAAAAGACCTTAAGAACCGCGTCACAGGAAAACTCCGTAGAATGTGTCGCGCTTGTCTGCGAAAGCACGCGGATAAAACTAGCCAAGTAAGAAAATCCCGATCAACTCAAAATCTTTGTGAACGCTGCGGTCAAAGACCGCCCAAAGATGGTGTTAAAAGTTGCGCCGAGTGTACACGATATCTCTCTGAAAACCAAAGGAAATATAGGCACGCTCGATTTTTCGATAACAGGGCGCGCACTCTAGGAACTTACTCAGTAGGGTTTGCGAAAGAGTTATGTTTTCTTTGGAAACGTCAGCGTGGAAAGTGTGCCCTTACCGGGCGTCGACTGAGCCGAGATAACTCTGAAATAGATCACATAGTCCCGCTTTCTAGAGGCGGCAGTGATGAAATTTCCAATCTGCGATGGCTGCACAAGGATGTAAATCAAGCCAAGAGAAGTTTATCAGACGATGAATTTATTACGATGTGTTCGGAAGTAGCGTGGGCAGCGCGAGGGCAGAAATGAATTTTCTTGAGAAAGCCACACCGACCGCAGTTAAAGGAGTTGCGGTAATTCGTTTGCGTCCGAATGCTAAAGCGGCCATAGATGTCGGCTGGCCCCAGCTTGCGACTACAGATATTGAAACTTTGAAAAAGTGGAACGAAGAGACACCGGACGCAAACTGCGGAGCCGTTGCTACCCCGGGTGGCGTGTGGTATTGGGAAGTCGATTCGCCTGATGTAATTCCTCGCCTACAAAAAGAAACCGGGCAACAGGTACCAGAGACCTTTAAGGTCAGATCAAGAAAAGGTCGCGGCCACTTTTACTGGAAGTCGACCGAAGCCAGCCGCGCAATGGGGAACCTATCTCAGAGCTATGTCATAGGTCAGGATTGGTCTGCTCGTGTAAACAACGCTTACGTCGTGGCACAAAACTCTCTCCACCCAGACACTGGACTCCCATATACAGCTTTAAATCCCGATGCAGAAATCGTTGAAGCACCGGATTGGCTAGTGCAGTGGCTGGTATCCCAAAAGATTCAGAAGATAACCCCCCAAGGCGCGGATGCGACCCCGCGCGATTTCAATAATAAAGTGCCCCACGGTTCGATACATGGTTTTCTTCTCTCCACAGCGGGCCGTCTCAGAGCCGCAGGTTTAACCCAAGACGAGATTGAGGTGGCTCTCGTTCGTATCGCAGAAGAACAGTGCGCCCCACCTGTCGATTTTTCGAAAGTGCGGACGATGGCGAAGTCGATTTGCAACTTCCCTCCGGGCCAGCAGGGCCACAGCATCGCGCTGTCGCAGCCGCCGCAGTCAGCGGCGACCGAGGTAGCAGAGGATGCGCCGGAGTTCGTGACCATCGAGTATCCGCTGTTCCCACGCCACGTGATGTTTGGCACCAGCATTTACGATGGATTCATCAAACCATATTGCGAAAACAGTTCACGCATCGATTACTTCATGTTTATACCGACCGCTGCGCTGATGATGAACTACCTTGGCACCAAGGTCACCGTTCCGTTCTCTTCGTGGAAGCCAAGTTTTTATATTGTGCTGATTGGTAAGAAGGCGCGCACGCACAAGACATCGTCTATCAAGGACGCGATGAAGTTTTTGGAGTATGGCAGTAGCTTGGCAATGTATTCGAAGAATGTCAAGAACGCTGATGGAAAATCTTTAGTGTGGCAGGTAGGTTCGCCGGAAGGTCTCGGCACCGATATGATGCGCACCAACTGCAAGAACGCGGTTCTCTCTTACGGCGAGCTATCTACGCTGGTAGGAAAGGCCCGCATCGAGGGCAGCAGCATGAAGAGCGCGCTGCTGGATTTGTACGAGTCAGACAACTTCTCCAACTCGATTAAGACCAAGAAGGACACGTTCAGCATCGACCCGGGCAGCTACGTGACGACGCTCATTACGGCCACGACCGACAAAAAGTTCACTGAACTGTGGTCACAACTTGCCGGAGAAGACAGCGGATTAAACGACCGCTTCACGTGGGTATTGGAGCCTCAGACGTTGCCAGAGAAGAAATTGGAGAACACGGTAAACTATAACGAGGCCGCGCTGGCGACCCGCCGCATCATGGACAACGCCGTCCAGAAGGGCAAGTATGAGTTCTTCGATAAGACCCCGTTGCAGCGCATCTTATTAGTGTACGGCCCTCGCCAAGTGGCCCGCGCGGAGAAATGGGCGTTGTACTTCGCGATTGATTTGCAGCTTGACGAGATCGATGAGGACTGTGTAGCACGCGGCATCGAGATGGTGAAGTACGAAGAGGCCGTCAAGGATTACTTGCTGACTTTCGAAGCGAAAAACGATGAGTCGGCGATTCAGCAGGGTGTGGTGCGCCTGCTTAAGAAGAACGGCGGATTGATGGAGAAGCGCGACATCGTGCGCGCGCTGAACGCGAACAAGTACGGCGGCACCATCTGGGACCGTTCTTACAACTGGCTCGTGAACTCCGGCCACATAGTTCAGTACGGTAAGGGCATTAAAGGCGACCCGTGCATGGTCAAGCTGTTGCGCGACATGTCTTTTGGAAGGGACGACGATTAATGGTAGAAGTGCATATCGACTTCGAATCACGCAACCCCCTCGTTGGACCAAGCGACGTAGGATTGCACAACTACATCTTCTCCCCGGAGACGGAGCCGTTATTCCTTTGGTACAAGATAGGCGAGGGCGAATATAAGCGTGTGTCCTTTTATCTTGGCGAGATCATTGAACAGTCATCAGAACTTCATATGGCGTTGATGAATCCGAATGTGGCGTTCGTTGCGTTCAATAGCGCGTTCGAGCGTTACATGTTCCAGAAGCTAAACTACATCATCCCGGCCAGTCGTTTCATCGACCCGCAGGTCGGCGGTCGGTATCTGTCGCTCCCGGCCAGCTTGGAAGTGCAAGGCAAGGTGCTGGGACTGCCGCCGAGTTTGGCGAAGCAAGAGGGCGACCTTGTACAGTTCTTTTGCAAACACCAGATCGTAAAGGCCACCAAGAAGCGCGAGGGCCGCGCGTACTACAACGATTGGAACTCTCACCCGAAAGAGTGGGCCGAGTTCCTCGAATACGGTAGACAGGACGTGGTCGCAGAGGGCGAGCTACTCCGTCGCATGCGAATACTGGGCGCGCTGCCGCTGCCGGAATTCGAACAACAGGTGTGGATTCTCGACCAGAAGATTAATGATCGCGGGATGCCCGTGGACGTCGAGTTCGTTCGCAAGATGTACAACCTTGGTCTCCGCGCGAAGGCTGAAGCTAAGAAGAACTTTGAAGATTTTACAGGCGTGAAGAACGCCAACTCACCAGCGCAGGTCAAAGCGTGGGCGAAGCCACAAGGCTACCCGTTCGACACCTTGAAGAAAGACACCGTCGCCTCGGTGCTTAAGGACCCCGAAATAAAACTCACTGATGCGTGCCGCGCTGCGCTAAAGATGCGCGCAGAGGCCGCCAGCACTAGCTACCAGAAACTCGGGAAGATTCTCGAATGCGTTTCATCAGATGGGAGAGTTCATGGTCAATTCATCTTTATGGGTTCAAGCCGTTGCGGTCGTTGGTCTGGGAACGCAGTCCAGCTTCATAACTTTGCTCGTCCGACGCTCGTGGGTGGGTATGATTTTGAAGATCAAAAAGTTGTTAAAGAAGCCAGAGAGTTCATTTATCGAGAAGATTACGACGGCATAAAACAGAAGTATGGGTCAGTCCTATTAGTAGTGAAATCTCTCATTCGAACAGTCTTTGTCGCGCCATGAAAAATAAATCCTGCAAACACGGCAAACAGAAGGGACACTGTCGCAAATGTAACCCTAAGAAGTTTTGTGCGCACGAAGTTCATCGCAGCCATTGCCGTGTTTGCAGTCCTCGTGGTTGGGCATCTGGTATTCTATCAGTTGCAAGGGGCGCTGCTCATCGTCGCAATTATGCAGCACCACAAATAACTCCAGAGGATTTAGTTCGTTTGATGTCAAAAAGTGATGAGTGCGTGATGTGCGGGAGTGGACTAGTTTGGACTAAACCAAGACCGCATCTTCATCACGACCATAAGACAGGTGAAGTAAAAGGTTTTAGTCATCCTAATTGTAATTTCGCAGAGGGTATGCTGTCAAAGATGTCCGACGTGGAAAGAAAAACATTTATTCGAGAAGTATTTCCCGAGGTTTTGGCACAATGAGTACTCGCTTCAACGTATGTGACCTCAATGCTATAGAAACGCGGGTAGGTGCTTGGTTAGCAAATTGTACAGACCTTATGAGCGTGTTCGTGCCGTACACCGACGTGTTTGGTGTTTACCAGCGCAACGGTCGCGACCCGTACCTCGCGTTCGCGTGTAAGATGTTTGGTCTGACGTACGATGTCCTTTACGCCGACTATAAGGGTAGAAACGGCAAAGAGCGCAAGGCTGCCGCGAAGCGTATGCGACAAGTCGCGAAGCCGGGAGTGCTGGGAGCCATCTACCGTCTCGCTGGCGGCATACTTATACGCATCCACACAGATGAGTGCAAGCTGGCGCAATCGAAGGGAGAGATAAAGGCCGACGAATGCGGCTGCCCCAAGGGTAAGACGGGTCTCTGGGACTACGCGGATAAGATGGGCGTCGAGATGTCCCAGAAACAATCGCACGAGGTGGTGGACATCTTCCGCAACTCGTACCCAGAAATATGTGACCCGAAGGTTGGAATTTGGAAGCAGTTGGAACTCGCGGTCGCCGACGTGATGCACCCGAACCACCCGGCCACGGTTCGTTATATCGGCCCGGGCAACTGTGTGAAGATCGACCGCATCAACTTCATTGACCCAGTGACGGGTGAGCAAGAGCGTCACCCAATGATGAGGATGCAATTACCGAGTGGCCGTTACCTGCACTATTTAGACGCGCGTCTCGAATCAACGATGATGCCGTGGAAGGGACAAGACGACGATGGAAACGAAATTGACGTTTACCGTGACAGCCTCATTTACGCCGGAACAAATCAGAAGACTAAGCAGTGGGATATCTGGATTTCCACCCACGGCGGGAAACTCTTTGAAAATCTCGTCCAAGGAATCGCAAGAGATATTCTGGCCTACTGTCTTCTCCAATTTGAAGAGCAAGAAATGCCCGTGGTGGGCCACGTTCACGACGAGGGCCTTACGTTGGTTGAAGACGATATTCTCTCGCCTACGTACCACGACATGGTCGAGATAATGAGTACGCCCATTAACTGGGCACCGGGTCTGTTGCTGGGCGCGGATGGATATGAGGAGACGTACTACCACAAATGAGCGATAAACCTAACTGTCCGAACTCAGATATAGCCCAGAAGGTGCATCACAACTGTATTCAAAAGATTGTCAATGGTCGCCCCGCGTGGGTCTGTCCACTGTGTTGGAAAATTGTATACATAAAGTGAGGACAAAATGAGATTACAAACAGACGACCGTTGCATGATTTGCGGACAAGACGAACCGGGAGAACTCTCGTGGTGCACGTACTGCGGGCTGGGACTTTGTTTCGATTGTGTCGTCGACCACGAAGAGTATTGCGATGACAATGACGCGGACGGTCGGTCATAAAAATAATGCTTGACAAAGGTACTAGGACTATGGTACTGTTAATTATGGAGACACCATGAGCAAAAAACAGCTAGTTATTCAGCACGATTTATCGAAGTTAGACGCACCCACGCTGGCGCAGTATCTGCGCGACGTCAGCGAGTTTATTGGGCTGGACCCAGACCTGAACGCACTCGACACCATCTGGATGCAGAACGAGAACGGCCCCGGCCAGTCGCTGGTAGTGTACGCGCGCCGTGGCACCGCAGAGATTCTCCGCAATAAGCTGGGCATCCAAGTAACCTCGCTGACTTCTGCCGTCACCCAAGGCTCGATTGTCTTCACCGCAGCGGGTAACATAGATTTTCACGATGAGACCAAACGACACGAGATCGCGGTCGGTTCGAAGTACATCACAGGATTAACGGGCAAGGCGTTGGATGACGCGATTATGACCGCGAGCACCCGCGCGCTACGCCGTCTAACGATGCAATTCACCACGCTGGGTCTGCTCGACGAGAGCGAGGTCAAGTCGACCGTGGGCGACACCGTCAACCTCGCCGCTGCCGTGACACTCGCGGGCAGCGCGATGGTAATCCCGCCGCAGCCAGCCACCGTCAACAACGCGCCGGGTAAAGACGTCACAGGAATCGTCGCGGTGGGCGGCGGTTCGACCGGGGTGAGTACGGGGGGAGTAGGAATCACCACTATACTCAAGCCGACGATGCAAGAAATGCGCGACGAGGCCACCGCTTTCCTTGCGGCAAAACCAGCGGCGAAACAACCGGACATTAATCCGGCCATTTCACCAGAACAACCTGTTTCAACATCCGTTGAATCAACGACTTCCAGTGAAACTGAACCGGACAAACAAGTGGACAAACCATCGGCAGAAACATCGGCAAAACCGAAGCGCGCACGTAAGGCGAAGAACAGCGTATCTTTGGAGACGAGTGGCCCGGAACCGGAGATCGTTACCAAACCAGACCTGCCGAGTCCGGGTGCCCTGTCTCTGGCACCTATTAACCCGAACACGTTTGCCCCGGTTGTCGCAGCCCCGATTAACACGCAAAGCCTCACCATGACCGCCCCGTTGCCAGCAACGGCCCCCGTGGCACCCGCCAGCGTCGCCGACTTCGCCGGGAAACCGTCCGCCGAACAAATGGCCGACTACCGCAAGAAGGTTTCGGTATTCACGTCCCAACTCCCGTCCAGCGAAAATCTAGGAAGCGTCCAAAAGATGCGCGCCTTTATCACTAAGATGTCCGGTCACACGCCACAATTCATGACAACCGAACAATGGGAAGAAACGCTGGCTTGGTTCGAGTTCTTCGTAGGACGCAACCAGATCAAAGGCCTTGTCACCTACATCAACGACACCCTTGGGGTCAAGTGAGCCTAGACCTAAATCCCGAACAGCAGACGGCGGTCGATGCCGTGGACGGCGACGTGGTAGTGATCGCGGGACCCGGCGCGGGGAAAACGCGCGTGCTGGTAGAGCGTTACCTTAAGATGCGCATGAAGGGGATTCCCGACCGCGACATATTAAACCTGACGTTCACCAGTTCCGCCGCGAAAGAAATGGTGGAGCGTGTCGGGCTGATGAACTCTGACGACGTTTTTCGCACCTTCCATTCGTTCTCTCTGAATCTGATGAAGCAAGAGCGCGCTCACGTCCCGTTCCCGTTGTGCCCCGCGATTATCCCAGTGCGCGGCGAACAGTTCATGCTGATGAAGGACCTATTGAAGACGTACCCGCCCATCACCTCGTTCTTCGCGTTACGTGACGCGATCTCGAAGTGGAAGGCCGAGAACGTGGACCCGGAGCAGGCGATGGAAGAGGAGTTCGACTCCGGCATCAGATACTTCTACGCGATGGCGTACCGCGACTACGAGAGAAAATGCCGCGAGCAAGGCTGGCTGGATTTTGATTCGCTGATGAAAGAGACTGTCGCATTATTGGAGACCAACAATGCTGTCCGTGAACGAAGCAGGCGAAAGTACATCGCTGTCGACGAGTGTCAAGACACCGATACTACCCAGTTCCAACTCCTCAGACTCTTGTACAATGGAAATATTTTTGTCGTTGGTGATGAGAACCAGCTTATCTACGAATGGCGCAGTGCTCAATCAGGAAACTTATCGAATTTCTCGAAAAGTTACGTCGGAGCAAGGACGCTGTATCTGGGTCAGAATTATCGCAGCACTCAGAGGCTGGTAGATTTCTTCAAAAAGATTATCCCGGTCGACAACGGGCTGGCGAGTCACATGATCTCGATGCGGCCAGAGGGTGAGCCTGTTCGAATCATCAACTACCTGCACGAGGATGAAGAGGCCAACGAGGTCTTGAATGACATCTTGAAGCGCAACGTGGCGGACGCGGCGGACAACTCAGCAATCTTGGCGCGCACCAATCGTCAGCTACAACTGATTCAACGGCGCGCGATGAGCCGCAACATCAAGGCTGAAATTCTCGGTAAGAAAAACGTGTGGCAGGAGAACGAGGTCAAGCACCTGATTGAACTCACCAAAGAAAGTTTTAAGGATTCTCGTCCGGCAGCGGTCGTGATGAAGAACCTGATTCATAGTCACAACATGGTGTACCGTTACACCAACACCAAGGGCAATCCTATGGATAAAGACCCTATCGAAAACATGAACGACATCGTTCGCATGGCGGGCCGCAAGAGCAAGGCGACCGGGCAGCCGTTGACCGTGCTCGAATTCCTCGACTGGATGCGCAAGATCACGCACATGCGCCGTACTAAGACGGAGCCAATCTTGACGCTCTCGACGGTGCACCAAGCGAAGGGCCGGGAGTGGAAGTACGTCTACGTGGTCGGATGCAACCAAGGCACGATGCCGCATATCAACGGTGAGATAATGGAAGAGAGCCGCATATTCTTCGTAGCGTGTAGCCGCGCGGCGGACGAGTTACAAATCAGCTACTCCAAAGTTCGCAGTCAGTTCTTGAATGACTTCGTGCAAGACATCGAAACTTTTGGTGAAGACGATGAATAGCTGGGCAGAAAGAATGAGGAAAGTAAGTGCAAAGGTCGAAAGGGAGTATCTAATGACACCTGAACCTAAAAAAGAAAAGAACTACACCCACTGGGCGAAGCGTAAAGACCGTTTCTACCCGACGTTAGTGACTCACGACCTTATACCCAGCGCGGTATACGAGAGCCGAGAGGACTCAGAGGGCAACACGTACCTGCGCAAGATCGCGTTCCCATCTGACGACCTGCTGCTGATTCCCGGGACGCCTGTGGACTACGTGCTCAACCAGATCGAAGAGTTCTGGGGTCGAGAGGAGTTCTTCAAAGAGCTAGGCCTCGTGTACAAGCGCGGCGTGCTCTTCTACGGCCCCGCTGGCTGCGGTAAGACCAGCATCATCCGCCTGTTGTGCACCGAGATCATCAAGCGCGATGGTCTGGTACTCTCTATCACCGACTTGGAGCATGACCAAGACATTCTGTTGAAGGTGCGCGAGGTGGAACCCGACCGCCCAATCATGTGCATCTTCGAAGACATTGAGAAGCTGACCGAGAATAAGGAAACCGAGAGTGACCTACTATCCTTCCTAGACGGTGAGAAACAAATCGGCAACGTCATCAACGTGGCGACCACCAATAAGCCGGACATCTTAGAAGAGCGTTTGATAAAACGTCCGGGCCGATTTGACCTCGTGATCGGACTCAATCCGCCAGTGGTAGAGGCACGCGCCACTTACCTGACCAAGCTGTTTAAGGATAAGACGGTAGAAGAGATCGCACACTACGCAGCAGAGACAGATGGTCTCGGCATGGCCCACCTCCGCGAGTTGGCCGTCTCGATGCTGGCCTTCAACCACACCTTCGAGGCCACCGTGGCCCGCATGAAGGGCAATGTCAAGGAAGTCTTCCGCATGAGCAAGGTCGGGGAGAAGATGGGGAACGTCGGATTCACCATCGGCTTCAAAGGCCACAAATAATGGCCTTCCTTTACATAAACACGAAGGGACAACCGTGGCGCAAGCACTCGTACAGCGCAGGCAATCTGTTCGACCACTGCCCGTTCGCCTATAAGATGCAAAAGATTCACGGGTGGAAGGAAAAGAATTTGAAGGCGCGCTTCGAGTTGGGACGCGCGTTCGAGTCTGCGGTCCAGTATTTTCACGAGAACAGCGGAGACACCGCCGCCGCGATTAAGCATTTCCTCGCGCAGTGGGAGACGTGCCACACCACAACGGGACTGCAATATACGAAGGTCGAGAGGGACTGGGACACGTGCGCGCGCATCGGAACCGACTGGCTGAAGTTGTACGCTATCCGTCGGCCATCTCTGCCAATCCCGCTGGGCGGGCAGGTTTTGTTTCAACGTCAGTACGAGAAAGAAGTATTTCCGGGAGACCCAAACTATGGAGAAATTCTCGACATCGGTAAACTTGACATTGTGGCCTTTGTGGAACCGAACCATCCTCTATTACCCAAACTCAATTGGCTCCCAGAGTACGGAGCGTTCCGGCCTGTCATCATCGACATTAAGACGGCAGGATCGGATTTTCCAGAGGCTTATGGAATTGCAGCGTTCGATCCGCAACTTCGCCGCTATTCATGGCTCTCTGGAATCCGTGACGTTGCACTTCTGTGGTTCGTCAAGAAAGGCCTCAAAATCCAAAAAGGTTATTCGGTAACCCTCTTGGAGGACGCCGGATTCATGAAGGCCGGACAGGAGGCCGTGGTCGCGCAGTGCGACGGCGAAGACATCTGGTTGCTCGCGAACGACTTCATGGTCGAAGAGATGGAGCGCGTTCAAGGCAAGAAGACAGATAAGAAGGGCGTAGTGAAGACGGACCAGACCGACGCGGCAAAGGAACGCCGCGACAAGTGGTTGAAAGAGAACGGGACCAACGTCGACGAGGACATGATTACCAAGCAGCGTCTGCAATTCAACGCGGGCTTCGTGACCGTGGAGTCGGCGGACGATGCTGGCAAGATCGCGCAACGCCAGATCATCAACATCGTAAACTCGTGGCACTCCGGCAACTGGGAGAACAAGTTTGGCGTGCGCTACCCGCACGACGACCGCTCCGACCCGTACTTCCGCGCCTTCGTTTTAAATGAGGTAGGCTTCAAGGACCAGAATTTTGAAAAGTCGGACGAGGATGTTGATATCTTCGCCGACGAAGACACCGAAGGGGAATTATGAATAAGATAAAATGCAGCGGCAAAAACTGCATGGCAACATTTGATACATTCGAGCCGCTCCACCGAGACGCGAAGTACACATGCCGGGAACACACAGCGAAGGGCAGCGATAAGGTTCGCTTCCAAGCGAGCCAGTTTGATAAAGAACTGAGCCGCGCGGGAACTCCCATCGGCACATCGCATATACCGAGACGGATAGGCGCGGCACAGCCTACAGGCCTTCGACCCGCCAGCGTACTCGCAGAGGAGGAGGATGATGGCTAACTCCGACACGTTCAAAGAACTACGCGGATACCTAGACGGCCAAGACACCTTCATGACAGGCGGCCATCAGGTCATCAAGCCGCGTCGCAGTGATCGTCAGACGCCGGACTGGGCGGCCACCAATAAAAGCATCCAGATCATTCTTTTGCGCTCGTTCCCCAATCTGAAGACCAACCTGACACAACGAAAGAGGGCAGCCCGTTGGGCAGAAATCATTCAACTGTATTACCGTATGCATATATCGAAGAGGCAGATTTCGGAACAGCTAAAGTTAAACTACAACACAGTACAAATGCTAGTTAGAAACATTAAGCGGGCTGCGAACGGAAAAAGGGCAGACGGCACGGGATTTTTAACTGGTAAACCAAAAGGACGGCCAAGAAAGAATGACACCCATCAAACCGCTTTGGGAGTTCAAAAATGATTTCACGCGTACACCACTGCGTCGGGCAGATAGATGTAGCAGAAGGAAGGAAGGAACCGCCAGCCCCGAGTTGCAGATGCAGAAAATTTATTTCGATTGAGAAGGCGACCGAGTTCGTCAAACTGGGCGAGGTAAGCTGGGTGGTCATTGGCCGCACCCGTGGCCTCGCGCAAGTGGTCTGCAAACTGTGCGGGGGCGACAAGAGCATCAAAAACTGTGCAGAGTGTCGCGGCAAAGGCCTCGCGCCAGTGCCCGTTACTTGGGACGAGTACAACAACGATATCGTGCTGGTTAGCCAGTTGCCAGAAGACAAGACGGAGAAGAAACGCAGTTCGGTTTTGAAAAAGAAGACGCCGCGCGTCGCCACAATCGAGGCACCTCACATCGAGCGCGCCTACGTGTACGGCAAAAAAGAGGCGCAACAGCGCATCGAGCAGTACGGCGAGATGGTCGCGTGGGGGCTGCAAGAACTAGGCGCGGAAATAAACATTAGTTGTAAGTATTGTGGTCTTTTGCGCGGATGTCGATGCGTGGGCGACCGTAAGACCGGGAAAGTTATTATGGAGGGTAGGCCGGAACCAAAGAACGACGCGAAGAAAGGTTTGGGCCGCGACCATGACTGGGGTCGCTGCGTATAATGGGCATAAGCTACATTTCGAGCAGAGATAAAGATCGCTGTATGCGAGCCAACACTCTTGCTCGTAAAAGAAATCAGGCTTACGTTTCGCAAGACAAAGAGCGCGGATGTCAGCAGTGTGGTGAAACGCACCCTAGGTGCCTCGACTATCATCACAGAGATAGGGCTACCAAACATTTAGCGATAAGTGTTTTAAAGAGCCGCTCTTATTCTTTGGAGATTCTCAAAGCAGAAATAGAAAAGTGCGATTTGCTTTGCGCTAACTGCCACAGGAAATTGGAAGATTCATTGGAGAAACCATGACCGACGAACTCACACCAGACCCGTTCGTAACCACGCCGGAGTTACAAGCTGCAATTGACGCGGCCTTGGCTGCGGTTCTAAACCGTCCGTACGCTGCGCGCAACCCGCAGTTAGGCAAGATGATTAACTGTCAAGTGTGCCGATCACGCCACCGCAAGAACGAAAAGCAGTGCGAGCAGGTCTTCACACACCGGGTAGATCACGACAACTACGAGTTACTACGAGAGAACGACAATGGTGAACTCGTACCGGACTACCGCACCTGTACGAAGGAAGGCGAGCGTCCGACGATGAAACAGCTTATGGGCGCGTCGGCATTCAACAAGAAACGTTTCCACCCGCACCCATCGAAAATCAAACTGCTACTTATCGAGTATACCCGCGAGGCCTTTACTGCTCTCGGTTTCCCTCTCGATAACAAGGCAGCGGATTTTGAAAAGAACCTGCAACGCGCCCGTGTCGTGGCCGCCCGTCGTATCCGCAAGGAACGCCGACTGCGTACCCGTGCGACGAACCGTCAAAGAGACAAGGCAAAACGCATCAACAAGGGGCTGCTATGAGCAGAGAGTTGAGAAAGACCGTGGAGAAAATCATTCTGACCGACTGGCCGAAGATGAAGTACATGGAGGCCAACTATCGCGGCATGGAGACGGATGATTTGTTAAAATACCGTAGCCGTATATATCATTTGATGATGATGGACGACAGTGAAACCGCAGGCGGCTGGGTTGTGAACATCAACATCGAGGGTATCGTCGATGAACTCAAATTTCGAAAAGCCCTTCCAAAGAATGATGGATGGGGCGATGCTTGAAAATATCACCATCCTAATCCCGACCTTCCACCGACGCGGTTACCTCTGCGACTGTTTGATGGGAATCGCCGAGAATCTACCCGAGTGTTCGGTGTTGGTTGCCTCGGATGACGGCCTTCCTCCAGAGCGCGCTTGGCTCACAGATGGCATCCTCAGAGATAGCTGGTTCACGATGTCTTATGATGTAGGCTTGACCGCGAAGCGGAATCTATTAGTACAAGGGACACTGACGCGGTACGCGCTGATGGGGTCGGACGACTTCGACTTCTCCACACCAGAGGCGCGCGAAGGTATCATTAGGATGGCTCAACTATTCAAGGCTTCAGATTTAACTTTTATGGAGGTTGACGTCGCGTGCGGACGGGTCAACAACCGACCGTACGAGGGTCATCTTGAGTACGTTCCCGGCCAATATATTAAAGAGCACCGTATCGGGCCACGGCAGGCCGCGAGGGTAACCGGAATCGACATCGCGGCAAATTACTTTCTCGCCCGCGCTGACTTCCTTAGAAAGTTCCCTTGGGACGAGACCATCCGGCCTATCGGTGGGGAGCACGCGGACTGGTTCTTAGACTTGAAGGCGGCGGGCAGAAAGGTCGTGTTCGTCCCCGGCGTGAACATCAACGAACTTCCGAAGGACCGCAGTAAAGAGCATCCCGACTACCGCACGTTCCGCAATCGATGCTGGGAAGGCCACGCGATCTTCATGAAAAAGCGCGGCATCAAGAAGTATTACGGATTCGATGAAGACGTACAATAGGAGAACTAAAATGGCAAAACAAAAGGTAGCAAAGGCAATTCAAATTGGTTCGGTGGTTCAGTTCAAGAGTGGCGGGCCGCTCATGACCGTAGTCAAAGGCGTATCAGGGGGCGACAGCACCATTCTAACGGTGTTGTGGATAGCAGAAGAACGCTATCTTCAAAAGGCCGAAGTCGCCATCCAAGCGTTCAAACTGATACGCTAATGGACCTGATAATCTACCACGGAAATTGTCCCGACGGCTGGGCCGCAGCGTACATCTGCAAGCTGAAGTACCCGGAGGCCGAGTTCATGCCCCTCAATCATGGTCTGACAGACGAGGCATTGGAAGACCTATTTGCGATGGTCGACAATAAACACGTCATCATGGTCGACTATTCGCTGCGCACTCGCGAGTTGAACGACAAGTTAGCCGCACTCGCGAACACGTTCCGTATTCTCGACCATCACAAGACAGCGCAGGCCGTGTTGGAGGGCGCACCGTACGCGATCTTCGATATGAAACGCTCAGGCGCTGGCATGGCGTGGGATTATCTGTTCGGCAAGGACGCGTATTTGGAGGGCGACGGATACTTAGAACGACCATTCTGGATTTCGTACACCGAGGACCAAGATTTGTGGAACTGGGTGTTGCCGCACTCCCAAGAGATCAACGCCTATTTGATGGTGCAACCGCGCACCGTTGAAGTGTGGGATAAAATAATTGAGATGAGTGCCGCTGATGCTGAGAAAAGAGGTAAAGGCGTCCGCTCGTACATCGAATACTACACCCGCTCCGTCCTCGCAGAGGTACAAGAGGGCGTTCTATTTTTCCAGACGGGCACAATCGAGTCAGAGGACGAGACCATCACCCTTCCCGTTTATACCAGTTACCGCACCGGGGTCCTCAACATCCCGTACGTGGGAGTCAGCGAGGCTGGCGCGGCATTAGTCGAGAGTGGATTCGACATCGGCCTCGCGTGGTTCGAGCGCGGCGACGGTCTGATTCAGTTCTCTTTGCGTAGCAAAAAGGGCGGCCCAATCGACGTCGCCGCAATCGCAAAGACCTACGGCGGCGGCGGCCACAACAACGCGGCAGGTTTTCAAGTTAGTCTCAGAGAGGGTCGCGACATCGTCGACGGCATCATAGGGAGACTCAGTTATGAAAAATCGAATTGACATCATAGAGTTCCCTGTCTTCTCCGACTTCATCGTCCACGTTGAAGTGACAAAGAACTTACAAAAGACTACGATGAAGTATCCAAGTGTCGCGTGTTCGGCGGACGAGATCGATAACAACACAGACGCGGTCACGTTGTACGCTAACGGAAAGGTCTGTTTCATATTCTTACAACCCGATGCTTCTGCTGGAACAGTGGCCCACGAGGCCTTTCACGCCGTCGAGAATATGATGAGCTATTTCGATATGGACTTGGGCGGGGAGACTTCGGCGTATCACATCGGGTATATAGTGAACCGTGCATTCAAATTGTTGAGGAAACGATGACACTACTTATCGCAGTTAAGAGTTGCCGTGCAGACCTAGATCGCGGGTGTCATGACGTGATTCGCTCGACGTGGGGGCTAGCCTTGCGCGGTAAGGCGATGGTGCGTTTCTTCGTCGGCCACACGGCCAGCGACTACTTCATGGCCCACCCAAAGGCCGACGCGAGAACATTCTCAAACGACGAGGTTGTGGTGGACGCACCCGACGATTATCAGTCACTGCCACATAAGACTCGCGCCATCTGCGGCTGGGCGATCACTAAGAACGTCAGCCACGTGTTCCTCTGCGACAACGACACTTATGTGAACGCGGCGAAGCTACTCTCTTGCGGGTACGAGGGCTACGACTACGTAGGCAAGATCGACAAGCCGTTGGGAGAAACCTTCCCTTACGACGCGGTTGACCGCAATGGAATAATGGAGCACATCCCCTTCTGTTACCCGTGGGCCAGCGGCGGCTTCGGCTACTTCCTGTCTCGCAACGCGGCCTTCGAGGTGGCAGACAGCTATCCGAAGACGTGGGCAGAGGATTTGTGGGTTGGTCAAGTTCTGGGACGAGAGATCGCAAAGAAAGAAATGTCGGCACTCAGTCTCCCGGCACGTAGTTACTCTGAGCACTTTCCGTCCGCACAATTCAAACAGGGATACGACCCGAAACTGAAGTGGATGGAAAAGATGCACGCGGAGAACAAGTGAAGACCGCGCTCTTAGTCATTGCAACTGGGGAGAAGTACCACAAGTATATTCAGCCGCTGCTCCAATCGGCCAGAACCTATTTCGTCCCCCACACCCCGGTCGTCTTCTCCGACGCCAACAATATCGGCTTGGGAGAACGTCCTTACATGGTGATCGACCACGAGGCGTGGCCCGGTCCCACGCTACACCGATATCATACGTTTTTGAAGGCGAAAGAATATCTGGGATGTTTCGACCAGCTATTTTATATCGACGTCGACATGCTGTTCGTCGCACCAGTTGGGGACGAGATATTCTCCCACGGTCTTACTGCCGTGCTCCATCCCGGCTACGTCGGCATGAACAGCACTTCCGGTACTCCCGAAAGACGGAGAGAGTCCGCCGCGTTCACCCCACATAATACGGCCTATTATTGCGGAGGCTTTCAAGGTGGGGATACAGAAACATATTTGAGGGCGATGGAGTATATGGCTGCTGGAATTAAACTTGATGAGACGCGAGGAATAACTGCGGTGTGGCACGATGAGTCTCACTGGAACGCCTTCTTGTCGACTATCGAAAGACCGACAAAGGTTTTTGGACCAGATTATTGTTACCCCGATGTACCCGGCGACTACTACCGCAATAAATGGCGCGCGGCGGGGCTGACGGTCACCCCAAAGATTTTGGCACTCACGAAAGAATCATGATTACCATTAAACTGATGGGAGGATTAGGAAATCAACTTTTCCAGCGGGCCTTCGGGCTGGCGTTAGAGGGCCGAGGTTACACAGTTCGATACGACTTGTTCGCGTTGAAAGAGGGCACTCACCGCGAGTACTCGCTTGGATACTTCAGCGACCTGCCAATCAGCCGTCAAGAGGGGCCGATTGTCAAGGAGGAGGGCGCGGGTTTTAACGCGGCCTATCTCAATCCGCCCGACACGTGCACCATGACCGGGTATTGGCAATCGGAGAAATACTTCCTCCCGGTTGCGTACGAGGTTAACGAGGCATTCAGGTTTCGAGGGCCGCGTCCGCTACTGCCCGACTGTATAGCGGTTCACGTGCGCCGGGGGGACTATGTCGATTTGCAACAGTTTCACGGCATGCCTGACATTAAGTATTATACAGAGGGCGTTGAGCACATCCGTCGCCGCGTGGGGGAACCTCTTAAGGTTTTAGTGCTATCGGATGACCGCCAGTGGTGTAGGGAAAATCTCCCCTCTGATTTCACAGTCGTAGAGGGTGCGAACAAGTACGAGGACATGAAGATCATAGCTGCGTGCGGGTTCGCGGTGATCGCCAACAGCAGCTTCAGTTGGTGGGGCGCGTGGCTGGGAAGACAGCGGATAATAGTTGCACCGAAGCAGTGGTTCACAGAGCCGTCAATGGATTCTAAGGATATCGTACCGGAGCGATGGAGAACACTATGAGAGTATACTTAGGCGGCACCTTTGACATCATTCATCCCGGCCACATCAAGCTGTTCCGATGGGCGAAATTTACCTTCGGTGAGGTGATAGTCGCGCTCAACACCGACGAGTTTATCCTGCGGTATAAGGGCAAGGCCCCGGCGATGACCTTCGAGCAGCGTGCGGACGTTCTCAGAGAGCTTCGTTCGGTGGACCGCGTTGTCACGAACACGGGCGACGAGGACTCAAGGCCATCGATTATCGAAGCCCGCCCGCAAGTCATCGCGGTAGGCTCCGACTGGACGAGAGATCGCATTTTGAAGCAACTGAATATCACTGAGGGATTCTTACTGCAATACAGCATCAACCTTGTGATCTACGGCAACTCTGACCCGATACACTCATCAGACATCAAGAAGAGAATGGCATGATAATCGAGGCGTTCATTCCGGATTGGGCAAGCCCCCGGGCGCACGCGGGGGCGTTGGCCGAGGCACTTGAGCCTTTTTGCAAGACGACTATCTTGAGTTCCTTCGACGTGCCTTTTTCAGTTCAGTGGGAGGAAGCAGTTTCTAAGTTCACTGGCGACATATTTTTGTGGGCGATGGCGGACATCGGATTTCGGGACCCTGTTGAAGACATCTTTGTTTCAATGTACCGCGCCTACTCGCGCGGCGACGTCGCTATGTACGCCCCCAACTTGGACTACACCGCGATGGTGTATGATACGAGCAAGTTACGGCAGGTCGATCTTGGGCTGTTCGAAGTCGCGGGAACGGATTTAATCTTTGTTAGCCTGCACCGGGACCTGTTGGAATTGCTGCCCCCGCTGGGCTGCAATACCCATGCGTGGGCCTATGATTATCTGATGACGCACATCGCGCACAGCAAACTCGGCAAGAAGGTCGTACGCGACTACAATTTCATGATCGCTCACCCGTACGGGAAAGCGTATAGTGAACCAGAAGCTATAGCGCAGCAAAACGAGTGGATACACCATCTGTCTTTTGTACACCAGATGGGCATCCGAGAACAGCAAGCGATTCAAGAAAGAACCCATGCTTAAGTTATTCACTTTCGTGAGCACGAACCCCGCGCTGCTCGAACTTCAGTACAACAGCTTTCTGCGACACATGAGGGAGCCGTTCGAGTTCGTCGTTATAAACAACGGCGCGCTCACGGACCACGACAAGTACATTGAGATTGCCAAAGAGTGCATGCGCCTCCACCTTCGGTTCATAAGTGTGATGTACGACCCTATCCTCGCAGACCGACTGCGCAATTTAGGCGGCCACCGAGTGCTCGTCGGTAATATGTATGCTAACATGACTGCGGCCTGCGGATACGGGGTCGCGTGGGCGTGGGAGAACGTGATCTCGAAACAGCGCGGCACCGTCTGTCTGATGCACCACGACATGCTGATGGTGCGCGACGCCGTTCTGTCAGATCAGATGGAGGATGCTGACTTGGTATTTGTCCCGCAATCCCGTGAGGGCGTGCCCGTGCACTTGTGGGAGGGGTTCGTTCTCGCCAACATCGACCGCATACCTGTGATGGACGCAGCGTGTTGGTGGTACGGTGAGATCGGTGATGTCAATGTGGACGTCGGAGGGATGTCACACTACTGGTTTCAAGCGCACCCGCACCTGCGTTGGAAGGGAATTCCTACAGTCTCAGTCGAGGATACGCCCGACGTGAGTTTTCACCCAGCGGTATTTGAGCATCTGTATCTCGATGGCGAACCAACAATTCTACACTACCGCGCGGCATCCGACTGGATGAAGCTGGGGCCAGAGTACCACGAAAAGAAGATGCTGTGGCTAAGGGAGCAACTGCGATGATCGCAGGAAAAGTAAACATAGTTATCCCGCTCTACAATCAAGAGCAGTACATCACTCAGTGTGTCAATTCAGCCCTCGCTCAAACGTATCCGAATTTCGACGTGACCATCGTTAATGATGGTTCAACCGACTATTCGAGACAGGTGTTACAGGAAGCGATTGACGCTTATTTGAACGTAGACAGCGTCAAGAGGGATGAATTTTATAAGATAGTAGAAGAGAAAGGTCTAGAGACCAAGCGAACCAGCGATGGCATGTTTCCGGACCACGAAGAAAAATGGGCCTTGTGGGCGAGTTATTTTCCGAACGGTGAGCGCGTCGCACCTCTCGTGATCGACCAACCGAATAAAGGTCTTTCCGAGTCCCGGAATATCGGGATTAGAAGCGGGGACGGGGAGTTTATTTTACCGCTTGACAGCGACGACTGGATTGATGTAGACTATCTAAGTAGGACCGTGCCCAAGATGGCGGACCCGAAGGTGGGCATCGTCTCCACCGATATGCAGTACGAGGGGCTGTTGCGCAACCGCATCGCACCGCGCGGTCTAACGTTAGCGCATCAGATGAACTGCAATGACCTTCCAATCTGCTCGCTGATTAGACGAGAGGCGTGGGAGCAAACCCCCGGGTACGAGACCATCTTCGTTGACGTGGCAGGCAGCACGAAGGTTCTCGGTTATGAGGACTGGAATATGTGGATTGATATTTTGAAGCGCGGCTGGACCGTGGCGGTCGTCAACGAGCCGCTGTTCCACTACCGCGTGAAACCAGTTTCGATGATAACGCAGGCGAAATCGAAGCACAACGGACTGGTGCGCGTGATTCATCTTCTGCATCCGGATTTGTGGAGACAATAGTGAGGATAACTTTTATCGGCGACGTGCACGGGAAGACCGACCAGTACCAGAAAAAGCTGCGCCAGAAATTCGCCGGGAAGCGCACCTTCCAGATCGGGGACATGGGCGTTGGCTTCAAAGGCACCCCGGGTCTTCATAAAGACATCATGACCAGCGGCGACCACAAGTGGATTCGCGGGAACCACGATGACCCGGCGAAGTGCCGACAGCAGTACGGATACGCGGGCGAGTACGGCTACCTGCCGGGGGACAAGCTGTTCTTCCTCGGTGGCGCGTTCTCCATCGACCGCGCGTGGCGCACCCCCGGCGTATCGTGGTGGGGCGACGAGGAACTCAGTTGGCCGGAACTCGCGAAGGCCGTCGACTTGTACATCGCGACGAAGCCTGAGATCGTGGCAACGCACGACTGCCCCAGCCGCATCTCAGAATACATGCTGACCGTGGTGCTCCCCAGCTTCCGACCGGAGAAACTGGACTGCATGTCCAGCCGCACCGCAGCCGCGTTGCAGCAGATGCTCGACATTCATCGCCCGAAAGAGTGGGTCTTCGGTCACTACCATATTGATACCTCTTTCGAGTGGCAGGGCGTAAAATTCACTTGCATCGCTGAACTTTCGGAGTATACTATAACTGACGAGGTGGTGACGCTGTGAAATACGAGTACATAAGATTAGAACTTAACATGGGCGACCTGACCGCGCTCAACGGTTTGTCGTCCGTGGGTTTCCGTGTCGTGGCCGTTTTGAGCGAACCACGGTATGTCGCCGTGGACGACTTCGCGGGTATGGTGCCGATAAATTACGCCTTGCTCGAAAGGCCTATACCATGAACGTTTATCTGATAGCCGACACGCATCTGAAACACGAGGCCATGAAGACATACTGTCTACGCCCGCCCAACTTCACAGAACTCATACATAAGAACGTGATGAACACAGTGAAGGCAGAAGATACGCTGATACATTTAGGCGACGTGGGCATAGGTAAACACGCGGATTGGACGTGGATGGTGCGCGCATGGCCGGGTCGTAAAATACTGATACGTGGTAATCACGATAGGGCACACTCTTGTGGATGGTGGGCAGAAACAGGCGGCTTTGATTTCGCGTGCGACTCGATGGTCTTCCGCAACGTGCTACTCACCCACGAGCCAGCGAACGCGATCATAAAATCTGACGGCCATCGTCCGTACGGCGCGCTGGAAGAGGGTCTGCCGCAAGACTGCGAACTGAACGTGCACGGGCACCTTCACAACATCTGGGACGGATTCGCCAGCGAAGGACGTTTGGAGCGCGACAAGGAACTGCTCGGAATAGACTTCACCAAACGACTAAAGCACTCGTGGCAGCGGCTGTTCGCCGTGGAGTACACGAACTACATGCCAGTTGAATTCAACAAGTTTATATCGCAGCCGGACAAGTATCAGGCGAGAGGACCTAAACCGAAACATTTTTCGGAACTCCGCGATCAACTGATACTTCCAGCAACAGAGGAGAAATAATGGCAGACTTTAATCAGGCAGTTCAGAAGACGTTAATACACGAGGGCGGGTATCAGAACCGTCCGCTGGACAAAGGCAACTGGTACAACGGAATCAACTACGGCACGAAGTACGGCATCACTGCCACCGACGTAGCGCATTACTTTCCTACGCTCATTTCGGACTTGAACTGCGTTCGTAATCTGACGACGGCACAGGCCACGATAGTCTACAAGGGCGGGTACTGGAAAGACCTTTACTCCCAGATCAACGCGCAACTGGTCGCGGAGAAGCTGTTCGACATGGGCGTGCTGATGGGCGTGGGGACTGCGGTGAAACAATTGCAGATCACTTTGAAGAACGCGATTGCGATTGTGCCGGACGGCGTGTTCGGCCCCCAGACCTTGGCCGACGTTAACCAGCAGGACGGTACTCAACTATTAGCTAATTACCGCACCACGCTCATTCAACACGCGATCAACATCGTGAACAACAACCCGAACGACGCCGAAGACATCCAAGGCTGGATAACCCGCATCAACAGTTAAAGGCTCCCATGATAAAAAAGTGGGTGATGACAAGGTTCATAGAGTGGGCTCCGGGGGAAAAACATCCGGCGACCCCGGTTAAGGTATTCAGGAATGTTCACGACTGCGATAAGATTCGCCGCGTTCTGCTGGCGCGGTGCAACATCTGCAACTATGTCGTATCTCGCGACCCGATAGCGGTGAAGGAACTGCTTTATAAGTGCGACAACAAACGGTGCTGTTTGATAAGTCCCGGGCTGCACCAAGTGTGTGACGTTTGTTACTGGATGTGGCGCGCGTTGTACGCGAATCTAGGATTGAAAGACCAGAGGTACTTCAAAGAGGGAGGAGAGTTATGAGACACAAAATCAGCACGGTAGTATTTTCACAAGGTTGGCTGGACGGCCAGATTGAGAGCATGCTGGCGAACACCGCAGCCCATCAAAATGAGGACCCGACCGGGCACTTGGTCGTATCCCAGATCGCGGAACAGTGGGCCATCATCACCGCTGCGCTGGACGACCTGATTAAAGAGAACGGCGAATTGAAGCGCAAGCTGTCTGTGGTTGAGAGCGCGTTTTTATGAACATCCGCGAGTGCAGACAGTGCCACCGGATGGTCGACTTCGACGAACCGTGGTGCGCCCACGAGACGATGGAAGAGAGCGCGTGGATAGACATTCGCGAACGAGCCGCCGCCTTCGGTAGAGACGCAGCCGTGATAGACGACATCGTAGAGCAAGCGGCGAAAGACCTAATCAAGTGAACCTAAAGTGGAACGCGTCGCTCAGTCGTTTCGAAGCCGAGTTCTCGGACTTCCACGGGGACCTTGCTGCCGTGAAGGCGGCGGGTTTCAAAACGGATGGTCGCCCGGACTGGATTTGGTACACATACAAGGCCGAACCGTTGAACAAACTCCGCGAGACCCGACCCGCCAGTGGTCTCACAATCACCCCGGACGCAAAGCAGCAATTTGCCGTGCTGTACGCGGTCGAAGAACGCAACGCGAAGACGAAGGCCGAATTCGCGGAGCACACAAAGGCCTTGAAAAAGAAGATTAAGGAAGAGACCCACGAGGGGACGACCCTAGTAATCGTCCCCGCGAAGGGCTACATCGAGGCCAGCGACCTCCCGCCGTTCACCCCCGTTTGTACGCAGTTCAACCCCCCAAACAAGCCGTCCACTGTGTGCATCATCTGCGGGGACCCTGTCTATTTTTACGAGCAGCAAAATCCGCCCGTGTGTCTGTGGTGTTCGAAAATAGTTCTTGACAACCCCGACGGAATATGAGATGATGTTTTTGGAGGATACACATGTCGAAATCATCAGATGATTTAGCTACGTTGTTCGGGAAATTTGTCGGTGCCCTTATTCTCGGTGCCGCGCTCTCTGTTCTGTTCGCGTGGGTCACCGGATATATCGTGAACCACTTATTCACCGCTCAGTTTCTGACCCTCGTGTTCGGGCACCAAATTTCGTTTTGGCAGGCCTTCTGGCTTAACATTCTTATTGGTTTCGGAACCCGCCGATGAGATTCGACGACGGAGACGAATCCGCACCGACGTTTGTGGAACTGTTCATTTTGTACATACTCGGGATGGCCCCTCCTGAAGTCGAGGACACGCCGCCCCAGTGAGCCACAACTGCAAACTGACGGACAAGGACGGGTTCTACACCTTCACCTGCTCCCGCTGTCGAGCCTGTTACGTTTGCAAGCACAAGGCGGTTTATTTCGACGAGGCAGGTAAGTGGATGTGGAAGTGCAAAACTGGAAAATTTGTTGAGGTGATCTTAGATGGTAGAATTCAATCGGGCAGCGTACGATAAAAAATATTATAGCCGAAACCGCGAAAGGATACTCGTTGTTGCAGCAGAATATCGTAAACAAAATAAGGAAGCAATCAACGAGCGTCTTCGTAAATGGTACCAAAACGGAGGAAGAGATGTTAAGAGGGCGTGGCGGTGGGCGGTTGAATACGGTTTGTCAGCCGTGGAAGTCGGCTCTTTGTTTTTGTTTCAGAAAAGCCGATGTGCGATATGCGGAAGTAAGACCAGTTTAGAGGGCCGTTGGAAATCTTTGAATATCGACCACGAACACGGCGGATTTAACAGAGTCAGGGGCCTTCTTTGCACCCTCTGTAATCAGATGCTCGGGTCACTGGAGAGACGGCCAAAACTTTTGAAGTTGTGTAAACCGTTTTGGGATTATATCAGTAATCCGCCAGCACGAAAATTGAAAATCGGAGGATGGAAATCATGAGCGACAAACAGAAGCACAAGAATCCACGCACCAGACAACCGCAAAAGGCATCGGCCCCGCTCACAGCGGAAGAGCAGGCCAAGATTATCGCCGCCCGGGAACAAGCGGAGAAGGAAGCGAACGAGGAAGCCGCGCGCCTTCAACTCTACGGCAGGTCCGTCGAGAAGATGTCGCACCGTCAACTCCGTTCCGAACTCGTGAAGACGATTAAGCGTGAAAACGCGGGCCGCCCACCGGAGCCAATCCCGGGTTTAACGGTTGCCTTCGCGTCCGTCCTGTTGCTGGTGTTGGACAACACGCGCACCAGCCCCGTATTTGACACGGACAAAAACGGCAAGCCGACCCGCGTCGCCCGGTTGGACCAGATTAACCAACTCGGCAGGCTGCACCCGTACCCGCTATGATAATCAAACCGAACTATGAACACCGCAACCTTTCTACGCTGCTCTCGTTCGTGGCGTTCTGTTACAAGAATCCGAAACTTCGATTCTGGCAGGCATTGGTAGTTTGGGCAAACTACGGCGAGATCGATGCGGTGCCAGTAACGGAGGACACGAAGTACGGACGTACACCAGTGGAACTGCACATCGACACCTTCTACTGGGAAGGACGCAGCGGCAACAATGTTTGAATTCTTGTTTTGCCCCGTTCACGGTATCGTGCCCTTCGTGGTCCGGTACCTTAGCGCGGTGGACCCGCAACTTTTGTACTTGACATTGAAGTCGTATTATGAGAGGATAACAAAATGAACGGCATAAACGAAAAGAATCACCGCGATAAAAAGAACGAGACCAGCGCAGAGAACTTCCGCAAGGAAAAGAGAGCGCGCAACGACGCGCGCGGCAAACAGAAGTGGGTCCCAAGTTCGTTCACGGGAACCTTAGAAGAACTCGATAAGTTATCTGACGCAAAGGTACGGGCAATTGTCCCGGCGCACTGGGAGAGATCATGAGTTTACCAAACAAGAAAATGATTCAGAAGAATTACAACGTGCTCGCGACCGTGGGCGCGCCAATCAAAATGTGGAACAAGCACGTCAAGATCGAAGACAAGGCCATCGAGCAACTACATCAGGTCGCCGCGATGCCCTTCGTGAAGCCGTGGGTTGCCGCTATGCCAGACACCCACTGGGGCATGGGCGCGACCGTTGGCTCTGTCATCCCTGCGGTGGGCGCTGTGATGCCTGCGGCGGTCGGAGTGGACATCGGGTGCGGCATGATGGCTGTGCGCACCAACTTAAAGTTTCGAGAGAAAAGTCTTCACGACCAGCGCGACCCAATGCAGTTCTACTTCGAGGAAATCTCCGCAGCGGTTCCGCACGGTCGCACTAACGACGGCGGAAACGGTGACCGTGGCGCGTGGGGTGAAGTGCCAGAAGACATTCAGAAGGCTTGGGGACGAGAGTTTACGTCGTACATTTACGGTGAGAACAGAGGTTTATTTGATAGACATCCCGGCGCGTTGTCGAAGAACGCGGAGAAGCAACTCGGCACACTCGGAACCGGAAACCACTTCATCGAGGTGTGCACCGAGATCGACAATCCCGACTCGAATCTCTGGGTCGTAATTCACTCGGGTTCACGTGGCTTCGGCAACCGCATCGGTACGTACTTCACGAAGCTAGCAGGCGACCTATGTAAGAAGTGGGGCGTTCAACTTCCGAATCGCGATCTCGGCTACCTTCCGGTAGGAACTCCTGAATACGACGACTACATGTCTGCCGTGAGGCTGGCGCAGAAGTTCGCTTGGGTCAACCGTGTGGTCATGATGAACCGCGTGTTGACTGCAATCGGCGCGGAGTCAGACACGGATTGGACACACCACACTGATGTGGAGCCGAATCTCGTCGTTCACAATCCAGTGCCGTCTTTGATTCACGTGCACCACAACTACATGACTCAGATTCGTTTCCAGAATCTCGACATCAACCTGACCCGCAAGGGCGCGGTGGACGCGAGCGAGGGCAACTGGGTCATCATCCCCGGCTCGATGGGCGCGAAAACGTACATCGGGAAGGGACTCGGGAACAGGGACTCGTTTTTCTCTTGCTCTCACGGCGCGGGCCGCGCGATGAGCCGAACCCAGGCTCTTAAGATTTTCTCAGTGGAAGACCACACCAAAGCAACGGATGGTGTCTACTGCGATAAAACGACCGCTGTGCTCGACGAAACCCCCGGGGCTTATAAAGATATTGACCAAGTTATGGAGAGCCAAAGGGACCTTGTTGAGCCTGTGCTCAAGATTCGGCAACTCGTTTGTGTAAAAGGTTTGAGTGACTAATGTTGAACGGAGACTGGCGAGTTAACAGATCGTTCACGAGAACGGAAGGCCAAGCCAACGCCAAGATTGCTAACGCGAAGGGCGACGCTGAGTCACAGTTAATCGTGGCGCGCGCTAAGGCAGAAGCACAGCGTCTGCAAGTTAGCAACATCACACCCGAACTGCTTCAACTTCGCACCATCGAGTTGATGCACGACAGATGGGATGGCACGTTCCCGACAACGTTCATGGGTGGGTCTAGTCCAGCGAGTCTGTTGATTCAACCCCCGGCCCACGTAGCGAAGGCAGCGAAAGAGTAAATGACCAACCGTTACACGGTCGACGGCATCCTCGTGGAGGCCACCAAAAGTATCGGTGGTCTCTTCTACGAGGTGACTGCTGTGAAGACGGGACAGACGATACGTGTTCTCGTCAAGGCATTTGAAAGTGTAGCGAAACCAGTACCAGAGATCATGAGTTCGACAGCAGACCCGGAGGCAGCGACATGAATATAACAAGCACAGACGAGAGACGGATTTGGGCCACTTTTTACATCGTCGCAGTAATCACGGCGTTGATAATGATTATTTCGCGATGATAGTCGCATTCCAACCCGGGGGCAACATACGTGCCGCGCGCGTGGTGCTAAAGCCGGACGAGACGGTTCCAACGCGGTACAACACGCCGGAGGCCATCGTTTACCGAGAGGGCGAAAACGGCGGCCCTTGGATTTTAGTGAAGCCGCAGTACACGGTTATACCAGCGGATTCCCCGCTACTGTCGCAGCCAGTGCTGCCGGACATCACTCTGCCCGTAGAGCCAGAGGGTAGCGCATTTGACCATACAGACATCATTCGAATGGATGACGATTATGATAATTCACAAAGAGAGGAATAAAATGAAAAAGCAATATATCGGTCTCATCAGAGACCACAGCGCGTCGATGAATCACTTGACGAGCGCAGCAAAAGACGATTACAACAATGTGATCGCCGCAATCAAGGATGCATCATTTAAGGAAGACATCGACACCATCGTTTCTGTCGTGAAGTGCGGGGCAGGTGGAATCGGCGGGACCGTGGTGCGGGAGTTCGTCAATTCCAGTGTCTCTCGTTTGAAGCCGCTCCAAAGTTATGTGGCGGACGGCAGTTCCACCCCGCTGTTCGACTCAGTCGGCGAGATCATCGACATCTTGGAGAAGTCCCCAGATGCCTACGACTCCGACGTCACCTTCCTTGTGATGGTCGTAACGGACGGCTACGAAAACGGTTCCAAAAAGTGGGATGGCCGTCAGATCGGCGACCGCATCACCCGCTTGATGGGTAGCGACCGCTGGACCTTCACCTTCCGCGTGCCTTACGGCTCCAAGGGCAGCTTGACCCGTCTCGGCATTCCTTCCGGCAACATCGAAGAGTGGGAGCAGAATGAGCGTGACATGGAACGCAGCGGCGTCTTGACCACACAATGTGTCTCGAACTACTTCGGCGGCGTCACTCGTGGCGTATGTTCCACCAACAGCTTCTACGCAGACATGTCGACCAACGTCTCTTCCGAAGTTCGCGTTTGGCCCGTAACAAAACAAGATCAGAACAAGGGACCGTTAGACCGTAACGGATATCGCGTTGCAGAGATCGCTCCCTTCGTTGAGAAAAAGACCGGGACACCCTACCAGCGCGGTTCCGCATTCTACGAACTCGTGAAGACGGAAAAAGCCGTGCAGGCAACCAAGTTGATCGTGATTCGCTCTCGCAAAGACGGTGCCGTATACGCGGGACAAAGCGCGCGTGACCTACTAAATCTGCCGACCCAAGGCACCATCAAATTGTCCCCCGGCGACCACGGCGACTGGGAGATTTTCATCCAGTCGACCAGTTCCAACCGTCACCTGCCAGTAGGCTCGAAGGTGTTGTACTGGAAGAACGCGGGACGCTAATGCGACTACGAACCAAAATCGGACTGACCATTCTGTCGGCGGTCCTTTGGTTTGCCGGATGCGAGGGGCTGGACCGCGTCCATCCCCGCGTTTCCAATAAGTCCGACGGCTGCATTACTTCCGTCTCCCAAGCACGACTCCAAGAGTGGTACCAAGACGCGAACAAAGATTACTTCGATGACCAACTGCCTCACGACACCTTGATCGTGTGGGAAAATTTGCGATACAAGAAGGCGATGGCCGACACCGTGTGCAACGAGCAAGGCTGCAAAATGCGTTTAGACCCGTACGTGAACATCGCCCCGGTCACGGCGCAGTTAAGTGAGTATCACGAAATGTGCCACGTCGCGACCCGAGATGTGGACCTTATGCACGGCCCCGAATTCCAGAAGTGCATCCGAATGCTCTTCGATAAGGGAGCGTTGGACGGACTAATTTAGGAGGATAACATGCGTGATTTAACGAGGGATTGGCCCACGTGGCGCGCCCCGGGGTATAAAATGATGAGTATGGACCAAGTTAGGGAAGAGCAGTTGAAACAACAGCGAGACGACGCACGACTTAAGCACTTGCGCGACATCGAGTTTGTGAACCAGAACGAGAGGGGAAAATAGATGTTGTGTGGTGAGAAATCAGTTCGCCACACATTTCCTTGCGGCTGTTCGGGAACATTATCTATTAATCGGAGTAAATTTATCGACGTAAGAAATCATCGAGGTGGGAGAAAGTCTGCCCATTGTCGCGTGATGGCAATATTGAGTGCCTCGCAACAAAGAGCCAAAAAGTATAAATATACTCCAGTCAATCGAGACACGCTACATTCTCTAGTTAGGAAGTTAATGAGAGTCAAAGAGTGCTGGCGTTGCAGACAACCGCTAGAGTGGGTCTTCGGTCGCGGAAAGACGCCGCACCTCCACCACGACCACGAAACCGGAGAGGTTCATGGTTTCACACACCCAAGCTGCAATCCAAAGGCGTTGCTACACGAGATTGATGATTTGAGAAAAGAACTCGCTATTTTAAAAATTTCACTTGACAAGACTCTCCAATCATGAGATGCTTTGGATACGGAGAAACGCATATGACTTTTCGAGAACAGGCTGAGAAATATATGCTTGAGATCGCTAATCGAAAGGGTGCCCCAGCGAGAGCTACCACCCTTCACGTCTATCGCTCCGTTCTCGATGCCCGCGTACTTCCCGCTATCGGCGGGGCAGATATGGCGGCCATTAACAATAAAACCGTCAAGATGCTCGTCGGTCGTCTCGCAGAGGCCCGATTGAGTCCTGCCACCATATCCTTGACGGTCGCACTTGTGAAACAGATCGTCGCGTCCGCCACGGATGACGAGGGTACCTACCTGTACCCGGTGAAATGGAACCCCAAGTTTATAGACGCTCCCCGGGTCGACCCAGCCTCCCAGACCACGCCTATTGCCTCGGTTGCTGCCATTACGGCTGCATTACAGACGACATCGGGCGAAGTTGGGGTATTGGTAGCCTTATTGGCTGGAACGGGCCTACGGGTCGGGGAAGCCCTCGCCTTGAAGGCATCTGACTGGGACCGGGACGCGGGCACCCTCCGAATTCACTCCACGATGGTCAAGGGCCAAGTCCAGCCGGACCCGAAAACGAAGGCCGGGAACCGGGTGGTCGACCTAGACCCCTCGCTGAATCGATTCCTTAGCGCGCTGCTTCCGACCGAGGGCCGCCTGTTTTCATCCCCGGAGCGCACCCTGCACTTCCGCCTTGCGAAGCTGGGCATCCACGGGTTCCACAGTTTGCGCAGATTTCGCATCACGTATTTGCAAGGCACGGCAATCCCGCCTACGCTGGTGAAGTTCTGGGCGGGTCACGCGGCGGGAGACATCACGGAGCGTTACACAAAATTCGGAGCACAAATTCAAGAGAGGAAGGTCTGGTCGGAGAAGGCCGGATTAGGGTTCTCGTTGTGATGTTCCACATCTACAAATGGATTTTCGTCCTCACTGGGAACCAGTGGGCATGGGACAAGTTACAGGAGAAACGCCGATGACCAATTTACACATTAAGATGATTTTGTTTGGCGTGGTGTTGTTCATGATATCCACGATACTGACGGTCGATTTAATAAACCGCCAGTGCCACGGCCAGTGCTTTCAGAAACACGACAAGGGTTGTCAAGCGCGCTGCTTCGACCGGGGCGTGTGCCCGATGTCTGGGGGAGACCAGTAGTGCCCGGTAAGGACATCCCGGCAATCGAGTGGAAGACCTTCTTGGACGCCGACCACGTCGCACACGTCGGCCCCGCGCTAGAGGGAAGAATGATGGCGGGGCATAAACTAACTCTAGCCTGCGACTGCGGGCCGAAGGTGGACCGGACGCGCTACGCCTTAATCGTTGTGCACAACATCATTCACTAGGAGAACAATATGAGAGAACACTGGAAGGGACAAGCTGATGGTTTTCACGACGGAGAACCCGTCTGGGACAACGACGGGCACTACACGTGGCCGAGAATCAGGTACGTCGAACCGCTGGAATTCACGGCGGAACTTATCGTTAAAATCTTCGACAAGGATGGGAACTGGATTGGGACTCACGAGCGGCGGGTTATGACAAAAGAAGAATTTATGAAGATGTATCCGGACTTTAGACAAAGTGAGAGCGAAAAGTATCAGGACGAGTTGGAGCCCCTACCGTAAGGGCGCGTACGGTTCGAAATCCTTGGCGTACTGATCTCGGTTCGAAGTCGTAGCCATAATCTCCCTCGCGCGCTGTATCCTCGTTCCTAAATCCAATCCGTAGTTCTTGTAAATATCCAAACTGTCGTAAGCCCGGAAACCGATGTGCGCGCAAACCGGAGCCTTCGGGTACACGGGCAGCCAGTTATTTTGGCGCATCGTATTCCGAACGAGACCATCATCAAGTTGGGTGATTTCGTGCCATGCCCCGAACGTACGGTCTAGATATCCACGCATGTCTTGAAAGTAGGCGTCGCAAATATGCGGCACCAATGCGTCAAGTAGGGGGCGTTTCAAACACGCGCCCGGATTTGTGTAAAGGTGTCGGAACTTCCACCGACCGTCGTGGTGGTATCTACCGCAACTGGCAACCGCAGTTTGGCTGCGATGCCAAGAAAAATAATAGGGATAGCAGAGTACATCTTCCTCCAATAAATAAACAGCCGATGCCCCTGTTTTATATCCGGATTTAATGGCGTGCAAAATATTCCAACTGCCAGAGGGGGCTTTGACGTGAGGTCGGGCGTGGAAAATTTGCGCTCTAGGAAGGTACGCATCTCGAACCCAGCCCACTTCGGCCACCCGCTGCTCCGAAGATGTATCCAGAAAAATTCGAACGTCATCAGGAGCATCAACAATTTGTCCTAGTTTTTCAAGTGTCAACGCCAGCAGTTCTGGGCGAGCAAAAGTTGGTATAACAACGACCTCGTTCAGTGACGTTTTCCGTGTAGTGGACATTTTTCCTTGGTTCCTTTACCACCCGGCCCGTTGCAATTATTACAAAGAACTTGATATCCCTTCGGGTAGTTATTTTTCTTGAGGAAATTAAAAAGTGCACAACTGCTGAGTCTGCGACCGTTCTTCCCTAGATGGCTGTGACCGTCGCCTTTGATGTGGTCTAATTGTAAAAAGCCAAAATACGTGGTTCGACAACCTGAACACATGCATCGCAATTTGCCTTTACTGTAGTACATGAGCACATCTAAACGCAATTTTGCGGCGGCCTTTCGGGTCGATTCACAAAGGAGTTTTCTATCTTCGGGATTCTTCCAACGCTCTCGCATTCGTAAACGTCCGTATTCTCTGCTACGGTAGAGAACGCAATCGTCACAATACTTTTTACCGTTGTGATAACTCTTCTTAAACGATTTTCCGCATCTGAGACATTTCATCATTTTCCTTTCTCCAGAATAGAAAGTAGGCCGGGAATGATTCTGGCACCCCCGGCCCGTTGTTTCGAAACAAAGTCGATGTTACCTACCGCGTTTGCGGGCTTTTCCAGTGTAAGCACGGGACGCGGGTGCAACTTTCTTGTCCGGGGCATTGTTCAGCTTTGGACCGCTATCTTCGCCGAAAATACTATCCCAGCGTTCTTGACTTACGTTGTTGACCCCCCACGTGGCCTTGATCGCGCCTCGTGCGAGTTTGTCTCCACTTCCGATATCACCTAGTGTCATTGTCTTCTCCCTTGTAATCCGGGTGTTGCAATTCTTTTGGAATGTCCGCCTCAAGTTCTGCGGGCAGAGGCTTATTGGGGTCCGCTCCCGGCCAATTGGTCCGGACGTAGTTCTCCCGCGTTACCGGGGTGCCCTTCTTTTTCAAGTAGTCCAGAACGTAATCCATAAGTCTCATCCTTTTATCGTAGCATTTTCTACTGGGGTTGTCAAGCCTTATTTTAACTGTTCGACGCGTTAATGAGCGCGGGCGTAAAGTTTATGTTGGAGAGGTTCGTGTTGGAGACGACCACGTACGCTCTGCGGAGGTACACCCGCACGTTCGCCGGGTCCGTTGCCTCGATGATGTACTCGCCAACAGGAACTGTAAACGAGTAATTTCCGTTCGCGTCGCTGATCGTAAACAAGGTTTGAGTTTTAGAACTATCGACGCGAGTCGGCGTCATTTGAATCAAAATATTCGAGAAGCTAACGCTCCCGGACACGTTAACAGACCCCGCCGTCAAGCTACAGATATCAACTGGCGGCTGGGTTGCGCCAGCGGGACACGGTGTAAGTAGCGACCCGTTCCCTGTATCACCGTTCGACAAAGTATTTCCGTTTCCCGAACTATCAAGTGTAAGATTGTCCCCACAAAACTTCCACCACCCTACTAGGTTATTAGAACTTGGCGTACCGCCTAAAGCGACGGACGCTATCTGCGAGTCAGAGAGCACGGTATTGTAGATGCGTAGGTCGGAGAGTTCACCGTCGTACTGGTTGGTGCCGCCGTCGTTACCGATATATGCAAACCCGGCTGTGTCGTTTTTCGGAGTCTGCCCCGTTGGTACCGTGGCCTCCGCAGCGTAAGTGATCTCCGCGCCGTTCCGGTAGAGTTTCAAAGGACCGCCGTCCACTATATCGAATGACATAGTGTAGTGGAACCAAGTACCCAGTGTGAGAAGGTTGGTTAAGGAATCTGATGTCGCGGGACCAGATGGGTTGTACTTTATCTTGACGCCCATTTGTCCGCTTGAACTAATCCAGCAGACATCTGTGTAGACACTGGCCGGGGCCTTCACGAACATAGCTGGCTGGGAGTTCGGATATGACAAGGGCTTGACCCACATGCAGATAGTCCCTTTACCAAGATTCCCGTATGCCGTAGACCCCGGTGCCGTCAGTCCCGATGTGGTGCCGTTTGTTCGTACGCTCATTTAGTTTCCGTTCCATGAGTTCACAGCCGATGGCGTGAGATTAATATCCGTGTTGGCGTTCACGCCGTCTACCACCACGAGGACTTGAAGTCTATACACGAAACCCGACGCCCATGCGCCGATGTAGTATCTCCCGACAGGCAGATTGGAGAAGCTGTAATTGCCAGAAGAGTCTGAGAGGGTAGTGAAAATCTGAGTTTTGCTGCTGTCAAAGTGATCGCTGACACACTCGACCAGCGCGCCAGTTTTGACAACATTTCCTGAGATGGCCCCAGAAGTAGGAACAGGAATGCCCGTCACAAAGTTCACCGTTGAGCCGGGGGCTAACAAGGTTCCAGCGGCTGGATTAGAACTGATAACGAGACCGCCCGAACCAGTTATTGTACCAACTGCGAAACCTTCACTGATTAACAGTGCTATGGCCTGCGCTTGAGTTAAACCAATCAAACTCGACGAGAGAACAAGGCCCGTATTGCCGCCCGCCCATAAACTGATCTGTGCATCAGTGAGGGCAATCGTGTTATTGATCTGAATTCCGGGGAATCCGGATGTGATCGAGGCAGCGTAATCCTGCGCTTGCAGAATCAGGAACCCGTTCTGGTAAACCGACAAGACAATGCTGCCGTCACTTCCTTGGGTGGATGCAAGCCTGATGACATCACCAACTTGCACAGTAAGGTTGTTAGGGGTTGCGTTTGGATTAGAGAGAACAGTTCCTACGTTGTTGACTGACTTTCCGATTTGGAAATCTACGCCACCTGTAATTGTGCCTGTCGGCGAAGTGAGTTGTGCGTAGTAATAAGTGTGTGTCGCGACTTGTCCCAAAACAAGCGGGAGTATGAACTGAGCCGTACGTCCACCCACCATAGCGTGTACCGTTATCTCACTGTATTGGTTTACACCAAAAGATGCTCCAGTGTATAAGCCTACGCAGCGGCTTCCGGCAGTAGTTGTTGCTTCAACAAATGGTCCGGCAACAATTTTTAAAGCACCAGCCGTAGCCTGGGTGGTCCAGTTAGCAGATAAAGGCCCCACCCCGCTTGTGAACGCATCCACCGCAACTTGGGTGGTACCGTCTTCGTTCGTTGATACAATCGCGGCCAAGGTAGAGCCTACGGGAGCAAGAGCTAGGCCGCCTTGATAAACTTGTGGCCCGGTCGAGTCACCCGGCGAACCGACATAGTACATACCGACACGGTTCAACGTTGGCATGTAAAGTACCGACGTGGCGTAAGCACCTGATTCCGTTGAATTCAAAGACTCCCATAATCCGGAACGGTGAATAGAGTGATGAACGAGCGTCCAGTTAATCAAGTCGGTGGAACTGTAAAGTACGGTCTCAAGCGGGTCGAAGTTAGGGGCTGATGGGTTTCCTTGTCCCGGTTGGTTGGCGGTTCCGTACATGTAGTAGGTCGAGCCAATTTTGAGAACGCTGCAATCCATCCCGAAGACGTTTGCTAGAACAGGATTGCCTGAGTTCTGCATCGCCCACGTAATACCGTCGGCTGAAGTTGCGAGGTAGGTGTTTGGCGCACTACCTGTTCCGTTCAATGCTGAGAACAAGGCATAAAATATTCCAGCGATGACATCAGCGATCACTAGATAATAAACATTGGGATACGTCCCACCTGTAGGGAGGTTCGTTGCAGTCTGAGCCGACCAGTGTATCCCGTCCGCGCTGGTGGACATGTAAGCCGTGGCAGAACCTATAGAAGCGGCTGGTTGGCCCCAGTGATAGTAAATTCCATTGTACTTGAAGACCTGACCGTTAGCGTACGCGCTGATGACTGGATTTGATGAATAGCGTGTCCAGCTTATACCGTCTGCCGACTCAGCGTAATTGACCCCGTTGAGATTAGTAAACCAGCCCTTGTATACGCTAGGACCAGCCAGAATCTGCGGATTGGTGTCGTAGATAACGCCCTGCATCCCCGTTACGCCAGTCCCGAAGTTACCACCCGAGGCCACTTCCGCAGCGGTGGGCGCGAAGATTACGCCCTGCTTTGTCCAGATACCATCTTGTTGAACGGAATTATAACCGCGCCACGATGCAACTTGGGAATTCACGACTGCGTTGGTTGCTGATTGGAAGAACCCCGGTGCGCCACCGGACGGAAAAGTTGCGTCTCCGATATAGAAAATTCGGGTGCCGTTCTGATAAACAGCAATGACCGCCCCGAGTGCAGAGAGTGACCACACGTCACCGGAAGCAATAGTTAACCCGGAAACCGTAGAACCAAGTTGGGTTGCAGACCCAGCAGTAATCTTTTGTACAATGAGAGTGGCAACGCCGCTGGCGTGAGTGATGGCAGCTTGGTATCCACTATTTCCCGACGTATAACGAACACCCAAAGTAAGCACGTTCGTTCCGGTCGTATTTAGTGATTGAATTGTAACTTCCGAAATCTGATCGTTGCCCCAAGTCAAGGCCGTCCACAATTGTCCGCAAGAGGTATTTATAGCGGTAGGTTCGGCGTAGAAGGGAGACCCAGCGGTAATCGCGGACTCTGCTAGGTTCGGCCACGCAGACCACCCCGCAGCGAGACTGCCGGATGCGAAATTGTCAGATGCTAGTAGGGTGTTGTTTGCCATTTATTTTGCCCCGTGAAGATTCAGGTACTTGCTCTTCAAAACTGGCATATCGCCCAAGTTGGCGACGCCCGATTTCTGGGTGTTGTCCGGTTTTAGAGTGGCAGGTTTTTCCGCGTTCTCGGCTATTTGTTCACGAGCGGTCTTCGCGTACGCGCTGACTTGCTGTTGCGCCTGTGACTGAGTGATCTTGCCGTCCTTGTACTTGCCCCAGATGTCATCAATTGCCGTGCGATGGGCTGGGCTGGACTTCAGTTCCGCTGGGAAGTTCTTACGAACCTGTTCCCACGTGATCGATTGTAGCTGGCGCGGTTGTATACCGAGTTCCGCAGCGGCTTGACGGTAGGCCTCGGCATGGACGGCGTACGTGCCCTTCAATCCTGTGGCGGCGACGCTCAGTCTCCCGAAGTTGTCTAGTACCTCTGGGTCCTTTCCACTCAGCGGACGCTGGTGGCCCGCAGCCACGGCGTGCGTGTCGATGGTAACATGGCCGCCCGGGTTATTCGGGTCCACGATGTTGTTGTAAAAGTTTCGAACCTTGTGCGACCCGCCTAGGTTGCGGCTGATGTTTTCACGGGAACCGTCGTCGAGAATGTTCACGGCCTTCGCAATTTCATTCAACGCGCCCCAAGCAATCTTGGAATTGGAACCGTCGTTGTTGGTCATCGTGTGCGTGTAATCGCCCGTGCCCGGGTCTACGTACTTAAACGAACGGTCGTTGTGTGTCTCATCCCAGATACGAATGAACGCGGCCTTCTCCAACGGCTCGGTAAGCTGGTTCAATGTCTTGTCGCCAATCGCGTCGGCCATCCCACCCAGACCAATCTCTCCGGCCTTCTTGTGGGCCTCTGGTGCCAACGAGTCGTCCGCATGCTGGTGGTAGATGTCGGTTGTGCGTTCGGCCAGCCCGACGTTCATGTTCCAATCTTTTTGAGGCGACATCGCAGCTAACACGCCCGCGCCCTGCTTGGTGCTCTTGCCGTACTTGGAAGCGATGCGGTCGCCGATCTTGTTCGCGCTCTCGTACCACTTCGCGGTCGCGTCACGCGTCTCTTTCGGAACTTGGTTGTAAAGGTCCTTCAAGTTATTCTTAAACTGATCGATATATTTGCTGATGACCTTCTGCGGGTCTTTCAGTCCGTCCGGAATTCTCATCCCGGGCATCTCGCGAATCTTGTTCGCAATCTTCACCGCAGCCTCGGGTGTGACCGAGTGCATGCCAATGTGGACGTTCTCGGTGTGCGGGTCGGCTATCGCCTTCGTGCCAGTGGGAACCGCAGTCGAGATGATTCCCTTCTGCTGGTCTTCGGTGCCTTCCGCGTTCTTACCGAAATTAAAATCCTCGCCACCCGTGCCCTCTCCGGTGCCGCCAGTTGGGATAGTCTCACCGCTGCCTAAGTGGTAGATCGCCTTCTGGTTCGCGTCCTGACCCGCCGCAACTGCGGCGTCACGGTCTGTGTGCAGCTTGGTGATATCCAGTACCGACTTCCCGGTGTCCGGGTCCTTCCACGTTCCCACGGCGCGGTCGCCCTGCGATAGCAGGTCCGCGTTGTCGGCCTTGAATTTTGCTAGAACTTCCGGAGTCAGCTTGTCGACTGACAGGGTACGGTCTGGGTGCGCGCCGACCGAGTACAAGTCCTTACCAGCGAGGTTCTCGCCCTCTGGCGTGAAGGTAGAGCCGCCGTTAGCCTCGTGCGCGGCCACTTGATCGGTCTTGTCGACGTTCGACTGCTCCAACGCCTGAATCTTTTGCAGCATCGGCTTCACGTCGCTGGCACTTGGAAATTCCTTTTCGGTTGAAAGGGTGTTGCGGGTTTCTGGAGAGATATCCGCGCGCTCCATGCGCAGCAGCCCATTGCGGTCACCGTTCGCACCGAACGAACGTTGCATGGCATCAGCTTGCGCTGCGCTCACGCCGCCCTCTGGCACAGAGAATGCCAAGACCTTGCCGCCGCGTTCTTGTGTCTTATGAACACGAACTGTTCCGGTGTCATTAATGAAGTCGCGACGGTTATCCTTTTCACCGTTCGCTGGTGCCCCGCCGTGCTCCTCAATTGCATCTTGGTGGTTGGACGGCAAGTCTATGTGACGTCCGTCTGATGTAATAAATCCCGCGTTGCGTTCCATCTTCGGGTCATCGTGGACACCGTACGCGCGCTTGATGTTGTCTAGGACTTCGTCGTGATTAATGTTCGACTGCTCCGTCTTCGGTTTGTCCGCAGCCGCGTACTGAGCACGGGACGCGCGTAACTTTTCAGCGGTAGCCTCTGGTGTGACGGTTTCCTTCGGTGAGAATCCAAGCGTGGTCCCAGACTCGGGGTCGTGGAACATGCGAACGTGGTTCTCCGCGTCCATCGTCATGCGCCCGCCCGGGACGCCGCCGCCCTTCTTGATGGCCTCGTCGTCCCCCGCGTTGCCCGTGGAACGTTCCGGTGGGACACTCGGTGTCTTCTTTACTTCGCTGATTTCTGTTCCTTTTCCTGCTGCTGGCTTTGCGCTTTCATCAGCTTTTCGTGCTTCTTCGGCAGGTGCTTTTTCAACCCGTCCATTCTGTTCTTTTCCTTCTGCTCCGGCGTTATCGGATTCTCCTTCAAGTAATCCTCCATCGGGACCCCCTGAAAGAACTCCTGCGGTGGTTGGTGTGTTGGCATTGTATGCTCCCTTTAGTTTTTTAGCGTACTCTTTCATACGAGTCGGACTCATATGGTACTCTTTGTCCAGACCCTCTTCACGCAGTCCCAAGTTTGCTCGAACTACGGCGAGTGCATCTGGATTCGACACGTGCTCCTTGGCTCTCTCGTACAACTCATTGAAGACCTTGTTAACTTCGTCTGGGGTGTAGCCGCCTTCCTCACGCAGAATCTGGCGCGCGCGAGCGACGTCACCCCGTGCGCCAGAGTTTTGCTTCCAAGGCATGTTGTGGTGAACTTCATCAAAGGCAGGACCACCTAAGATACCAACAACGCGCTGATCGATTCCTTCCGACCCCGGCTTCGCACCAGAAACGTCCGTCTGTATCGCCGCCGCTGCTGGCCCGCCCTTTGCATTTCTCGCGTCCTCGTGGTGTTCCGATAGGAACTGAAATGGTTCCAATCCCTCGGCAACGTTAGCCATAACGTGACCGCCAGCCTCGTGTCCGTGGATTTGTTCGGAGGTATGACCTGACACGCCGCCGATCTCCATCGCTGGTTCGGTGGCATCCGCAAACAGTCCATGTGCAACGGCCTCGTTGCTCATGATGTCTTGTTTCTTTTGGTCCCTATCTGTATTAGATTGTTCCGTGGCCTTCTGTTCTTCCTCGATCTTCTCTTTCGCCGCCTTGCGAGACGTCTGCGCGTTCTCTATTTCAGCCTCGCCAATCCGCTCGTGCAGCTTTACGTCAGAGGCGTATTCGGGCAGTTTCAGAAGGCCGTACTTTCTTTTGATGGCGTAGTCTGACAAGAACTTCGCTTCCTGCTTCGCGTACGACCCCGGCGTCGGTAGCTCGCCGCTGTACGCGGCTATGCTCGCGTGCAATTCAGTCATGTCGTTCGGATGAACTGGCTCGGGCGGTTCCGAAACATCTGGTGGCAACTCGAACGCAGGCGGATTGCTCGGTTGATTACCAGTAGTTTCCAGATGAGGAACTTCGCCGGAAGTGTGGTTAACATCTAACGAGCGTTTGATTTGTTGAGAGCGAGTCAACTCGCCCGGAGCTAACTTTCCCGCAGCCGCATCACCGACTGCGCCCATCGCCATCGCCCCAGCCTCTGGGGCACCCGGAATCCCCGTAGCTACACCAGCCGCTGCTCCTGCGCCGATGCCAGCCTTCTTAGCGGCCCAAGCCAGACCCTTTCTAACGGAGCCGACTTCGTTACTTCCGCGCATCGTGGTGTCTGGTTTATTAATCATGCGTCCAGCGGCGTTCTTGACGCGGATGGCCGACGCTTCCAAATTGCGTAGCTGCGCAGCATTCGCAACGCCCTTGTTTTCCAAGAGTCCGTACGTGCCTTCGCGAATAATTCTAGCTAGCTCGTAACGGCCTGCAAATTCTGGATTCGTCGCACGGGCTGTTGCAACATCCATGCGGTCCTTTTGCAGTAGGCCACGGTTGTCGTCGTTCAATGCCTTGCGTATTCTCTCGGCTTCGGAGATAGTTGGGTCCGTGGTGTTCTCATAATTTTCGAGAACCGCCAAAGCCTTCTCAGTGAATCCCGGTCTGACCTTCTCATCATCGGCCAACGCTTCTACCATTCTCTGTTTTATACTGGCGGGCGTTCCATCGTCATTCGTTCCTAGGCTCGGATGCTCGTCCTTGTACTTTTCAAGCCACGGTGCTAGCTCGGCCTCCATACGGTCTTGGTGGCTCTGCATAGAATCGTGAACCGCTTGAGGGCTATCGACCGGATTGCCAGTTGCGTGACTATTCTCCAACAACGGACGAACCTTTTCCCGATCTTCGGACGAGACTGCAGACTTGCCGGGACCAGATGGAATAGCTTGTTCAAGGTCTTCCTTGGACTTCTTAATATCTTCCGCTGTTCCAATCTTACGTTTCGGTTTCGCCTTCTCTTTTGCAGCATTATCCAAATCACGCTGTGCCATCTCAACTTTCGCGGCGGCCTTAGCCTTATTCTCTGCGGCGTCCCTAACTGACTCGCCAGTGCGTTGTAAATTGGCGGTGGCCTCTGTTAGATTAGTTTGGGCTGCAACGGTTTGCTCTCTCGTGCCCTGCCCCGCTGTCTCGTTTTGGGAAGCAAGTTCTGCTCGGTGCTGGGCCTCAGTTACTTGGTTCATAGCTACTTGATGACCATCCGTTACGATCTTATGAATGGTATCAGCCGCGTTATGCTCAACCATCGCGCCGTTTAGTTTGTTTAGACGAACCTTAGCCGCAGACGGGTGCGCTTGGATGTACTCGTGTATGTATTCCGGAACCAGCGTTTGTCCAATGATGGACGTTACGTCTCCCGCTAACGCTCCCCAGTTTTTGTTCACAGTGTCCGTTGTCGCATTTTCTGCTGACTCGCCAATGAATGGCACGCTTGAAACAAGAGTATGTGCAGCCGCAAAAGCGGCCTTGCCAACGTTGGCACCAACCGGACCACCCTTTCCGATATTTTCACCAGCTTCGACCGCTTCGTGCGCGTCGTTGTACACGTTTCCCGCAACGCGTTTCGCGTATCCCCACAAACCTGTTGCCGCATCCACTGCGGCTCCCCCTGTCGGGTCTAGCGCATGAATCGCTAAACTCTTCTTCGAAGCCGCGTCCGCAGCAGCCGCTCGATACTCTTCTTTGTTCTTCGGCAAACCGAAACCCTCTAAGTTACGAGAGGTGAATGTAGGTTTTTCCGAAGGAGGAGCTAACGGATGTGCTGGCGATGAATCAAACGTCACGCCCGGGGGAACGCCTTGTGGCGCAGCTAACGGTCTCGCTGGTGATGAGTCAAACGTCACGCCAGCGGGAATGCCTGATGTCTGTGGTGCTCCCGCAGCATTGGGGCCGTTCGTCGCTTCTGCTTCTGGCAGATTGTCAGAGTCGTCCCGTGGGTCGAATGTCACGCCCGCTGGTGCGCCTGTCGGCTTTTCGTTAGCCATGTTTTCCTCTTACTGACCCGGCATTGGTGCTAAAGGCTTGTTGTTTATGTCCATGTAGTACCACTTCTTGTCTGAGCCTTGCTTGAACCCGGTCGTCCCCTTCGGACGATTGTGTTCATTGTCTTGAACGCCGGGTGGTAGATCGCTCTTCGGGGCCGCTTGAACCGTCTTGCTGCCAACCTTCTGTGTCGGTGGATTAATCGGGTCGCTGAACGAAGTGAGTTCGTTCGGCTTTTTAATCGCGTCAACGTCCACGCCAAACTGACGGAGTATGCGCTCGCTGTCTGGTTGCAGCAGACCCGGAATGGACGCGTCCTTGCCGCCCATGATTTTGTTGTAACGTCCGTTCATACCCTTACCACGGGCAGCAACTAGCTCAGCCATCGAACGGAAAGTATTTTGCAGTTCGGCTGGTGTTCTGTCTCTGTTTACCGTAGCGGCTATGCGCTCTTCTTCATCACTCGGAGGAACGAACCCATTATTGATAAAGTTCAAGAACTCACCCTTAACAGTCTCGGCCTTAATCATGAAAGCCTGCGCTTCCGGGAAACCTTCCATCCCGGCCTTTAGTTTGTTCAAAGGCATATTTACAGCCGGAGAACCCGTGTTACGAAGGTCTCCGATTGCACGGTTGGCCGCCCCGGTGTGGAACGCGAAGCGGTTCAAGCTGTCAACTTGGCCGCCCATGCTCTTCGGTGTATCCTTCGCTAAATCCATATTCATGTTGTAGCGTTGCTTGTATTCTGCCTCGCTCCAGTGAATGCCTTGCTTGTCTGCCTCTCTGAACATCTCGGCGTCAAATCTGGCGCGAGTGTTCTTACGCATCGTGAACAACTGATTCGGGTCAACGTCATAAGCAAAAGCGTGCTTGATAAGGACGGGAACGTCGTCTTCATCGATAGCGTTGCTTGCTTCTTGTTTATTCTTTTCCGTCGTTGTCTTGAAATCTTGGCTAGCCTTTGCAGCAGCGGTGGTCTGAGTGATGATACCCTTCATCTCCGCTTTCTGTTTATCTGTATACTCTGCCTTCGGGTCATCCAATCTTGCCTGAACCGATGCTGCCATTCCCGCAGCGTCCTCGCCGTGCGCGCCGTCCGCTTTCTTCTGCAAATCTGCAATCATTGTACCAAAGTCGTCGCTCTTTTTGGTATACTCGTTAACTTGCTTCTCGGTGAACGCGTCTGCCGCGAATTGCTTCAACTTCTCATGCTCTTCCTGCACGTCCGCAAGCTGGCTCTTTGCCCAATCGTACGCAGGCTGGTTTTTCTGCGCTTGTGCATCGGCCATCTGTTTTTGGTATTCGGCGACATGCTGGTTACCGTTCGCAATCTGTTCTTGGACCCCGCCGTACGGGTCCCCCGGTTTGTGCGAGATGGCGGCCTGAATCGTCGGGTCCGTCAAGGCTGGTCTCAGCGTTTTAATTTCATCGGCTGACAACGGCTTCTCCCTACCGTTATTCAAGTGGTTGACGGCCATTCTGTCCGCCTGCATGGTCGTGTCCATCGCGACGAACTGTCCCGTGGTCAACTTCGTGCCCACAGGCATTTTGGTGCCGTAGAAATTCTCCATGTGGGCAGACATAGCTGCGTCAACCGCGTGGTCATCTGGCGCACCGTCTTTGGTCGCCTTATCAATGATGGTGTAGCGAGGAGTTGTGACCGGGTTTCCGTACTTGTCCTTCTGCGGCTTACCGTTTGCATCCGACATTGGGTCACTGGCAATCTCGCGAACGTAGTGCTCTTGCGCAAATTTCGGGTCCTTCATCTTCTTTTGCACTTCGTCAAAACTAGCTTCGACATTGTTGTGGTTCAAATCCATGATATCGTTGAAGTGCTGGTTACCCTTGTGGAACTCTTCGGCATCTGCTTGACTTTGACGGAACGCGTTACGGTGCAGCGCGATGGTCTCGGCCTGAGTCTTCGCCATCAAGACGTCGTCTTTCTTCGCTTGCGCGAGACGCTGATTGCGCGCGTTCAAAGTGTTTGCAACTCCACTCAACCATCCGCCCTTGGTATCCCCCGCGTGTGCGGCATCGCCAAATCCGGCTGCAACTTCACCGACCGCACTCGACAACTTACCGCCGAAGGAACCGGGACGCGGCTGGTCGCCGCCCGCTGGTGCTGGCGCTGGCGCATCAGGGTCTACCGCTGGCTTCGTTGTGTCCACAGGGGCCGCGTCCTTCGCAGCCTTCGCGTCCCGAATGGCTTTGGTCTGTTGACCTAAGGGTGAATTCGCCTGCACCTCTGTGATGTGCTGCAAATAGCCCGCTACGATACCGTCTAAACCCGAACCAGCGAGGATGCCGCCGCCCACAGCGGCTGGTGAGGCCGGAGGCGCGGTCCCTTGGGTATCCGCAGCTTGAGTCGGGGCCTGCTGTACGCCAGCGAGTGCGCTCGGAATCTGGTTGTCGTTTTCAGTCATTTTATTAGTCCTTTATTTATGCGCCCCGTATATGCTTGCAGCAGAACCCGCGAGCGCGGTAATGCCGCCTGCGATGTCTTGACCCATCTGGTTGTTTTCCTGCGTGATCTGAGATGCTTGACCGAAGGCGTTTTGGTTCTCGCCGATTGCACCACTCTGCGCACCGTTTGGGTTGTAGTCTTGAGCCAACGCCTGCATGCCGCCCAACGCGGTATTGTAGTTTCGGTTGCCTTGCTCTTCGTCCGCGAGAGCGATGTTGCCCTCTTGACCCGCCAGCGCGTTCGCCGCGCCAGAGCCGATCTGGGACTGAATCTGTTTTGTGATGCCAGTCGTCAGGCCGCTGCCCGCTCCGCCGCCCTGTCCCGCGCCGTACGTACGGGCCGCCTGTTGCGCTGCCGTGTTAGCCCCGCCAGCGGCATTGATCGCCTTAGTTTCCAAGGCCGATCTCTCCGCACCACTAAAACCGTTCTGGCTCGGTCCCGCAGCGAGAGTCGGAGACAGCGTTTTGTTGAGCACGTCCAGCACGCCTCCTTGTCCAGCGAACAGTTTGGCGTAATTCCCTTGCAGTTGATTTGCAAACGCTTGGCTCGATGCTTGGAGCGACTTTTCGTCTGATGATGGTCCGCACATTATTTTTGTACCTCAAAATCCAGTTGGTAATCGTCGTCTTCCACTGGTTTAAAACCTAAACGTTTACACATGAACGCCACTAAAGTCGGGCTGACTGAGTTGAATATCATGCCCTTCTTACTTGGTGGTAATTTGAAAATTTCAATCAGCTTCTCCATGCACGCCAGCATCCCAACAACCAGTCTGCGCTTGGAGACTACTGTATCTGGCGCGAACTGGGTGTGGATGCGGACATACTCGCCTTCGTTATCCAGTCGAACGTAGGTCAGGGGTCCACGTTCATCCATCAAACAGAAGGCGAGTAAACTGTTTTCCGCCCCGGTCAACCACCACTCGGGCTGTCCGAGGTGGAAGTGATAAGGGTCGTACTGAATCCACTCAGTGAGTTGTTCCAAGTCATCATTGGTGGACGGAGAGAAATTAATCATTACATTGCCTCTAGCTTCAAGTGCACTTCGTATTGCATCGCCGTCCCCGTCGAGGCATAAGCAACAGCGTACTGAATTGGACCGCCTGCTGCCACCCACACAATCATGCTGCCAGTGAGTACGGAAACCGTTGTGTTTATAGAGTTCAACGTGACTGCCGCACCTGTCTCATCGGCCATCAGCATGACGTTGCTCTGGGCGACTGAGTCGGTTCCGTCTGTATACGTTATCGTCAGTGGTCCCAGCGTAGAAGTGGTGCCCGCTGTCGTTACCTTCAAATAAGCAGAAATACGATACATCCTAGTCAAAGGTGGATTAATGAGAGATGTAGGCCCTAGTGCGGTGGTCTGCGCAGTCAGATCGACGGTAGCTTTCTCAAGAGCAACTCCGGCACCAGCTAAGTCCGCAGCCGAGATCGTGCCAACCGTAAACGCACCACCGACGGTGGTCTGCTTTACGAAATCCCCAGTTCCGCCCGTCGCACCGAGGTTCGCCCCGGTTCCGCCAGAGAACGTCGATAGAACTCCCTGACTGTTACTAAGATTTATAGGCGCGGGAGTGCGAAATCTTGGGATGCCAGCGACCAAAGTTGTAGTTGAAATTTCCAACACTTCAACATTCGCGAGAACCGACGCTAGACCATAAATTCCGCCGTCTTGAAGGTAGACCTGAATTGTGAGGGTCTCCGCTCCCGCTAGCGTGTTTGGCAACAACCAAACAGTGCTTTGAGCGTTCGACAAAAACGATTGTTCGAATCCGGTGTACGAGTCCGCGATGAAAATCGGAGTAAGACCCTGAGTGTCTGATATGCTATACCCGGTTTTGGCGATGCCGTTAGGATTGGAAGCAGTTACAACCGCGCGAAAAATTAACAGCAACGCGTGTCCGGCCCCGGTAGGAGCCAGCGTCACAGTAATCTGTGATGTACCGCCGTTACTTCCGCTAGCACTTTGATAAACCGTCGGAAGTGGTCCCGCAAAGATAGCGATGTTGGTTGCCCAGCTTGCGTTGTTTGCTGTGACAGCACCCTCGGTTGCGACGGCACCAACCCCGGCGACCATCGCCTGTTCCATGATCGGATTAGTTGTGGTATGTCCCGGTAGCGCAGTCCAGCCTACGGGGTCCGATGCGAAAGACCCAGCAGTTATGGTGCCGACGTACAATGCCCACGAAGGAATTACAGAGGCCACGCCGCTCGTTGTTGTAACAATGGTGCCGAGAGACGTCGCACTTCCACCATTGGTCCCGAAGGACGCGTCGAAACCGCCCGCGTTTGCAGGAGGCCCGGAGAATACAGTCAGAGCGGGTTCTGCCGCCCATCCGAGAACCAACGGCCCCGGGAGAGTGACTGTCTGCGTTGGGGGAGTAAGTTCCGGTGGGACGTTCAGTGTGATTTGATCTGAGTCACTACCACCGCCTGAACCGGACCCGCCAGAGCTAGTACCGCCGCCAGCCTTAGTAACCACGGAGGCGCTCTTCGTTGCCGCGTTCACTGACGCAACAGCCGCAGGAGGAGGTGGCATCAATGAGAAATTTGGAATACGGTGCGAACCAGTTGCGGTGCTTACAAAGCTAGTGTCGTGCTGCAACCCCGGGGCGATTGAGCCTACAAAGAGTGGCGGCGAATCGTGGGGAAGAGGCGCAGACGGGCCAGCGGCAGGTAACGGGGACTCCGCTGGTTCCCAGTTGTCCGGAACCTCTCCCTCTTTAATCAGGTTGTTGTTTGCCATTAGATTTCAATTACTAGTCGCCCGAATATTGTCAGGTTGAAAAGTTCATCGGGGTTAGCTGTCACGCCCATATCCACTTTTAGCTGCAAGTGTCTGCAACGTGCCAACGAGCCTGTGGTGTCAAAGTAATAACGGTTCGGACTATAGCTGGTCGGTGAGATCGTGTCGCCGTACAATGACGGCGGGTCGAACTGCGGCACGCCTAGCGCACCATTTATGAACGACGTGAAGGTGCCGTTTAGTTCGTTCAACAGATAACTCACGGTCGGCTGATAACCGATGCCCGCGAAATCCATCTCGAAGAATCTTAGCAACGCAATCGCTCCCGGCTTCGCCAACATTATACTGCCCATCGTAAAGTTTGCATCATACGGAGTGCCGTTGTCAGTGAAGACCGTCAAATCACGAGTGGATAGAACTGCGGGCGACGTTGGGCCACCGATTAGCAAACGATGAATGCCCGGTGCTGTCTCCACGCTCTGAACCAACTTGCAGCCGCCCGTAATTGCTGCGAACGGAGACCAAATCGGTTCCGGGCCTTGAGAACCGCCCGGTACTTGACGTGGGTTTAGACGGTACCACCCAGTTGAACCGTCGGATACGAAGATACAGTTATCAGTTCCGTTTCGAAGAATCGATACATAAATATTCTTTGGATTCCACGTGGCATCGCCAATTCCGAACGACGGTTGATTTGCAAACTGGTCCCCCAGCGCATATCCATAAGTAGACACGTTCAACGAGGGGGTAATGACATTGAATGAGTTATCCGCTGCAAAGAAATATATTTCTCCCGCGAACACGTCACACGCGTTGAAACTTAGTAGACCGATTCCCGGTGCCATCGTGTACGAAAAGAACGTTCCTGTTGCAGGTCCGCCGCCAATCATCTCGATGCTGTCGGTTAAGAATGTCACAATGCCTTGCGACGTTCTGATTAAACGTATAGCTGGCGCAAGGAAAGGAAGTTCGTCCGCTGCATTGAAGGCCTCGTTTGGATTCCCGACGTTGGTGTCTGGACCGCCTGAGAACGGAACGCTCTGACCGTTTATCATATTTACACCCCAGATGCGGGTGTAGTTATATGTCATTGGCAGGTAGCTGTTCAACGGTGGGTCGTTCACGCCGTTAATCGGAGCAGGTAGAAGAACGTTTAATCCCGGAAAGGTTCCTGTGGCTACGCTCGGTAAGAAATCTTTGAAAGTCCATCCCTTACCACCGTAGATTGGTGCTTGAGACGGGATGTTAGGAATTTCTGTTAACTCGAACATGTTGGCAGAACCGCTCGCGCTGTCTGCGGAACGATAAATCACGATAGTGTCGACTTGCGGGTCCGGGCTATAGTCACCGCTGATAGTGTTTATCGCGCCCGTGTTCGCACCGATGATCTGATTTACAGGAGACGCAGACGAGATTGCATTTGTTTGAGAACCAAACGGTGGCTGAAGAAAGGCCTTTCCGCCCGGAGGGGTTGCCCCACCGCCTATTGGTCCTACTGAATAAAAGTCGTCCAAAGGTCGCGCCTTATAACTGTATGCGTATGCTAAACCGAACGACCAAGCAATTGATTGCGACGAGGCGGCGGATGCAGCCTGCCACGTAATTGTGTCGTCCGTGGTAGTCGGAGGCGACGACAATATAGTAGACCACGACGGCACTGAGCCGCCCGACGTGCCAGACGAAATCACGGCCTGCACGTTACCGCTCCCGATGACCTCGGAACCGCCGAAGGGTTCAGACGGACCCGGTGGCTGAAATCCTTGTGTCGGTAAATTCCAAGTTTGAAGTGCAGCCCAAGGGACGTTGGGTCCAACGCAGGTCCATATGATGCCACCGTCGGTTGTGGTCGACATGTAGCCCGTACTAAACGTTGGTACGGTGCCGCCGCTGAGTCCTGTACCGCCCGCGACCAAACTGGTGCAGACTTGAAAAGTTGAACTTACAGTATCAAAAATAACACCAAAGGTGCTCCCTTGTGCAGACCAAGGGACGTAGGCGAAATTAGCCTGCCATGCGGAAGGGCCTAGATTTAACCACTGAACCTCTCCGTCGCCTTGTACAAAACCGATAGGCGATGCAGGAGGAAACGGCTGGTAGCCCGTTCCTGATGTCCCGGCTGTTGTCGGAACGAACAGATAAACTGTGGTACCCGGCGCAGCCGGAAGATTGCCAGTTAGAACGATATCTGAGTTCGTCGCATTAATTGTCGCAGGACTTCCAGTGGTGTGCCACAACGCGTACGAGTGAGACGGGTGCCAACGCATCAAGGCCATACCCGCAGGGGTTGCATAACTTCCGATTGCAAACCAGTGCAAGCCAACGTTGCCTGTATTGTTTATGTCTGGGTAGCCGCCGCTGGGTCCCGGATACGCACCGTTGAACTTCGGTTCGTTATTCGGAGTGTTCGCTTGGCCGAGGCCGCCCGAGTTCTTGTAGTTACCGTAAACCGCCGACTGCGTAGTCGGGCCTGCGATTGCTCCCGGCTTCGCGTATGACTCGCCACCAACGCCAGCGGACCCGAGGTCAGTATAAAAACCGCCCGGTACATAATCTGCGAGCGCACCCATGTTAGTCCACACCACACCGTTATCGTTTACAGTCCCGCCCTCGTTGGTCGGCCAAGTCGGCTCACCGTTTCCAGTGGTGCCGAACTGAGGGGTGGTCGTGTTCAATCCGTTTGCGTTCACGCCAATGACTTGCCAAATCTGTGAAGGCGAGTTGGTGTCGAGTGTAAGACCCATTGTCGAGAAGACAGTTGCAGCCTGCCACACAGATGCGCCTGCGCCTGATGGACTGATGCTAACCCCGGGCTGCTTAGTGGGGGCTATGATGCCCCAATTCCAAACAGAAACTGAACTTCCCGCAGGAGTGCTAGGGAAATTAATATTCAGCGGGGTATACTTATGGGTAGTGATTCCATCACCCGCGAACAACACGCCCGCTACAGCGACAAAGTATGTCTGACCTGCGATGCCGAATAGCGTCCCGTTCGCGCCCACGCCCCCGGGCCACTTCGCCCAAAGTAGAACCTTAGTGCCATTCTGGTTATCAAGATAGACACCGCCTGCTGTAATTCCGGTTGCTCCGATTGTTTCAGCAACACCGATTGCATTTTTCAATGTCACGGTTGTTGTGGTCGACGCAGTGATAACGAAGGTGCCGTTGTTTTGAATGTTGGCTATGAATCCAGCTACTGCCATGTACAAACCAGCGTAGCCGTTGTTTGCACCGCCCGGGAAAGTGCCCGTGTAAACAGTTGTTCCAGCCGACGCGTTAGCTGCACTCGTAACAACCATCGGACCACTAGTTCCGGTGTCGATGATTAACTGGATTGTTCCATTTGCAAGTTGGAAAGAGAACGCGCGATCTGGTGGTGTCGGATATACTGCACTCACATGGACGCCGTTCGCCCCAGAGACTGTTGGAACACTGATGTTGGTCGCAGATGAGATAGTGACTGGACCTGTGGTAACTAACGCACGACCCGTAAGAGTTCCGCCGTTGAGCGTTATGGCTGACGTTGCGAGGATATCTCCCGAGAAGACGTGGGTGTGTGCATCGAATGTCGCCGCACTTCCGACTACCCAAATAACATTGTCGGCGATTGCGCCGTTAATCAAACTGATTGTGGTCGCAGCGGTGTCGACATTAAGTGCCGAACCGACTTGGAAAACGAACACGGGGTTCACAAGACCCGCACCGTCTAGCGTGATGGTGCCGCCTGTGAAGTGCAGCGTCGATGACGCCGCGCCCACGAAACCGGGGCTGCCGTTGTAGCCTGTAGCCGTTGCGGTAAAAGTCTGATTAGCGTAGGTGCCAAGGATAGCGACCGGAGTCAAACCATTAAAGAACGTGAAGGCCGTCGTTAGATCAACTTGGTTCTGTGCAGTGGCTGTGACCACCGATGCCGGAGGAGTGAAATTCGCACTCGTAAATCCAGTGATAGAACTTGTTGGGAAAGAGCCAACGTTACCACCAGTTATCAACGTCGCGCCCGTATTAGTTACGCCCGCAGAAGCGAGAGCCGCGTACAAAGCGGCGGTCCCAAGCTGCACTTCTACGACTCCGCTGGTCCCCATCAAGGTAGAGCCGGGACGGCGCATCAAGGTTAGCCGATTGGTCAACTCAATGTTGCGACCGCCTAGAAGAGCATCAGGACGACCGCCATAATAGTGTTTCTGCGCAGGGTCAGACGGGTCGTGCAGTACCGCACGCTGCGTGTACAAACCCGTGAAGGCATCGTCCATGAAGAGCGCAGTATACTTTGGCTGCTTATTCGGCTGTGCTCCTGCTGCTTCAAATGCAGTGGTCATTACATCCCTCTACCTGTACTTCCGGTTTGAGTTATAGCAGTCGTTGACTGACGTTCTACATCATGAGCAATCCACTGTTGAATGAACGCGTTCTTCTGCGTCTCGGTTAATCCTGTTGCCTTTGCCAAAAACGCTGCGATGCCGCGCTGTCTATACAGTTGTGCGCGCCCGTCATCAACAACCGCGAGTGCTTCTGAGAGGAACAAATTGTTGAACACGTCGGAGAACTGATCGGGAATCGGTGCCCAACTCAGGTTGTTCACAAAACCTGCTTGAGCAGCATTCGCCACGCCAGCGTGAGTTTCGTTAACTTGCGTTGTAGTTGTACCTACTAAGGTCGTGGATGTGGAAGAGGTCACTGTGAATGCAACATCGTTGCCAACGTTAGTAAAACCAGTCATCGTGAAGATCATACCAGCGTACGCGTTCGCTGCACCGCCAGTAATAGTTCCCGTGTATGTGGTGGTGGCACCAGAGACCGTAACTTGTGTCAAAACCAAAGACGACACACCATTGGGATTCGCTACGACCAATGATGTCGCGCTGCTGCTCACAACTGTGAACGAACCACTGTTTATTAACCCCATCCCGGTTATGACCGCTGTCGAACCTGCGGGGAATGATGCAGGATTGAAAACACCAGTGTACGTTGTATTTCCGGCAGACGCATTAGCAACTGCGGTAATGAAGAACGGCCCGAACTGAGCGGCAGTCTTCTGGTACGTAACTGTGACCGTATAAATCTTATCGGGGACGCCGAGGAAACGGAACACGCATCCCGCTACTGAGTCTGAGGACTGTACCGACATCGAGTTCGGGCGCTGTTGAAAAGCAGAAACGGCCAACGACGCGGTGTTAAGGAGGTCTTTTATCTCCCAGATATTACCTTGGTCGTCCGTAAGAGAGACCTTCTCCACGAACGCTAGGTCAACGACGGCTGCTCGGGTGTAATCTTGAGTCCCTACTACAGTCGAAAACGTTATCTCGGCGCGATTCCAATACCAAGTCAACGGCGGATTCATCATCGTGTTGCGAATCATTGAAGCGATTGAAACCGCAGGTTCGTTTCCACTTCCCGCTGTCAAAGGGCTGTACTGAATATACGGACGAGCGAAATTAATTGTGTTTTGAAGTGTGAATGACATATTTTATGGGCGTGGATAATTGTACGGCCACGCGCCCCCTTGGAAGTTGTTACGGCTACGGGCTGCTCCGAATACGGTACGCTGTGGAACGAACTTGTTCTCTTCCAACTCGCGATCTTCTTTCACGCGAAGGGCTAATAGTGCCTTTTCCCACAACGCCCACTCGGGTTGGAACTTCGCGAATACGGCCTTCTCTGGGGAGCGGCGGTAAAGTTGCGCAACGAAGCCGTCGCGGAAGTGCTGCTCTAACTCATCTGGCAGCGGTGCTAGTGTCTGGTTCAAGTCAACGAAGCGGACTGGCTTCATTTGTGATACTATATTAAACTCCCACTGCGCACCTGTCTGCGACGGTACCGGAGTGAAACGGAATCCCCACCCGTTCGGGTCCAACACGGTCCACTGGGTCGATGCGCCTGTGCCGCTGACGGTCGTACCGGGAACTGCGTTACGTGCCGCGACTGGTGGTGTGGTCCCTTCGATGCCGTATGTAGTCAACAACAAAAAGTTACCGTTCGAATCTCTAATCTGTGTGATCGGATTCTTCGGCTGACTATTGTTAGCTGAGTTGTTCACGTAGCCGCCTGACTCGTATGTGCCGGGGTTCACGGCCATCGTGACAGTTATAACTGGTGCGATCTTCACTGTGTCGTTGATGTTGGTAACAACCCAGTCGCCGTTATACGCTGCTGGATACGCACTCGCGATGTTCATCGTCTGCCCGAGGATGATAGTCGGGAGGATGCTCGTTATCTGGAAGGTTGCAGAACCGCCTGCCCATGCTGCCGCAGTTACGACTGAGCCTGTCGGCTGAAGGTAGACCGAACCGGGTTGCGGGTTGTTGCCAATGGTCGGGCCGCCTACGTTCGCTTGTCCCCACACTCCGTAATACAACGTACGGTTCGGGAACCAGTTGCACTTGAAACCGGGATTCCCTAAACCTATACGAGCACCGCCTGAGTAAGCCGCTGTCAGTTGCGGTAGTTGACGGCCAACTTCGACGGTCGTGTATGGTTTCGGAATTGATGAGTTGTTGATGTCGAATGCGATGCCACGCTCCAACCACGATAGGTTCAACAGCGGGCCGCCTGCTGAGACAGCGGTAGCCGCGTGTGTTTCCACCACACCGCCTGCGTTTCTTAATACCAGCGCGCCCGCTGATGAGGCTACGCACATGAACGTGCCGTTGTTGCCTGCCTGTACAAAACCTGCGATTACAAACGGTATGCCGACGTAACCGCCGAACGCTCCGTCAGGCATCGTGCCTGCATAAGTTGTGTAGCCTTGAGAGGCCGAAACCAGAGTAACCGCAGTGAGCGTCAACGTGCCACTCAAGCCTGCTGCATTCACTACAGCGTAGTCCTGCTGAAAGCTGTTGCTAAAAATCGGAGGGACGTTGAACTCATTCCACTTGAACGGAAAGGGAACGGCGCAGATCGCAGTCATAACCTTATTGGCGATGGACAGTGCGACTACCTGTGTAAATCCCGCAGCGTTGATGACTGGCTCTAGATCGCCGTACGTCTGAGCATCGTCGATCAGGTTTTGAAGCGTGACCGTCGACTGGTTCGAAGTGTTATAGATTGACATGCGTCACCTTAAAATAGTGCTTGACAACCCCAATGGAGTATGAGATGATGTCTTTGGAGGATTTTCTATGGAAAATATAGTTCCGCTTATTAGTGTATGCAGCAAAATTGGTGCTGGTACCCAACACGCCGACTCTTTCGTTGCCTACGTGAAAGGGACGGAATCATTCAAATCAGCTAAAATCTGGAAAGCTAAATTTAACGGGCTGGGGCACAGGGTTTGGCTTACAGAAGCGTCTCTGGCAACGTCTTTGTACAACGATTGGAGAAGCGGTACAACCGGAACACCCCCGCCTCGAATCAACTTAGGAACAACGCCCAAGGGTACCCAACTGTTGGGGGACATAATAAACTTCCGTGGCTTGGTCTTCGCGCCAACGAACGAGGAAGAGGTTAAGTTTCTATTCGCTACGCTCGCGACAGATTTAGGGTTCCGCATCGAGGCTATCGGGACGATATTCCCCGACTGTCTGGCACACCAAAAGGTTAACGGGGGATGGTTACCTGTTCGAATTGAATTCGAATTCAAAAGCAAGAACTTCCTCACCCACGAACATCCTTTAGACGGGTGCGACATGATAGTTTGTTGGCATAACAACTGGGCTGATTGCCCCGTCAAGGTTATTGAACTCAGTAAAGAGAAATTAATTATTTCTTAACCCGAGTTCAACCAGTAGTTCAGCTTTGAACTTTGCGAGTTCCTCTGCGAGAAGTGCACGACAATTTTGAAGTGCGGCAGTAATATCGCCAGCAGGTCCGCGAACCGTGCTAGGACTTCCGGCAGGCCCGGTTTCCCCGCGCTCGCCGCGTACTGACTCCCCGCGCTCGCCACGGGGTCCGGGGACAACAGAATCTTTTCCGTCTCGACCGTCTCTGCCAGCAGGTCCGGGCACAACAGAATCTTTTCCGTCTCTGCCAGCAGGTCCGGGCACAACAGAATCTTTTCCGTCTCTGCCAGCAGGTCCGGTGATAGAATCACCCTTCTCGCCGCGAGGACCGGGGGCAACAGAATCTTTTCCATCACGTCCCGCAGGTCCGGTGATAGAACGTCCGTCGGTTCCATCGGCTCCATCGCGGCCTGCGGGTCCGGTGATAGACTCCCCACGCTCGCCGCGAGGTCCGGGCACAACAGAATCTTTTCCGTCTCTGCCCGCAGGACCTATGACAGAATCGCCCTTCTCACCACGTGGGCCAGCGGGTCCGGGGACAGTGCTGTTCGCCCCTACGTCGCCTTTCTCGCCGCGCGCACCTTCGACTCCGCGACGGCTGGTGTGTTGGCTCTCTAGAACCGCAAGACGTTCTTCAGTTGACTTTAGCATATTCTTTCCTTTGAATTACCACATTACTCCGCTAAATACGGCTACAGAAATTCCTCCGGGAGTTGCGGCGAAGAACGCCGAAGTGAATCCTTCCCACTGAACGCCCGCTGACCCGTAATTGACAGACGGCGTGTACGAACCATAGTTAGGCGTGTTCTGGTAGTCCACCAGCATAAGATTGATCGACGAGTTAAGCCGTGTCGTGAAGCCGTTCAGCGCCGTGACGGTTCCCGTCACGCCAAAGTTTTCGTTGGCGGCGAAATAGACCACCAAGGAGCCTGCGGGAGCTATCACGGAATTTCCCGCCTGAGCATTCTGGCCCGTTCCCGTGGCTATCGCGCTGGCCGTGACGACGGCGTTTTTGACGGCGATGCCGCTGTACTCAAATATCGCAAGGTCGCCTGCGGCGAACGTCACTCCGCTGAACGCTGTTAGCGTCACCGTGTTCGCGCCCGCTATGGCGTTCGCGGCGTACCACAGTTGGACGTAGACGCTCGCGCTCGGGCTGTACGACTGAAGTTTTATCCACGTGTTGCCCGCGCTGTCGGTGATGGTAGGTGAACCAACAGCCGCTAAGGCGTTCGCTATCCGAAGGATGGCGATCAGGAGGCTGCCTGCGGCGTTGTTGCTTCCGTACGCGAGAGTCTTGGTAGAACCGGAATTGAAGTTCGTGGGAACCTGCACGCTCTGCAAGAGTGATATGCTCATAGGATTTAGTACTCGTACCCGAAGACCGCGAAGCGTACGCCGCCATCGAGAGTGAGTGTCCCGGTCGAACCATATCCCGCGAGCGTGAAACCAACTCCCGAACCTGCGGGAATCTCGAAGCCTTCTGGAAAATCTCCTGTCTCAGTGGTGACTGTGCCCGCCAATGTGTTCGAGGTGTTGGCCGCTGTGCCCGCACCAGCCTCGAATGACCAAGCGAGCGGCGAAGCTAGGACCGCGACTCCACCCGTGTTGACTCTGAGTCTTACTACGGCGTAGCCGGGGTTAGAAATTGCCTGATGCTGAATTTTCCATGACGTGAGACGGAGCGTCTTGCCTGCGGGCACGACCGCTGGCTGCGTTGTCCCCGCGACGGCTGCATTCCCGTACCATTGCACTACTGATACGAGTGCCTCCGTGGCGGTAGCCACTGTAATTGCGTCCAACATGAAAGCGCGGCTGTTGCGCCCCGCATCATGCAAGGCTTGAACGCTGAATCCGTTTGCGCCCTGTGTATCCTTCGTAAGAGTAGGGGCGGTGACCGCTACCGTGCCAGTAATCGTGGTCGAAACAAGGGTCACGACTTGTGAAGCAGGAAAGTTTGAAACAGCGACTGTGGAACCTGTGTCAGTGATAACGTGACCGATCACCGCCGAAGACGCGTCGTTGATGACGTGACCTATGACGTTCGTTCCGGCAGGTAGAGCGTTCGTGATGGCCGTTACCGCAGTAAGGGTTCCACTATCTACGACCGTGTGAAGATTTGTCCCGGTCGCTTGCGTTACAGTGACCGTCGTCAGCGGCGTCAGCGTAGCAATTTGCGCAGCCGTTAGAACAATTGGCAGAGACGCAGCGGCCAACTGCTGGCCTAATGCGAAGGTCGCACCACCGACCTGAGTTAGATTCTCAGCTACAGTGTTCGTAACCGTTGTGGACGCCAAACTGACAACCCAAGGACTTGTCGACTGCGTAACCGCTACGGTGCCCGTTATGGTTGTGGACGCCAGAGTAACAACTTGAGAAGCTGGGAAGTTCGAGACCGCTACCGTCCCGCTTACGGGCTGAGTAGCTGGGAAATTCGAAACGGAAACCGTTTGCAGCGCAGTAAGTTGTGCAGCCGTTAGAACAACAGGCAATGATGCAGCCGCCAGTTGCTGGCCTAGTGCGAAGGCCACGCCACCAACCTGAGTCAAGTTCTCCGATACGGTATTCGTGACTGTGGTCGACGCAACCGTGACCGCGCCACTGATTACCCAAGGCGACGTGCTTTGCGTAACAGCTACGGTCGACAGCGGGGTCAACGTGGTAAGTTGTGCAGCCGTTAGAACAACTGGCACTGAGGCCGCAGCCAACTGCTGGCCTAATGTTGTGATCGATGCTTGAACCGCGAACGTGCCTGAGTTGCTGACCGAAACCTTACCGCCTGAAACTGCACCCGCAATCGTAGAGAGAGACGCTTCCGAAGAGGCGTCTTGAACCGCGAAGGTTCCTGCGTTGGTCACTGCTACAGGTCCTGAGATCGTCGTGGCTCCCGTCACGACCCAAGGAGTGGTGGCTTGCAAGACAGAGATCGCGGGCAATGTTTGGAAATATCCGTTCGTTATATTCACTTCGACTGAAATTAATCCAGTGAAAGGGTTGTTGAACGTGAGCACCACATTGTTGCCGGAGATTCCGACCGAAAAGATGTTCCCCGACGCATCGGTGCCGTCAGAGTTAAAAGCGTTCACCAACGCTACCGCTGTAGGAGGAGGCGCAAAAGTTACCGAGGCCGTGGTAGATACACCATCTCCTAAGATGCTCATCAGTGCCGGGAATGATGTTATGTTTGCCATTATACGTTATACCCTAAGTCCATCGTCACGGTAACTCGTCCCGTGAACGCGCTTGAAAAAGTTATCAAAACCTGTTTGCCGTTCTTCGACAATGTCGCCGTTGCAGGAACTGAGTTGCCGAGAGCGTCTCGAATTTGAACCAAAGAGAGGGACGCGGGCGTGGGGGAGAAATTCTTGACATTGACGTCCACATAGATCGGCGTGGCATCTAAGATGATCGTCGCAGTTAGGCTCGAACCGTCACCAATCAGTGTCGTCTTAATCGTTGTGTATGCTTGGTTTGCCATAATTTTATGAAGCCGTCTGCAAGATCGCCGTCACGTCAATGTAGACCGTGGGCGTCGCGCTGCTCAACGTGAGTGTCCACACGGTAGCAGCCGTGGTTGCAGGCTTTGCCGCAGGCCATGAGATCACTAACGGGGTAGGAACACCTACAGCCGTCGCAAGAGCACCTGTGTCCAATGAATAGATCGTTGACTTTGTGCCGTCTGAAAGAGTCGCGGTAAACGCCGTATCGGTGGTAGCTCCGGGGACAACCGAGATCGTAAGTTGTGTCAGATCGGCAAAGATGCCCGCCGCCTGCGCTGCGAGAATTGTGGTCGGCGAAGTAGAAGCCGAAATCGTGGTGCTCTGGGTAACCGTCTGGGAGCGGCGGAAGGGCTTGATGAACAGGCTGCCTACAAAGTCCGACTGCAACGGAACGGTGGCACCGTTTGCAGGTGCGGGTGCGGACTGGTTAGCCACAGCACCGAACGAACCGCTGATGGTGCCCGCGATGTTGTGAATCTGAGGAAGAGACTTTACGTTGTGCCCAACGATTAAGGTGCCGCTGCCCACGATTGCGGTGCTAAGTCTGACGCGGAAATACGGCGTCGGGACCGTGAAGAGATAGATGACGTACGCAATGGTCAGCGTGTAAGTCGAAGGGATGATGACGCCCGTGTTCGGGTCGACGCCCTCGACTGGGTACCAGTTGGTATTGTCGTTCGAAATTTCGAACGTCAAGGCACCAGCGGTGAGCGTTCCCGTCTGGTTGAGCGTGATCGCAATCGAAGAGTAACCTTCGATGTTGGAGACCAGCGTGACAGCGGTGTTGATGGAGGTCGCCGAGGTCCACGTAGCATCGGTCGTCGCGTTCGTCCCGTAGTTGCCCACAGGGATGAGACCAGCGACTCCATCCGTAACAACAGGACTGCCAGCGTAAGCCTGCAAATCTTGGTTCAGCGCGCCGTGTAAGTCTGTGACAGGAAGAACTTGGTTGCCTGTCGTGTAGGTAGCGGTGGCGTACGCAGTCTCGGCGATGGCCGGAAGCACGCCGAGGTTCGTAGTCGTAGGCGCAGCGTTGTTGTTCGTGAGAGTACCCGGCTGTCCGATAGACGAGCCGTTCGTGATGAACGCGTTCACCGCTGGGACGTTTACCGCTGCGGGAGTCGAACCGTATGCAACTACTGCTGTAGCCCCCAGCGTAACTCCGGCTGCCTGAGTGACATTAACTACCCAAGGCGAGGTGCTCTGAGTCACGGCCACAGTTGACAGCGGGGTCAACGTAGCGATCTGGGCCGCAGTTAAAACAACAGGTAGACTCGCGGCGGCCAGTGCCTGACCTAACGAAATCGCTGCGCCACCTACTTGAATAAGATTGACGTTCGGGCTGCCACCACCACTGATGACGTTAACACTCAGCGGGTTCCCTGCTGTGCCGACTGCGTTTGTTCCATCGCTTAATTCTACGGGCAGAGGGTTGGTAAGGGCCGGAGGAATTCCGTTGATATCTGCGATATTTACGTTACTTGTGGCACCGCTGCCAGCGACAGCGACAAGCAATTTTCCGTTAACGTCAGTTTGAAGCGATACAGCCTGACCATCTTGCAGCACTGGCGGTACTGCGTTATAAGTGCCGCCTACAATCTCTGCCGTTGTCGGCTTCGCGCTGTTAGGGTTGCCAGCATTTACTGACATGAAAATACCTCTCGCGCAGACAGGGGAGCGCGAAGATTAAAAATTCCGAATGTGGTGGATTGGGACGTCTGGGTGGTTGCTACGGTGGTCATCTTGGTCCCTGAGAAAGGAATAGGGCGGGAACCGCCGCCCTTCGGGGCCTTGTGGCCGTTGGTGAAACTTAAATCTGTAGGTTCGGTACTTCCAAGCCTTCGGCAGACTTCGGCAAAGGACTCGTTGTCATTGTGGCGAAGCGTTCTGATGATGACATCTTGTTGCTAGAATCTTCTGCCATCTCCCACGCTCTGCGCCAACCGATGTTGGTCCAGTTCGGAATCTTACTTCCGTTACGAGTCAAGTACTCGTCTGTGTCGCCCGGGAGCCAACGTGCGCTGCACAAGGTGCACTTAATGACCTGAGTGCGGTCGGTGAAGATGTGAAAGTAAACTGCGGGGTCCTTCGCTTGCGCGCGCTGACGGGTGCTACCACCCTTCATGTGCTTGCAATTCTTCTGGGCCTCGATCTTTGCGATTGTGTAGTTCTCGCTGTCTCTACGGCGTTGCTGGTCGCGGGCTTGTAACGCCACTTCCAACGCGGCTTCTTTCTCAGCGACACGAACTTCCTTCGCCATCATGATGCTTAACAGCGCGGAGAAATCTGCGTCCGAGATATTGCCTTTTGATGCCTTCGTCAAAATGCTGTTCACATTTGGCGGGGTCTGTTGATCTGACATATTACACCTTGAAAGGTTGGCAAGTGAATCTTCAACCGCCCTGTTTTGGCCCGGGGTCAGGCAGATTGTGCGGCCTATACGCTGGCGTTATAGCTTGCGACAGGGTCCGATTGTCCGAGAGCCTCTTGGTCTTCGATGTCAACGTAACGCGTAGCGTTGCGCTTCTCCCAAAGACTGCGGAAGTATCTCGCGGAGATTACGTTCGGCGATGGTACGCCGAAGATTTTGTGGCACTGCTCTTCTGTGATAATCTCTTTCTCAACTAACTGAACTGCAACCGTGCGCCAGCCTCGGAAGGCCTCGCCGTTCGGGATGCCGTGGGCGTCCAACTTCAACACGGACCACTCGTACATCGCCGGAACTTGAATGAAACAGACATAGCGGAGTTTATCGTGGCGGTACGGCGGGGTCGCCCAAAGACCGAGGGTGCCTCTCAAACCGTTGTCCATCACGATTGCCTTGATTCCGCCTTCTTTCAACTTCGCCATAAAATCGATAGTGGAGATCGGATTGATCTTGCGCGCGACCTCGTTGGTCAACTGCTCCTGATCGTCCCACTTGTACGCCGCTGCCATCTTGTTCGAGATTTCTTTCTCAGCGGCGAACGACTCTCTCGCAAACTCTTTATACTCTTCTGGGTGCGAAACCCACTTGGGCGTCCCGCCCGCGAGCATCTTTTGAATGCTCTCTTGCGTAGCGTTCACATCGTGGTGCTCATTGTACGGCTCTGCGTCGATACCCTTGATGAACGGCTGATCTGGCTGATGAATCATTGTTTTCCTTCGCGACGACGCTGTTGGGCGAGCCGCATTCTTTGTTTCGTTTCTTCTGAAAGTTTCTTGCCTAAATGTGACTGACGCATTCGTTCTCTTGCTTCGTCGCTACGCTTTGCACCAACGTGGGCAGCCATCAATTTCTCGTGATTCTCTTTGGTCATCTTTCTGCCGAGAGCGTACTTATTTCCCATACTACGCTCGGATAATTTCTGGCGATGGCTCTCCGGCATTACCAAACCAGTTCTTGACTCGGACATCTTAGCACGAGTCTCGGCGCTCATCTTGACGCCGAGAGAGCCGTATCCGCCGTGTGTGATGTTATATCCTTTTTCGGGATTCGTGGTATCCCACATCCTGATTAAGGCAATCTCGTAATAGTCCATCTCTTGCTTCGTACCGACGATAACAAGAGTTTTAACGTCAAAACCATCTAAGCCGTATTTACGAATGGCTCTGTACAGGGCGCGCTTACCTTGATAGCCTGACTCGGCTAACCAGACATTTCTGTCCCAATAAACTTTAAGATCATCACCAGCGTGTTGACCAACATACATTTTTCCGTTTGCTTTGTTCGTTATTAAATAAACTATCATGATACTCTCCTCAAAAGAGCGGATTAGGAGAGCCTGTTTGAGGCAGACTCTCCCATCCTTAATCCTAACACGAGTTGCAACTCATGTCAAGAGAAAATTGTTAAAGGTAGTAACTTGTTAGTTAATTACCTTATTGTATAGCAGGAACCGAATCCAAAAATCTGATTCTTTGGGTGTTGACTCCGGTAGCTGGCGGAAGGGTAACTGTCTGGTGAAATTTATAACTGCACCACCCCCCAATTGTTGAGACCGGGTCAAAGCTGGAAGCAGGAGCATCGGTCACAACTCTGCAATCGATGGTCTTCCAATCGCCCTCGTCCAAGTCAGTGTCGCCCGGAACCTGCAACCATACACCGATCATCGCGTAGTTACCGAATACGTAGGTGCGGTATCCGATCTTACCCGTGCCGAGGTAGTTGGCCGTCGTGGTTACGAACGGGGTCTGCATGAAGCCTATGTTCGTGCCCGGTAGGACGATGACCTTGTTCTGGTCGCTGCCCGCCATTGCGTCGAACTTCTCCATGTTCTCGTACTTCCACAAGTCAACGATGCTGTTGTTCACAGTCGTTGCGTTGTAGATGTCGCCCAACACGTTCGGGCTGATTGCGCCCAAGAACATGCCACGCTTGCAAGGCAATACGTTCTTTGAAACAAGCTGCTGCTTCAATTCACGAATTGTGCCTAGGTCCAGCGTGTACGGAGATGCTAGCAACGTGTTCTGGTTGACCTGTGAGTCTACACCAGATGCGCTGTCAGCAACTGCGCTGTACAACTCGCTGATGGACTGCCCAGCTTGGTAGCCGAGTTCCACTGCGCTGTTGCCCACCAACTCGTCGATTGCGGCTGCGATTGCAAACGAACTGAAGTTGGCGTAGTTGTTCCACTCACCAATCTGGGCGGGTGAAGACAACTGAGTGATGACTTCCGGGTTTCCCACAGCGCCGTCAGCACTCTGTACAATGTCGCCCGTGAGCGTGTTGTACTGGAAAAACGTACGGTTTACGCCCATGTGAAGACCTTGTACACGTCGTTCTGCTGCTCCAACGAATGCGTTGGTGTTGCCCTTAAGGTTCGGAATCAATTCCTTATCGAAAATGATTGCCTGTGCCGTTAGGACGTTTGATACGTTTGACCCCGAAGGGTTTGGACCGCTCATGGTGTTGCCATAGTCTGGGTCTCGGCGCGAACGCCGGGAAGATTGTTACTTGACAGGGATGCCGTAAGACGCAAGCTGCTTAACGAACTGAGGGTCGTTCTTCAGCTTTGCCTTCATTACCTTCGGGTCCATGTCTCGAACTGTCTTCAAAAATTCCTTTCTCGCGAGTGCTGGGTCTGGTAGCCCCGGGCGTTGTGCGCTTAATGAACCCGGTGCTATACTCCCACCTACTCCCGGACGACGGGCCGCTGGTTGCGCATTGTGCGCGGCGGCAGACGTCGGAGCCGTTGCTTCAACCACAGGAGTGACTACTGCCTGTGGAGGGGCTTGTGTTTCTAGTGCTGGCACTGTTGCTGCCGTTTCCGCTACTACCGGGATTGCCGGGGTCACGGGCGTTGCTACAGCGGCTGGTGCAACCGGATTAGCGGCTACAACAGCGGGTACGGTTGCCGAAGGTTCTACCTTGGCAAGTTTGTTTCCCTGTTCCTTAAGGTCTTGGAATGCGGCCTCAAGGTTGTCCAGAGTAAATTCTAGGTTGTGGTCTCGGAAGTACTCGTCGATAGCTACCGAGTTAGCTGTGCACGGAACATAGTCGTGCAAGTGACGGCGCATGAATTCGTTGGAGATCGCGCGCCCGTTTTCCTGTTGTATCTTGGCGCGAAGTTTGTCTTCGCGTTCCTTATACGAAGTCTCGATCACCTCATGAATAACATCGGTGACCTTAGCCGTGTCCTTCGATTCTAGAGCGATGCGCGCGGCTTCCGCGATCTCTTCTGGCGTCAAGAGAGTCTTCTCTTTGAAGGTCAACTTCTGTTTCTTTAGACGGTGAAATGCGCGTGTCGCATTCTCGTGCGCGTCGCGCTTCTTGATCGCCAACTCCGGGAGCGTGCGTGCCTCCAAGTGAGTCGGGCGTCCGATAGGTGTTCCGTCTTCGTCGCGAACCTGATACTCTTCAACGTAGCGCGTGGCCTTGCCGCTCGCGTCGCGGGTAATGGTAACGCCTGCGCCCTTCCACTCTGCGTCTTCCTCTTCGTAGGACTTAGCAACAGGAACTACTTGTGTTGGCACAACAGCATCGACTTGCGCTGGCACGGCGGCCATCTCGGTCGCCTGTGCTGCAAGTTCCTCTGTCGAAGGGGGGACGACGCGATCTAACTGCGCGTCTAACTCCTCTTCCTTCTGTTTTGCTTCTAGCATCAGCGCGCTAATGCGCGTTGCGACGCCGCTTCCGCGCGTTCCCATCAACTTCTGCATATCAGCAGATGTCTCTGGATTTTTGATAGCTAGTAAGATAGACTTCAAGTCCATCTTCAGAACTTGTTCAAGAGTTATTGACATGTGGCATCCTTATTAATTCTGTTTCGGTTCCTTTGCAGGAGATTCGATTGGCATGCGAAAACGCGCGGGCGGTTCGAAAACAGCCGTTGGACTTTCGCGCTGCTGTGCTTCTAGTACGGCGTTGCGTTGGTGCAACTTCACCGAGTCAAGTACCTCGGCTGAAAACTTGTTCATAGCGTGTGCCGTGGTCTGAAGACCCGTGAGCACCTCGCTGTAACGTTCCTGTGTTGGCTTCAACTTGATGACTTCCTGCGTCGCGGTGCGGCAGGCCTCGGCCATCAGCTTCACGAGAATTTTCCAACCCGGTTGATTCACGAGTTGCGCCAGTGCCAATCTCTCTTCGAAGGGCAGTCCGTCGCCTAATAGTTTACGATCTGACATTGGGTCCTCTCCAGAAGGCTGCACTGCCGCCGCGTTCTGACGATGACGGGCGATTGGTGGACGACGCTAACAGATTCTTTGCGGTGAGCCAGTTCTCATCCTTGGGACCACGACTCACGAATCCGCAGTTCAACAGGCACCAGATTTTAACCGTGCCATCGGAGAACGTGTGCATCGCCATATTATAATCTTTGAAGACACCTTGGACGCTGGTGCCGCCCTTTAAATGCTTGCAGAACGGATTGGGCGGGTCTGGATTTCTCGGTACGAGCTTGAACCCTTTGTAGCTCTCGCGACTTCTAAACTCCCGAAGGAACTCGTCCGCTAATCGGACTTGTTCGGCTTGCGCGGCCTTGCGCGCGTCTTGTTCGAGTTGCTGTACGAACGGCGCGAACTTCCCGTTCACAAATGTGAGTATGTGAAGCCAGAGGTTCCACATCCAGAGTTTAATTTTCATTGTATTGTTCCTTTCCCTTTCGGGTATTGTGGTAGGGGCGTTTCCGCCCCCACTGAATTATAAAGCTGTTGTTGCGCCGAAGCCTTGCGTCTGGTCGCCGCCTACGCCCATTGCGGGCTGCGTAGACTTTTCGATAGAAGCGCGGAAGGCCTCGTTGCCAGCCTTGCCGAGTTGCTTCTGATTCTCTGTTACTTGTTCCTGTTGGAACTTCTGCTGCTGCATATCCATCGCGTTCTTCTGCTGCGCGGCCTGCAATGCGGCAGGGCTGTTCGCTTGATGTCTCGCCTTCTCTGGGTCCGTCATCATGCGTAGGAAGGCCTGACTGAACTTCCATCCGGCTGCGTCAACGAATGCTTGGAAGATGGCTGGTGCATCGAACTGGTACCCGGCGTCGTTCGCGTTGGCGACGAACGTTGGGTTGTTCAAAAGCTGAATCATGATTGGGAGGGCCTGCGCCATTTCTTTCTTGGCACCTAGGCTTGAACCCGCGAGAACTTCGTACTCGACCTTGGCGTTGCGCAGCTTAACGTGGTCGACCTTGAAGTCGTTGCCGATCTTCTCACCGAGGATGTCACGGATGACGCTCGTCGGAAGTAGGTCGTTGTCTAGATCGTCCATCTGGAAGAGCCACGGCACAAAGACCTGTCTCACGAAGCGTCCGGTTGGGCCGTCTAGACGGGCCGCGTTGGCCCCGATGACTGCCGCCGCACCTGTGGCATTCCTCATGCCCGTTGTGGCGATGCCCGCGTGACCCGCGCCCTGCATGACCTGCTCGTTCGCGCCGGAGGTTGCTGCACCTGCCGACTGCGACTGCTGGATGAACTCAAACGCCTGCGGTGGTACCGGAGGCATCTGTAGGAACTTGAAGGCCTTCTCGACGTCCTCTTCAACGTCGATGATGCCGCCTTGCTCCCAGCGCGTGTTCTGCGTGACCGCATTAAAGCCTTTCTTGCGAAGAGCGACTGGCTGCAAACAGTATGCCAGCAAATCAAGAGCAAGGTTAGTTACGCCCTGCTCAACAATTTGCTCGCTACCGATAAGCAGGCCTAATCCCTGCCCATAAAAATTGTCTGGGATGTTGCGCCAGTTGGCTGAGAAGAACGGAATCTTCCCGAACGGGTTTGCCTCGTTGCGGATTAGAATGTTGTGGCCGTTGAAGAGCAGGACCACGATAACCTTCTCGTCGTCCCAGTGCTCCAAGATTTCTAGCGGTGCTCTGTTCGGGTCCGCTGACGTTGCCACGTTGCGCGGGCGCGCGTGCTGCAAATAGCCCATCATCCCTTCCGGGATGGTCATCGTGATGTTGTCCGGCCCACCTGAAGTCGCCTTCGAGAATATCTCGCGTAGGACAGACTCCTCCGGGATGTTATAACCCTCGGTGCCGCGCAGGCGGTCCAAGTCTTGGTACGTCGCGTAGTCGCGGTAGACAACCCACTTCGCTGCGCGGATATCTCCAACGCGGCAAGAGGGGTCAACAAGAACGGTGCGGATGTCGCAGAACTTTAACCACGGGTGAGATACTTTCTTCTTATAAAACTCGATCTCGAAATCGTCTGAGTCGGGCGTGTCGATTGGTGCGGTCTCCAAACCATCTGGGACGTCGACCTTCGGTGCGTAACGCTTGTACTTCTTTTCGGTCTTTTCGTACTCGACGTAGCCCCACTTCCAGATCGCGGTGCCTAGCAATGCCATCTGCTCCAACCCGCGTTCGACCTCTTCCTCGAAGCGCATCGCCTTCAGTTGGAAGGTGAACAACGCGGTCTTGGCTTGGATGAGTTCCTGATCTGTGCCCGGGCTGGGACGAAGTAGGAAACAAGGGTCCTCATAGAAAATGCCCTGCATGATCTTCGGGATGATAGAACTGATGTGGTTCGACACCATGAACTTCGGTACTGCTGAGTTGGCGGCGTTGCCGTCGCTGTTGGATGAGATCGGCGACTGGTACAGCAAGTCGCTCATCGTCCAGCCGCTGGCCCACTGATTAATGTTTACGAAGTTGTCCGCCGTCTCGGTATCTGTTAAGACCAACTTGATCGCAGCCGTGTCGTTGAACTGAATAGTCCCGGTCTCTGAGTCCACGTAGGTATTTTCTAACGTGATCTCGTTTGCTGGAATCTGCTCTAGGTCTGCAACCTGTTGGTCGATATCGCTCATATTCTCCACGGCCCTTTATTGCCGAAGACTCTCATCCTCGGGTCCTGCGGCGTTGGCGGTGCGACCTCAATTATGGTCGGTCCTGCCTCTGTTCGCGTTTGAAGCTGCTGTCCGAAGTAGCGGTCGTATTGTTGCTGCTTGCGGAAATGCTTCGCTTGCTCTTCCTCTAACCGTCTCTCTTCTCCCGGGTCCGGCAGTGCGCCACCTGTAGGTCTTGAACCTGCGGGAAGAATGTAGATGAGGTAAGAGATCGCATCTGGAATATCGTCTTTGCGGCCTTTGTTCTTTTTCTCGCCTGTGTACTGAATGAACTGTTTGAAGGTCTCATCAATCCAAGGACCCATGACGAAGTGTAGGCGGTGCTCACTGAGAAGAATTTCTACGCTCTTGATTCGGTTGCGCTTCGCGTTCTCTTCTCTCGATGGCTGTCTGGGGAAAATGTATGGCTGGTAGCCGAACTTGTTGCCGACACGAGTGATCTCGTCTCGTAACATCTCGTAGCCGTTCGACTGCTCGATCATCGTAACCTTCGGCCCCCACTTCTTTGAGAGGGATATGATCTGGAAGGCTAACTCCGAATACTTCCACTTATCGTAGATGATCTCAAGGATGACGAAGGACCACTCACCTGCGTCGTTCTTGTACAAGCGTGCGACCACTCCTACTGAGTAGTCTGATGTCTTCTTATCTGACAATGCCCAGTCCCAGACGATGTAGATGTCGCCGGACTTTGGCGCGGCCTCGCGCTGGTACATGTGCGAACGAAGATCGGCCTCGGTGAAGCTGATTCTGAATCCGCTGTCTTCGGCGGCGTCGGTCGGCTCGTTCAACTGCTGGTTGCGGAAATACTTCTCGCCCTTCTTGAGAAGGATGCCGCGTAACTTTTTGAAGGTAGAAATCTGAGGGAAGGTCAGAGTGACCATTTCTTCGGTCAGATGGAATATGTTTACTTCCGCGTACTCTGGCTTGACTGTCCAGCATCCGCGCGCGTGGTACTTAATAGGCGCGATTTCGCCTGTCTCCGCATTCGGACCAAGGCGAGTTCCGTACCAGTCATCGGTGAAGTAGCGGGTACCGATGTGATCTATGAATCCGACGAACGGCTCCAAATAGTCGTCTGTGCCGTCGTACTTGACTTTGATCTTGGCGCGGCCCTCTTCGTTGTTCGAGTTTTCGTCGGTGACGATATCGTCGCCCTTCTTAACGTCGCAGTGCCAACCTGAAAGGTTAGCGACAATCGAGTTAACCCACAGCGAGCCTTCCTTCTGATTGTGTAGGCGGGCGGGGCAGAACAACGGTTCTTTCGAGGTTCCGTCAACACCGCGCAGAACGTACTCGGGGAACAGCAAGTGAAACGCTGTCGGTTCTGCTCCGGCTGACAAGTTAAAGTAACCTTTGATTTCCTGCGCAAAGGACACGGCGAGTTTATACTCACCTGTGATAATAAAGATTCTGATGTCGGGACAATTCAGCAACCACTGAGCGGCATCAACTCCGTTGATCGTGCTCTTGTAGTATCCGCGACTGTCCAACAGCATCATCTCGCGCTCGCGCCACTGGTGCTGGTCGTCGACCATGTCGTGAAAGTCGTCGAGGGTATAGCCTTCGAAATACATAGGCTCCACAGCCGGACGGCTGCGGTCTACGGTGCCGTCTTGATTCAGCCACGGGCCGCCGAAATTCTTCGGAACGAACTGGTCGCAGGTAACTTGGTGCACGGTGCGGTATAAACCCTTGCCAAGCAAACGAGAGAGCCAAAACAAATCTTTGCGCGCGCGATCTCTTAAATCGAGCCAACGCCAGAAAGACACGACGTCATTAACTTCGTAACTGATATCTTCGGTGGTACGGTGACCACGTCCCTTCTTTTTCTGGGCGGGGTCGACCTCGGAACTCTGGATTCGAATGGCCGTCTCGGAAGGGTTGGGACGTTTCGGACCCTTCTTGGTCGCCTTGATAGCGGTGGCCTCATCGTCGTCTTCGTCGGCATCTCCGTTCTCCGGTTGACCGTAAAATAGACGCACGAGTTGTGTATAGCTACGAGCCTCGCTCTTAAATCTTTTGCCCGCCTTGTCGTGAGCGGCTACCTCTTCCAAAAGCCGAGTCATTGCAAGTTCTTTCTCAGCGAGTGCTGCTTGTGTTGCCTTTACGACTTCCGCGTTGTACGGTTCCGGTAGACCCTTATCACGCGCTCTTTTATTGGCTTGCTTCTGCTGGGATGTTAATGCCACGGCGTACTCCTATTGGTTTACTGCGATGATGCGTCTGTGACTTCCTTCACTTGGCGAGCCTTCGCGGCTAATTCGTCCCCGGTAGTCGTGGGAGCAGCAGCGGCGGCCTTTCGAGCATTATGTGCATGAGCGTAATCGGATGTTGGTGCGAGGGCTTTCTTGGGTGCGGTCGGGTCTACTTTATTCCCGGCCTGATGTGTTACGCTGGACGACAAGTTGTTTGAGTCATCAAGTGCTTTTTGTGCGCTCGCGAGCGCGGATGTTATAGGGTTGCCCATGTTCTCCTCTTACTGCGCCTGTGCGCGGCTATCTGGGGCTGGTGCGTCGCTATCTTGAGTGGCGTTTAAGTCTCGACAAACCTTCACTTCTACGTTCGCGTTTTTCGCTAGCTGGGTGCCATCGGCTGCGACGCCATAAACAATCGCAACTACCTCGTCGCCGTTCAAAAACACACCAGAGATTTTCCCTTTGCCAGCCTCTTTTATTACCAGCACGAGGTCGTTGTGGCCGTAATGCTTTCCGTTCTTATCGGTGGACGTGTACTCGTAAACAACTGGCTTCGCGGGCTTCATGTTGGTATCCGGCCCGGTCTGGAATTCGGTAAAGGTGACGCTCTTTCCGTCTCGGTATATGAGGTGAGCCGCGACGAACTTACCCGGCGAACATGCGCCGATGTCGTAACCAACTGCCCTGTTAAGAAGTCCGCAACCGGAGAACAACAGGGTTGCCGCGAGCACTGCGGTGCAAAGAGCCTTCATGGTGTGTCTCCGTCACTTCTGAATATTGATGTCGTTTACGATGGTCGTGTTCTGGTTCTGGCGGGTGTGCATGTCGTCGAGAGCGTCGTGAGCACAAAGCAAGCCTTGGATGGCCGTGACGGCCAACGCAAAATTCCCGTCGAGTTTGCCTCTGAATGCTAAGACTATACAGGACGCGCCGAATACGACGGCCCAGAATTCGCTGAGACCGCCGAAGAAACGATACACAGGCGTGAATGCGCCCGCGTGAATAATTTGTGAGGCCTTGTCCTTCCAGCCCATATTACTTCCCGCGCATCGAGTGCAACTTCGCCATCGCTGCTACGTGTGAGTTGTCTGACTTGTGAGCAGACTCCAGCTTATCCGCTGGGATGTCTTCGCCTTGAGGGATGCCGACCGCGTCGTGAAGCCCACCCTTGCGCAGGTGATGCATCGCGCGATAAAGTGATACGTTTTTCTTTGCCACGGGTTTATCCTTGGGAATTACTTTCTCCCCGCCTTGAAGATTATAGACGCCGTCCTTCGGTACAACACCGCCTGTGTGCATGCTGGGGACGGCAGGCGTGCGGTCGGTCGCGTCAAACGTTGGGTGCTTCTGGCCCATTATAGACTTGCTAACGGCTGTCGCCATCTGTCCTATGCGTTCGAGACCAGAGGGTTCCTGTTTGTCCTTGTCGTCGTCAGCCATATTAGGCCTGTGCTGGTGCGCCCGCCATCGGCGGTGCCGCTGCTGCTGGCGCGCCCGCGCCCGGAGCCGCTTGCTCTGGCTCACCCGGATTCGGTGCCGAAGTGTGGTCCATCATGTTATCCATTAAAGAATCGTGGTCGCCGACCGCACTTTTGTGGTCCTTATGCGGTCCATCTTTGTGGACGTGGTGGACGGTGTGGCTTCCGTCTTCATGGTGCTCCACATGGGAGTGAGTGTAGGGGTGCTTTTTCTTCATAAGGTACTCCGTGTTTCTTTAGATACTCGATGGCTCTTTCAAAAACCGCAATCCTGTCTTTGCTATTTCCAAGTAGAAGATTACAAAATCTACAAAGTAGTTCTCGGTTCTTTCCTGTTACGTGGTCGTGGTCGATGCAGGGCGTCTTCGTAAAAACATCAAGACAAATAGCGCAACGATTATTCTGCACCACTTTCATTCCCTGAAACTCTGCTTCAAGCACCCCGTACTTGCTCTTTCGTATCGCAGCACGACCTTTTTCTGGGTCGAGTTCTCTGCTTTCCCTAGACCACTTGAGAGAAAGTTGTCTGTGCTTTTCTCGATTAGCTTCTCGCCAACGCTTAGTCGCCGCCCTGTTTCGCTCCGGATGATTCTTTCTATACTTTCGGGAAGCGGCGTTATTTCTTTCTCGTAAACTTTCAACCATTTTGTTCTCCTATTAAGAACGACAAAGAGGGTGTAATAGGCACCCTCCAAGTCTAGCCCCGGGAGCAACCCCGAAGAATCTTTTAACTCATCAAACTATCGTGTGTGGTGCTCTCGTTCAATAAAGCCGCTGCGTAATAACTGCCAGAGGGACGCTTGTAAACTCCGACGACGCCGCCCGGGCTAACCTTAACCGCGTTGTGGTCGTGGTGAAACAAGTGGCTCACTTCGTGAATCGTTGAACTGTGGGCGAAGACAATCGATGGGCGGCCTGAACGCTCACCCTCCGCGAGTGCCATCTTAATCTCTGGGTCCGTTCTTTCGCGGAAATCGTTGATGCGTTCCCCGCCCGGAATCTTCTGCTCCGGATACTTCTGGTAGTGGGTAATTTCTTTCATGTTCTCGTCGGTCTTTTTCTGACCGGAGAACTTGCCGACATTCAGCGCGTCGAAGTTCTTAACGACCTTGGCTTTGTGTGGACCTAATACTAGATCGGCGGTCTCGCGCGTGCGGTCCTTGCTGCTGCGAAACGCCGCGCCGAGTTGCTGGTCGCCGAGGTGGCTCGCCAAGAACCCGCGAACGTCCAAAGCCTGCTGGCGGCCTGTGCTGTCGAGAGGAACTTCCATCTGGCCGCGAAAACGCTTTTCCTTATTCATCTCCGTCTGGCCGTGGCGGACGAAGAGCGCGACAAGTTTAGGGGCTTGTTCGGTCATTACTAGCTCTCTTTGCGTGCCTCGCGCGCCTGCTTGTATGAGGGTTTCTTAACGTGCTCCGGAAGACTTTTATACTTCCCCTTCGTCGCTTCGTCCCACTCGTGCAGACCCTTCTCACCTAGAATCTCTGGGTGAGCATGCATGTAACCTTGCTGGGCCTTGCTATCGAAGGGCATTACTTTATCAGGTGGTAGTGCTGCGCGATTTGGTGTAACGCGCCTACAACGGGGATGACGCAGACCATTTGAATCTTCTGCCAAAGAGAGGCACTCTTCGCGTCGTCTTCCAGCGACTTGACCTTAGTATCTGTCACGCCGCGATGTTCGCGAAATTCACCGTGGTACGTCTCGACAACCTTGGTCAGTTCGTTGATAGCCTTCAATACTTCAGCGGTGTCATCAGTCATAAAATTAATGGTAGGCTTTTACTACCTGTGCTCGGGGGTTCCACCCGATAGCCCGTAGTGATCGCCATTTTAAACGGCGCATCAGCCAACGGAGAAAATTGAGGGGAGCCTCTCGACTCCCCGAGGGGTTTAGCTTTCGATTGTGAATTCGTTCATGCCAGCCTTGTTAGTTGCGTCCGTGGTTCCGAACGTCACACCAACAACGAAGCCAAGAACTGCGCCTTGTGCCAACAGCGGATTACCCAAGTTGAAGTCCAACCCGGAAACGACGGTGGTCACGATGGTTGGAGCAATCACGGACGCGCGAATCGATGACTGATAACTACCAACTAGTAATCCGTTGGCTCCAGCAATTGACGCGCCGACGAGTGCTGCGTTGATGGCCCACGGCTCAACCGTGAAAAACGGAGTGATCGCGCCAGTGGTAGCAATCGATGTGTAAACCGGAGCCGATACGCTGCCAGTCACCACATACAACTGCACGGTCGCGGTGCCAGAAGGGTCGCCGCTGTCATTACCGATGCTGCCGCTCGCCATCACGTTAAACTGCTGACCGTTGAACACATTGGCTGCCGGGAGAAGCAACGCACCAACCGCGCTAGATGCAGACGGGGTTGTCGGTGCTACGCCGATGGACGGGCCAAGCGGGCGAGGGAAATACTTGACGGTGGTGCCGAGTCCGCCGACCTTAGAACTGAACTGGCCGTTGACTCCGAAATCTAATACGTTACTCATTGGTGTTTTCCTTTTAGTGTACGCCGCCACAACGGGAAACCGCCGTGGTGACGCTTTTATGGGAAGCCGTTCTTAGATCGTGCTGAACGGATTGCCAAAACTTTTACTTCAAAAATTTAACTTGCTGACCTAATGTTTGATGAGTTAGGCAACGATGCTGGTAAGTTCGTATCTGTAGCATCTACGAGAGGCGCGCGAACGTAGTCAGCTTGACGGTAAACATGCACACCAGTCGGGTCTGATGCTATGACTGTAAAGCTGCCGATGCCAGTCGGAGCTACGAAGTTATAGTTCCCTGCGGCATCGCTGGTCGTGAATCGAGGCCACGATGAGTCAGCACTGTTGTAACGATGAGGCACAAGCTGGAGTAATATGCCCGGAAAAACAACATTTCCAAAGATGTTGACAAATCCTGCGGGGGCGGGCTGTAATTCTGACGGGGCCGTGATTGCGGTTGCCGCCGAGATTGTGACCGCGCCTGATGACGTAACCACGCCAGCGAACGCGCGACCGTTCAAAATTCCGCCGCCAAGTGTGATGCTTGTGTTGGCGAGAATGTTGCCGACCATTGTGGACGTTGCGACGGTCGTGAGAGAACTTCCGACCAGCCAGTAAACGTTGGCGGCAGTAGCCCCGTTGGTCAAAGTTATCGCCTGACCGGAAGCCAAGTTGATTGTGGACGAACCTTTGAAAACGTAGACGCCCGCGCCGTTCAGGACGAGGCCGAGACTGCACGTGGCTGCGCCGAAACTGTAGTTGCCCGGTGTGACCACGTTGCTGCCGGAGAAAGCAGTTGACAAGTCGAGCGCGCCACCCAAGGACGTGAACGTCAAGGCCGATAGCGCGTTGTAAAGTACCAACGCATCGGTGAGTGCGCCTTGTGCGTCAGCGTTATCTTGAGATGCTTGACCCGGAGGAAAGCCTGTGATCGACGTAGTTGGAAACGAGCCGATGACGCCGCCACTGATGACGGAACCTCCGGTGTTGGTAATGCCCGCCGCAGCAAGTACGGCGTAAGCGGAACTACGTCCGAAGTTTGCCATGTTCGTTAAGACCCGTGAGCTACGAGAACGTAGTCAAGCCAATAAGAAATGTTCCCACCGATGTTGATGACCTGAATGATGTCTTCCTGCGCCGGATTGTTGGTCCAAGTGTCGAGTGACAACGCAGCTAGGGTTGCTGATGAATTTAGTCTGGTGAAGTACTGGCCTAGACGGACTCCGTTGGTTGGAGCGACTGCTGGGTAGTGAACCACCCCAGCGTTGTCTACGTTCAAAAGAACTACGCCGCCAAAATCCACAATCTGAATCAGGTCCAAGAACTGCTTGGTGCCGTTGTTACCCGTGACTTGCGGCCACGCGGTGAGAACCGACGAGCCTAGGTTACGAGAGATGAGGCAGTTTTGTGAAGGAGCAGTGGTGCCGCCTGCTGTGGGAACTGTGATAGTTTCTGCGGCAGCGATTGTGATCGCACCGCTTGAGGTAAACAGTCCAGCGAGCGCGCGACCGTTGAGGGTGCCGCCGCCGAGGGTGATAGACGTGTCAGCGAGGATGTTGCCCTGAGTAAGCGCGCCGGGTCCGATGCTCGTCCACGAACTACCGACAACCCAGATGACGTTGTTAGCTTGCGCACCGTTGATAAGATTAATAGTTCCGGCGATGGCTTGGGTAATGGTAGAAGCGGTGGCGTAGAAAATGAAGAGGGCGTTCGAGTTTCCTTGTGCGTCGAGGGTGACTGCGGTGGTGATAGCGATTGAACTAGGGCTGACGTACGCGCCTGCATACCAAGTCCCGTTTGGAGCACCCGCGCTATGCTGGGTGCCGGACGCGCCGATATCTGCGGTCGTGATAGCGATACCCGCTGCGCCTAATGCCTTGTAAAACAAGTAGGCCGCGTGACCGTCGGTCTGCGCCTGTGATGCGTTGCCGTTATCAATGGCTGCGGGGGAAACAAAGTTCGCGCCCGTGAACCCTGTCTGGGTTGCTGTCGGGAAGGACCCGACGTTACCGCCCGCGATTAGAGTTGCACCAGTATTCGTTTCGCCAGCAGCCGCGAGTAACGCATAATTCGCAGCGGTCAAAAGTTGTGAATTCACCGACATGTTTATTCCCTCTGTGCCGCCGAGGCGGCTAAAAAGTTACGCCTTAGTGGCGGGTGCTACTGGCGTTGGAGTGAGCGACTTAACCTGCGCTTCCAACTGAGCGATGTAAGCTACGTGCTGCTGAATCTGGATGTGCAGACGACCGATCTCTTCGAAAATCTTTTCTATTGTGGTGTTCATTGTGGTTCCCCTTTTATTCTATCTTAAATTGGCTGCCCAAAAAGGACTCGAACCTTTATGCGCGGCTTCAGAGACCGCTATCCTACCGATTAGATGATCGGGCAGTTGAAATTATGTGAATGACGCCATCAAGTTCTGGCTCTTAACGTACCACACGCCTTGATAAGCGTAGAACGTAAAACTCGAACCCGGGTGCGCGCCGAACGTGGCCGTCGTGACTCCCGCTGCGCCGGAGCGCAACGTGCCGCCTGAGAAAGTGCCTGTGTGTGAAGCCGATGACCCGTTCGTGATTGTGATTATCACGCCATCGTCTGTGGTGACCGTTGGTGCTGCGATGGTCATTGAGTCCACGCCAGCGGTCGTGACTATGTAGGTCGCCGAGACGTGCGGATTGATTGCATCCGTGCCACCAGAAAGTACAACAGGAATCTGAGAACTAGAATTCGCGAGCACGAAAGCTGTCGTCGCAATCTGCGTCGTGTTGGTTCCGGGTACGGCTGTCGGCGCGGTCGGAACACCAGTGAATGCTGGTGAGGAGAGCGAGGCACCGTTTATAATTGTGCTCATGGCTTACTCCTGCTTGTAATAAATTTCGCCGCTAACCTGCACGGCGGCGGAACTGTTGATAATAAAATTCGCGGGAGTAGCAAACCACAACATGGTGTTGGTCTCGTCTAGAACAATCGCGCCACCCGCCGACATCGGCAGAGCACCTGAAAACAACAGACCATTGCCATCTTTGAATGTCAGGTTAGTCGCGCCACCGACAACCAAATACAGGCCGACAACCTCTATCTCTTTTGCCGCAACGGCTGATATGATGACGTTGTCGCCGGACCCAGAAAAGTTTATCGGGGTGTTTCTGATCTGACTGTTGTTTGACATGCCTATCCCTATACGAAGTTGGTTGGAGGAGCAGGATTCGAACCTACACAGACTGATTCAAAGTCAGCCGTGCTACCAGTTACACTATCGTCCAACAGAAAATTAAGTTTGTTTCTCGGGGTCCAAAGGCCCCTTCAAAATACCTTTTTGAATCATGCCCTCTGGCGTGTACGTATTCGGGTCGAAATGATTCTCGTGATGCAACAAAAAGTCCGGCTTCACCGACTCACCTTTGGACGGCGGGAGGGCGGCATCCTTTCGCGCGGTGCGCGCTACCTTGTAATCGTTCGGCATAAGATTGGTCCTAAGTCGTGGAGTCGAACCACGTCGACACCGTTTTCAGCGGTGGATGCAACCGTTACATCTACAAAGGATGTCGCCCCAATTTTATACTGTTAGCGACGGTGCTCAGTCCCCATCTAAGGGTGTGTCTACAACACGCGGCATTTCAGCCAGCGGACGTAGAATATGGCGGATAGCCAAGGAGTCGAACCCTGTCACGCGTGAGCGTGTCTCTGTTTTCAAGACAGTTAAGCACCGTTGCTAGCTGCCATCCGTAAAATGTGGTCGTGAACACCCTACTCTTTATGGGGCTGTTCTTTGTTCTGCCGACCAGCAGAGTCTTGACCGAGACTAGAATCGTCTCGGTAATCTTTATCAGGAACGGCGACGCCCCAATTCTTAGTGGGGTCGATCAGCCCGTTCACAACCATGTTCTCGTAACCTTGCTCGCGGGACTGTTCCATCGTGGAACCTACCTCTGACATGGTGCCTCCCGAAAATGGCGGATGATGTGAGATTCGAACTCACTCGCGCTTTCACGCGCTGGTTTAGCAAACCAGTACGACACTCCGGCTTCGCCGACCATCCGTAAAATTGGCATGAGAGGATGGACTCGAACCACCGTAGTCGGGTTTGGAGTCCGACGTCCTAGCCGCTGAACGACTCTCATGTAGAAAACTTTCGCTTAGTGGGATTCGAACCCACACGCGGACACGATGGACGTATGCTGTCTAGGTCAGCACGTGCGGACTATGCCGCCTTCGTATCTACCTCGTACTAGATGCGCCTTGCCGTTCGGCGTCATAAGTCGAAACTGGTGGATAGTGAACGACTCGAACGTTCGAAGCCCACAAGGGGCATCTGGTTTACAGCCAGAGGCAATTGCCGCTATGCGAACCATCCATAAAGTGTCCCGTCGAGTTAACGACGGGGGATAATTAAGCTGCTGGTGCTGCCGGGGCCGCTGGTGCGGCTGGTGCCAACGCTGCTACGACGGTTGCGTCGAGTGCGTCTACCATTGTTGCGTCCGCTGCGTCCTTCACTGCGACGGCTGCGGATACGGCTGATGCTACTGCCGCTGCGGAACCGTTGTCCGCCGCGATCAAGTTTGCTACGTCGACTTGCAACTTTGCGATGCTATCTGCGAATGCCATCAGTATCTCCCTTAGCTCGTAAGTAGTATTTAGTCGTGCTATTCTGTTCTTCATTGGGCCTCTCTTCGAGGATTTGAAACTGGAGCAGAGTCTCTGGATTGAACAGAGGCTTCGACCTTACGAGGGGCGCGTCATGCCACTAGACCAACCCTGCTCTGAAAATGGAGCGACGTACCGTAATCGAAACGGTGCCTGAATCTTGGCAAGATTCCGTGCTACCACTATACCAACATCGCTCAGAAACTTGGAGCCGAGTGACTTAATCGAAAAGTCGCCTGTGAGGTACAAGCTCACCGTTCTACCACTAAACTAACCGGGCTTTGAAACTGGAGCTTCGTGTTGGTACTGACCCAACGCTTCACCCTTACCAAGGGCGCGGACTACCTTTATCCGAACAAAGCATAAATTGGAGCGAAGCAGGCGATTCGAACGCCCTCGTTCTGCTTGGAAGGCAGACATGCTAGCCGTTAACATCAGCCTCGCTTTGAACTTGGTTGCGCAGGTGGGAGTCGAACCCACGAGTCCCTTTCGGGATGAGGCTTATGAGACCTCTGACATCGGCCACTAGTCGACCGCGCAATTGAAATTGGTATCTAACCGTGGATTCGAACCACGATAACGCCCCTATCAAGGGCGAGTCCTACCGTTGGACGAGTCAGATATTGGTGGACGGTGGCGGATTCGGACCCCCACTTCATCGGTGCAAGCGACGCGTGCTCCCATTAACACTAACTGCCCACTGTAAAATTGGTACCGCTACAGGGACTCAAACCCTGTCTACGAGGTTGAAAGCCTCGTTGCCTATCCATAGCAGATAGCGGCATTGAAAATTTGGCACGGCTGCGGAGAATCGAACTCCGGCCACGCGCCTGAGAAGCGCATGTTCTGCCACTAAACTACAACCGCACTGAAAATTGGCGGGTCCCACCGAACCGAAGTCCGTATTTTCCCCATTGAAAATTGGTAGGCAATAAGAGAATCGAACTCTTCCGCTCTGGGTGTAGGCCAGATGTATACGACCAGTTTACTAATCGCCTATCTATCCAATCGAGACTCCCTACAATAGTGCGCTAATCCTGTCCAGCGACCCCTATCTACTGTAAAGTTTTCAATTGGTTCAAACTTTTTACATCCAACGCACCACGACATACCGTCTGGTGCAATCTTACGCTTGGCGACGCCGCCATGAAACGTGTGCGGCTTATTACATCTCATGTGAGAGAACGCCACATTATCTAAATCCCAAAACAAGTCAGCGGAGAGACCTTCCCACGGCTTGACGTGCTCAATGCTTAATTCGTCGATGTTCTCTATTTTCTCGCTGCATCGAACACAGACATTGTCGTCGTACTTCGCAAGTTGACGAAACAAGACCATCTTACGAAGCCTGCTGCACGCTGCGCCGTGAGACATACCTAAAGTTTCTACTGCCCGTTTGTTTGACATAATCGTTGGTCTCCTTGACCGTTGATTGATGTGCAGAAAATTGGTGGACCCAGAAGGAATCGAACCTTCATCCCTCGCTTTAAGAGAGCGGTACTCTAGCCATTGAGCTACGAGTCCATAAAACTTGGTGCGCCGCCCGAGGCTCGAACTCGGACATTGGGCTTAAAAGGCCCCATTGCTGCCGCTCGCATCCGCAGCGCATATTTAATAAAAGTGCCATATTTACACATGCTGTAAATATTGAATCTTGGTCGCGCGATACCCCGGCTTCTGTCGAGGACGAACATTCCTCTAAGCCTGCTACCCGACTCTCATCGCGCTCAACAAGCGCTCAAGTCCTATTTGCAGTTGCACCCGTGTGGAGTACCTTCGCTCGAATGGCGAGTAGTTTGCTTATCAGGCAAACAACTCAGCACGAAGCCTTACCCGTACGCTTGCGCGTCCCGCAACTTCCACGGCACGATGTTGAGATGTGGCCGGAAGTTCCTCGACCTACGGGGAGGCTGTCGCCTGATTCCCGAAATGGCAGGCCGCGTTCGTCTACGCTACCAAAAATTAAAACCGATTTTCGTTATCGGGAGTAAACGGTTCGATTTAATCAACCTAGCTGCTAGCACATGGACTGGTTGACGAACCGACGAAACTTGGACCACCGTGTAGGAGTCGAACCTACGGTTGCCGTTTTGCAGGCGGCTGACTTGCCACTTGTCGAACGGTGGAAACTTTAGTAGACACCCTACCGCTGTCGTCGCAACCCTGTCTTTATGCCTTTATGGACGGGGCGGCTATTTCGATAGGTACAAGATTGGTAGGCATGGAGGGAGTCGGACCCTCAAGCATTTCTGCGGTGCGTTTTAAGTGCACTGCGTTTGCCCTTTCGCCACACGCCTAAACTTGGTTGTCGACGATGGTGTCGAACCATCCTGCAAGCCTGATCTAGGCCAAGGGTTTATAAGACCCTGCCGCGAGCCGTCGCAGTCGACAATTGAAACTTGGTCGCCAACCAGAGACTCGAACTCTGACGCCCTTTCGGGCACCGGGTTTTGAATCCGGCGTGTCTGCCAATTCCACCAGCAGGCGATAAACTTGGAGGACCGCTTCGGACTTGCACCGAAATTTCGTGGTTCGTAGCCACGCGACGTGTCTATTGGTCTAACAGTCCAAAACTGGAGCACCCACTCGGATTCCAACCGAGGTCATCACGGTAGAAACGTGAGGTCCTGTGCGCTGAACGACAGGTGCATTATCTATTTTCGTGCTTCGTTTCCTTGCAATACTTTTGCAAGCCATTATTTCTCGAAGCATCTTTCCAAAAATTTTCAACGGGTTCGGCTTTCTTACAACCTGAACACCATGCCATTCCTGCTTCAACATCTACTTTATTATGTCCGCCACCGGGATATGAGTGCGGGCGGTTGCACGTGATGTGCGAAAAAGCGATGTTGTCGATGTTCCAGAACAGTTCAGAAGATTTATTCTCCCACGGTTCCTTGTGCTCGATACTTACATCATCGGCTTTAAAAATTGCTTCACCACATTTAAAACAGTAATTCTCATTCAGGCGAACTAGAAAGTGAAACAATAGATGCTTTCTCAAACGGCCAACTGCCGCACCGTGAGACATTCCCAGTTGCGCCGCTCTACGAGCAGCCTTTGCTTCGTCATGTCGCATCGTTGACCTCCTCGGTCGTTGACACGTTCTTTTAAATTGGTACCCCGCATAGGATTCGAACCTACACGCCTTGCGGCATCCGGGTCTAAGCCGGAAGCGTCTCCCAATTCCGCCAACAGGGCACAGAAACTCGGGTGGTATTTAATCAACGCGCGCCACCTGATCGCGCTTTGGGTGATTTTTAATCACCGAGAGTACTAACCCCTCAACCAGTGCACGAGGCCGCGTATGGGAGCTACCCATCTGCGTTTGACTCTCTGTTGCAACTTCGTATAAAATTGGCTGAGGCCAAAGGATTCGAACCTTCATCGTAGGCATTAACAGTGCCCCGTCTTACCGTTAGACGAAACCTCAGTAGAAAATTTGGGCCTCTCGAAGTCAACAGACTTGGCTTCTCACCAAGCGACCCTTGTTGACCGCCTCACGTTTGTCCGGCACGGACAGTGCCCCGTGATTAGAGATTGGTCGGGAAAACAGGATTCGAACCTGTGCTCTCTTCATTCCGAATGAAGCGGGAACAACCAGACTTCCCTACTTCCCGATAAAAATTGGCGCGGGTACCGGGAATCGAACCCGGCCTACCACAGTGACAGTGTGGCGTCATGCCGACAGACCCTACCTGCGTCGTAAACTTGGTCGAAAGTGCTGGAGTCGAACCAACGCCACATGCTTCCAAAGCACGCATGCTACCGTAACACTTACTCTCGACAAAAATGTTAAGACTGACGGGATTCGAACCCGCGACCTTCCGGCTATGCCGGACGCTCTACCACTGAGCTACAGCCTCGGATGTCTGACATGGGATTCTATCCCTGTGCTCGCTTGCGCAAGCTAGCCATCCATCTTGCAAGACTAAACTTTTACTTCTTAACTGCCTTCAACTTGCGCATCAAAAGCAAGTTGTGAATATTTACTCCGGTCAAACCAGCCGCTGGAACCCAGAAAACGAAGGAACCAAGGGTGTTGTAAAAACCGTGATGCGCTAACACCATCGCGAGGAACCCGGTGCCGATCAACTTCGCGCCACCGAACAAGAACGCACCGAACGCGCTCTTCAAAAGAAAATCAGATACCTTTTTCGGAAGATGCTTGTAAAGAGGATTCTCTTCCACGAAGCCGTCGACCGTGATGCCGTAGCACGTTATGACCGAATCAAGTCCCGCCGTGAAACCGCAAGCAAGTGCGCTTAATGCATAAATTACGTCGACGCTCATCCTTTCTCCGTACTGCGATTAGTTAGTAGCCAACGCGAACAACTCTTCTGCGCTCTCTTTTGGCCGAGTCACGTGAATAGGTCCGTTTGTGATCTCGGACACCACGTACGCGGAGGTAAGGGCCGCCGATGTTAGATGCTGGGCACGCTCTTGAAAGCGGGCAACAACCTCTTCGGTGCTCTCCTCCACGACCTCGATCTCCGGTTCGGGCGTCGGGATGGCTAACTCCCTGCTACGGTCGAAGGCGGCCATGATGCGACCACGTGTATCTGAAAGACCTTTGCCGCTTAAGATTGGCGCGCCGTTGCTTGAGTATTCCATTTTGTTCCTTTCGAGTACCAGACTGAAACCATCTTAGCACAACGGGGAACAACTTGTCAAGCACTATTTTCAACTTTCTTTGGCCCCCATGATTTATGACCTTTGGGTGTTAGTAGCCGGAACGGTCAAGCGGCTCTGCCAAAACTTTACTCGTCGCTGCGCTGCGGCTGGGCTGGTGATGCCTCGCCCTTAACGGAGCCGTCCTTGCTCAAGCCCATGCTATTCGACTTACCCTCTGCTAGGGCTGATGCGTCTTGAGATGCCTCAACTACCTTAGAGGTTGCCGGAAGCGGGCGGCCCGGGTAGCTACGTGCCTGCGATGGCTCGTCGCCGTATACTTTCTCAGGCGGGAATGCTTTGGATGCTACCGTTGTGTTTTCCTTCGACATGATGTTCTCTTAAAAATTTTGGGGTGACCACTTGGATTCGAACCAAGCCTGAGAGATTCACAGTCTCCCGTGCTAACCGCTACACCACAGCCACGCCGTAAAATAAATGTACCACAAAAACCAAATGCTGTCAAGCCCCTTTCGTGGCCTTCGCCATCTCGGCCAGCAACAATTGGAACTGGCGGTCGTATAATTTTTCTAACTCTGGAAACTTCTCAAACGTGTCTCGAATCACTTCCGTCGCGGTCACTAACCTTTCAAGTTGGTCGATAGCTGGGTCGATTATTTCCGTTTTCGTTTCTGTAACCGGAGAACTCACGTCATCCGGAAGAATCATCCACGGCACACTCATGTGAACACCCGCGTGTTAGTTGTTCGGGCCGTGCGTCTTGTGCTTCTCTTCGTGCTCGTTGATCGGGTAGCGGTTCAAGCCCGTCTGCTTCTTTCGAAGTGCGATGGCGGTGCCGAGTTCGGCCTTTGCGTTTGGCACGTTGTTGTCGACCGGGGGAAGTGCGCGACCGGGATACTCGTACTGGCACGGTTGTTCTCGAAGAATGCCCATCTTCGCGCCGAAGCGCGGTTCCTTTTGAAGGGCCACGTCATTCGCCGCAGTCACCTTGGGGTCGCCGTATGTCGGCTTGTAGTCGTTCGGGTCGCCGTCCGCGCCGTAGTTAAACTCAGGGGCGGTTTCGGGCGTGCTCTTCTTATCTACCATAAAACCTCTAAGACTGCGACTGCGTATTTCCGTAGGTGATCTTAAACTCGCTAGGTGCTGAACGGCCACAGTGGTTGCAACGGCCACAGCCGGGGCAAACTGCTGGCGGTGCCGGAATGTTGGACGGCGACGGATACACATACGGCATCGGTATCGCGGGCGTTGTGGTGGTCGACGGAACGTACGTGTTGTCGTTGATGTACGGCCCGTGCACGAAACCGCTGTTATTTGAATTCATGGTTTTGATGCTCCACGAGCCTTCCGCCTTGGAGTGACGCCGGGTCCTTGCCGCGCATGATAGCGCGCATGGATGCGCCTCGATAATCGTAAACTCGGTGACCGTCAGGATTCTCGAAGGTGACGCGGACGGTGTTGTTGTCGATCTTCTCTTTCGAGAGGATGTTCTTTTTGCTCATTCTTTAATCCACGGGTAGCGACCTGTGTAGTCAGATAGAACACAGCGGTCATGCCAGTGCGTCATCCACGGTGAATCTTGACTCGGCATCTTAATCGTCAACTGCGCGTCGGGTTCGACAAGCTGGAACCAGTCGTCGGTGAAGAGTGCGACCGGGTGAGTGCCGTGGTTCTTGAATTCGTAGTCCAGTTGATAGTCCCGTGTGTTCATCGTAATCAAACACGAGACACCCAACTCGGTGCAAAGGTCGTTGAAGTCGTCTAGAATATATTTAGGCATCTTGTCTGTTCCACGAACTGGAAACGCCTTGCTCCGCGCCCCTCAAGGATTCGATACTCGCGGGCGACGTCACCTGATTCACGATAGCTCGCAGGTTGTTCTTAAACGTAAGTGCCTCGTGCGCGTTCTCCGAAACAGCTGACAAACGGGATTCCAGTTGGCTGACGCGTTCGTTCAGTTTTTGGTTCAACTTCATCATGGCGTCGAAGTCTTGATGAATCTTTGCCCAGCCATCGATCATCGCCTTCTTTGTGTCGGCGTTTTCTTTGGCGGCCAGTTGGGCGCGGGAGAGGTTCAACTTGCTTTCTCGCTCCGCGTCATAGCCCAGAGCGATGGTGCGCTCTTCCAATGCCTCGACGGCGATGGCGGCCTCGTGGGCGACGCGACCTAGTCGATCTTGAAGCTTCACGAGCACTTCCGCGAGCCTGCTGTTCACACTTCCGGTTTTCTTCGTTGCCATTGGGTCCATCCTTGTATCCAGACATATATGTCCGGTATTGGGTTTAAGTCTTTTTGACTTCCGAGTCCTGACTGTGGTCCATGATCTCTTGGTCGTCAAATCGATTCTTGTCAAAGGTGTTCTGGTGATGCAGAAGATAGTCCGGGGTGAGCGTGTGGCTGTCCCCGGCTGGCTTCGGCTGCGAATCCGTCTTCACGGTGTTTCGAGCCTCGCCCTTCGGCATATTGTATTTGTGGGCACGTTCCCCACGTACTAGCGCGTAGTCGTCAGGCATTAGCCGGGTCCGTGGTACGTGTCTCCTAATTTTGCTTCCGCCTTAATCTTAGCGGCGGCCACCAGCGCATCGGCCAGCACCAAAGCGGCGGCGAGCGTTGCTGTTCACGTTGGCGGCCTTCGCCTTTGTTTTAGGCTTGGGGTATAAATTGTACTTTACGGTCATTGGGTCCTTCCTCGTCCGGCGAACCGGGATTGGTGTTACTCGAAACTCTTTAGTGGCGGAACGTCTGGTAAGCGTACAAGAGGAACATCGCCACGGCCACGACCCATCCGTACATGTCGCGCATGCCCTTTCCGCTTCCGGAGTTCTGGGCCTGATTTTCCTTCAACCGGGTAACGTCGTTGGTTAGAGCAGAAATCAGGCGGTTGCTTTCCTTCTGGGCCTCTTCAGTCTTTCCGATGGCCGACTGAGACGCGTTGAAGGCGACAGAGACCGTGCGCTCTTGGTCGAGTTTCGCGACCGAGATGGCAGTCAGCGCGGCGTCAACCGAGGTCTTCGAGATCGCGACTTGGTCGCGCAACCCTTGTGCAACGTTGGCGATGCGTTCGGCCAGCACGTCCACAGAGATGCTGCTGCCGTTGCCGTTCAGTGATACAGGTGACGTTGCCATAATGTCCGTACTGCGCCGTTCGACGGCGGGTTCTTACCGTTCGCTGTCCGTACTCTACCGTTCGCTGTAATCAGCGGGTACGGTAGGTCCGGTTACCGCGCGGTGGCGGGGGACCCAAGCGGGGGACCCTAAAAGTGTAAACACCCGGGTGGTGACAGGCCGGGGGGTACGCGGGGTGTTGCCACGAAAACGTCGGCGGCACGGCGAAGGGGCCTTGGGGCGGATACGACCCGGCAGTCCCCCGGGGATGGTCAAACGGACCCAGACGTGCTGGGGGAGCAACTCAGATACCAAACTAAGTGCTTTGAAATCAACACGATACAACGGCCAGTCGCGTGCTAGGGGAGCAAGTCACGAACCAATCGTTGCGCGATTCATTGCGCGGATGGTCAGGCTTGCCATTAACACCAATAATAGCATATTAACCGCAACACGGCTCGAAACGCGCTAACTCGCTGATAACACAGCATTTAGGGTTTGGCACGTGGCGTGCTAGGGGAGCAATTGCCTTGCCAAAGTCGTAAAGCGTTGAAAACGCTCGACTTATTCGGTGAAAAAGTCGCGTAGCGATTTTTCTGACAATCAGCCACGTAATCCAGATGATCGTGCGTTGATGATAAACCATTTGTTTTGTTCAGCTTAGGAGGGCTTGACATCGGTGTTTCTTTTGTGGTTGGTCGACTGACCGTCACCGCGTCCATTTGCCTAAATAAGGTGCCCAAAGGTGTCTCGCTGGTGTCATTGATTTATTTGAAACGATTAAGTCTTTTGTTCTCAGCACACTAAACTGATTTGTGCTCAATACACAGAGCGTGTGTAGCGTGCGCGTCAACTTTATCGTCCTCGATTGTCAACCTTGCGACACCGGGTCACCGCGCTGCGCGCCAAATGGTGTCATAATTGTGTCATAAAGGCTGTTATGACACTATTTTCGCGTGCAAGTCTATTGATTTGTTTATCTTACGGCGATTGTGTCATACGAATATGCCTCCGGGACAGAGAGAGATGCGCGCAAAGTGATATCAGTTTACATAATCTTAGGTTACTCTTATATACATGAAACCTTTTTGTGTACTAATTAGTAACTAAAGCCTGACATCGCATGAGAAGTGATATCACTTGCACATAGCGTTACTCTGTCCCGGAGCCTTATTCATATGACACAATCCCGCTAACCTCATCAATTCAATGGTTTTACACACAAAAATAGTGTCATAAACGTGGTTATGACACAATTATGACACAATGTCCGGCCACGAGTGTGTTTACTGATTCTAAAGGACTTAGCAATTATGGTTTGTGCAAGTGATATCACTTTGCAGGCAAACTGTGTGACAAGTGATATCACTTTGCAGGCAAACTGTGTGACAAGTGATATCACTTTGCAGGCAAACTGTGTGACAAGTGATATCACTTTGCAGGCAAACTGTGTGACAAGTGATATCACTTTGCAGGCAAACTG